CGATCTTGCCTTCCAGTTCCGTCTTCGCAGCACCGACCTTGGTGTCGATGGCACTGTCAGTTTCAGTCTTGGTGTAGTAACCGGAAAGATCGACGATACCGCCGAGTTCTTCCCACTTCTCACCGTCCCACACGAATTCTTTCGATTTCTCGGTCACGTGATAGACGTCACCAACGATCTGATCTGCACTCGGCAGTTCCGCTTCGGTGGCAACCGTACCTTTGTACTTGTAGACGGAAGCGACTTTGCTGTCGATCAGAGCGGTAACCGTGGTATAGTTCTCGGGATAGGTGGCGAGTTTGGTCTTTTCGGCAGTCGTGTAATCTTCAGTCGAGAGCTGCTTGCCTTCGACTTTGTCGACCTTGTTGGCAACACCAGCTGCGACTTGAGCGACGACGTAGGTCTTGACCGCACCAACATTCGGCACATCAGCATCCTGAGCAGCCGTGATGTCACTGATGGTGACAACACCGATCGGCTTGAACTCCGTACCGGTATAGATGTAAGCGATGCCATCCGTGGTGTTGAAGTAGATGTATCCGCGGATACCGGATCCCGGAAGAGAGGAAACCAGCTGGGCTTCCTGCGAGAACTTGACGTTGTCACGAGCGATCTGACGAGTATCCGTCAGGAAGTAAATCGCACCGGCGACTTTGGTTTCGAGAGCTTCGTAATTGGCAGAGGTACCTACCCACATCTGCGGGAGATCAGCGATAGTAGCCATGTTGTTGAATTCTTTTGTTTATGTTTGAAAGGTTAAATGGTTTGTTGTTAAAGAGTACGCCAGAAGTTACCAACGGCGATCATGTCAGACGGGGTGAATGCCGGATACATCGTAGCAGATGTGATGCTGATCGATGCAACCGCGTTCTGCCAGGTCGACCGGACATAGACTTGTCCAGCAGCTTCGATCTGACCAACGTTTACAGCAGTCAAACGTCCTTGACCGTCCACTGGGATACCACCTTCTGGTACAGCGACATAAGCGGTTCCGTTGTAATAGGACATCGCAAGACGTCCGTCCTCACCACGACTGTCCACTTCCTTGATCAGAGTCTCCATAGATGGATCCGAGAAGATTTCCACCTTCAAGAACATGTTCTCCTGTTCCACAGGTCTCACGAACTGCATGAACGTCGGAGTATTGTCAACATATCCGATGATGTCTTCCATCGTGTGAGTATGTTTGATCGGAGCATAGAGCGATGGGAGTTTGGAGATCTCTGTAGAGAGTTCCACCTTCGTCGCATACATCGCTTGAACTTCGGTGTTCAGCGCATACTGCGAGTGAGTGTGTCCGATCTTAGAGAAGTTCTGATCCACATAAGTCTGAAGAGCATACTGATCCGCAGGGAACCCAGTGATGCGATCCCAAGCGATCGTATCTGTGATCTTCTGGTACTGATCCATCCTCTTAATCTGATCGGCACTGAGCTGATCAACGTATTCAGCCAGCTGAGTGAGTTGAAGACGGATATCCTCAACCGTACCAGACAGCGTATCCAGTTTGGTAATGATCCCATCGATGTCGGGAAGATCGGTCAGATCCGTGTATGATCCGGTTGTTGCAACCAGAGCCAGATCTGCTTTCTTGGGATAGAACGCTTCCAGCGTGGTGTTGAGAACACGACTGTCCAGTTCCTCTCTCAGTCCAGTGATGAACGTGATCGGATACGAAGATGGAGGATCGACGATCTGAGACCACATGATCTCTCCATCCATCGCGGTCGTATCTTTCCAGTCGTTGGTATCACTGTCCCAGACCCAGATACTGTCGGTTGTTCCAACGATCGCATACCAACCGTCGGATGCATTCGGGTACATAGCCCTCAGCTGTTCAGGAGTTGCAACCCATCCAACAAAGTTCTTGATCACGGAACTTCCACCATCCAGCATCTCTGTTTCATAGATCTTCTCCCATGTCTTACTGAGGGAACGCCATGCATAAAGAGCAGACCCCTTGTCTACACTGGGGTCACCCGATGCGTCTACAACCCAGGCCAACTTACCTGGATATTGCTCGCGCAGCAGGTCGGCATAAGTCTGGTACGTCTTCGTCGTCCCGATCACGGTGACGCCAGAAGCTGTAGCGAACCAAGACTTGCCATTTAGATTAATCACAGTGCCCATTGCGACCCTCCTAGTTGAAGTCGAAATAACAATTATGCATAGGATGACAAATAGGAAAGTAGTTGACCCGGCTGTTCTATGCCAAACGAACTTCAACTATATATAACTAAGTGTAATACTTCAACAGAAAGGAACTGATATGGAACTATTAAGTCAAACAGAAGGATCCGACATGGTAGTCTTCTACCATGCGGATAATGACGGGAAAGCTTGTGCTGCGATCATCCACGAGCTCTATCCCAAGAGCTGGTGTTATCCAGTCAATCACAACAAAGATGTACGTTGGGATTTGATCGACCCCAATGTCACGACGATCTTGATCGTGGATTTCTCGTTCCCCCTCCAAACGATGAAAGATCTGAAGAACCGGTATCGGTTGATCTGGATCGACCATCACCCTGTTGTTCACGAATACAAAGAACAAGGGTTCTCCTGTGAAGGGAAATGTGAAACGACCAAAGGGCGTTCTGCTGCTATGTTGGTCTGGGAGTACTTCCATCCTGGAGTGAATCCCCCTTGGGTGATCAAGTATATCTCGGACTACGATACCTGGTGTTTTGAATATGGGGATGATACCAGATGTTTCGATGTCGCATTGGGACAGCTGGAACTCTCCCCTGTGGATAAACATCAGCAAGAGTGGAGTCGTCTGTTCCGTGACAAAGACTTCATCCACAAGTTGATCCAGACTGGGAAGAGGATCTTGAACTACATCTCGATCCGCAACCATGTTGTCGTAGACGACGGTGCATTCGAGACGAAGATCAACGGTGTTCCTGCGATCGCTTGTAATGTGAAGGATGCGAACAGCGCACTCTTCTCACACATCGATCGTCCGGATCTTCCGATCCGTATCCTGTTCCGGTACTTCAACAATATCAAGAAAGTCCGTGTATCGATCTACAGCATCGACGAAGAACACTATCCGGCGAACGAGATCGCGAAGAAGTACGGAGGGAACGGACATCCTGGAGCAGCTGGTTGTGTCTGTGATATCAATCAACTCCCGTTCCAGTTACCCACTGCAACGAAGTATGATGATCTGAAATTCGACAACATCCTTCAGCCCATCACGGACGCGTTGCAACACGATCCTCTGGCGAACAAATACGCCAATCAGAATCTCCTTCCTGTCATCTATGGTTCCTCAACACCCATGACCATATGTGGTATGAAGGTGATCGCGATCAACCACCCTGCTCTGTTCACGAACACCTGGTATGTTACCGGGTTGAATCTGGATTACGACATCGGCGTATTCTGGAATCTGTGTAAGACCGGATGGTATCGGTATCGGTTCTACAGTCTGAACCCGGACATCACGCTGGAACAGCTGAAACAAGAACACTTCCCCGATGGTCACATCATCGGAGATAGTCTCTGGGTCTACAACAACAAACATATCTTCGATGCGATATTCGAAGACGAAATACCCTTCTAACACAAGGATATTTCTTAGACAGAATCAACTATTAGATGATCCGTGTACCACTGTACACGGATCATCATTTCACAACACCCAATCAAAACACGTTAGGAGGTAAGTATCATGTCGGAGGAATCAAAATCAGGTGAGTCAAAGTACGAGTACATCAAAACGATGATCGAGGTCCGAGATCGTGTACACGAACGATTGATTCTCAAATGTTCCAGTCACTTTCAAACTCTGATGATGTCTCAGAATGAACATCTGGGTCGTCATCTTCAATCATCCAGTTCTGCATGTTGTCTGAAAGAGATCGATCTGATCACTCAGGACATCCTCAGTTGTTTAGCAGCTACCCGATACCGGTTCTTGAACTCTGTATCAGAATACGAACTTGTGAACATCATCGCAAGAGTTATCTGTGAGATGGAGATCACTACCACTTGGGTTACGGATATCCTCTTTGAAACCTGTATGTATTTCTACACACAAAAGAAGCTGATGAAGATGCTTCGATTGACCAGTTTGGAGCAGAGGATGAAGACCAAGTCGGAAATCCATAAGAAAACCTTATCCTGGGTGAAGCAACAGAGAGATCTGGTCTTCACTGCAGATGATCAAGACGATCTGATGTTCTACAGTCAGATGCCAGCCTAACGTGTTTAAGACTCTAGAGTGTACGAGGGTTATCCTTCGTACACTCTAGATGTTATTCTTTTGTCTCTTATTCAGCGATAAGGATACCTTTGTCGACGAGGTATTCAGCGATCATGTCAGAGTAAACACTGACATCGATCCGATCACACATCTCATCGGTAAGAGCTTCCGCACTGTTCGCGTGCTTGATGTAAGCCGCATTCAACCGATGATAGATGTTGCGTTCCATCGAGTTGATGTAACAGCTGTTCAGGATCAGGTCATACAGTCTGTTCTCCATCGGAGCTTCCAGCATCGCACTGTCGTATACGGAACTGACATAAGCGACCAGGTTGTTGGAAGCGAACTGCGGAGAGAACTTCTCTTTGTGGCTGTTCAGATACTCCAAGCTGGAGTGGATGAACGCATCACGCAGATACTGTTTCCTGTGTTCCTCACAAGTAGCCGCTTGACGAGCAGCTTCCAGTTTGTACTCTTCTGAGACACGACCGATGCTTTCCAGTGCGAACTGGACAGAAACACCGTTGGAAGGAACACCCGTTTCCTTGTAGAGGTAGTTGTGATAAAGTACCAGAGACTCCAGAGAACCGCCTTTCCCTTGGAACTGATCCATGTTATCACTGTTGACCATCGGACCAGGAACCATGATCGCATCTCTCCAAACTGTGTTGCGATAGTGCATCGCAACATACGCAACCATGTGGTTGATCTCTTGGATGAGATCGATATTGTGGTTGATCCGCTGACGGTTCGCAGCACTGACATCAGTCACATCATCGGTAATGTGAGGAAGGATCAGGTCACCAAGGCGAACCTGGTTCATGTAGTTATTGATCTTATCAACCGTACGACCATCGGCGAATTGAGCGATACTGTTCGCAGCTTGACGAAGATGTTCTGGAGTCAGATACAGTGCGGATTTCACGACATTGGAGACTTCCTCCTTGGTGCATTTGTCTTTCACCGAAGAGAAAACCATATCGATGATACGATCCACTTTCTCTTTTTTCAGATCTCCAACAGGTTCACAGACACGATCGTCCGACACTCCAGGAAGTCTGTTGATCGCCAGACGGATCATGGAGTCCGTGATCGGAGCATCATCTTCATGGTCGATCTTCTCATGCACACGAGCGATCGTAACACGTTCGCTGATCTTGTTCATCAGAGACCAGTCGACTGCAGGCATCGACAATGTCGCTTGTCCATGTTCTCCAGCATAAGCTGCGACCACAGGATCTTCACCGATGTATTGGTGATACTTCTTCATGATGTCTTCTGTGAGCCAAGTGACATCTTTTTTGATCTGCTTCAGGTTGGTGATCCCATCGTAGATCTTACGAGCGAACGCGTTCGCCATATCTTCGAACGGCTGGAGAAGTTCCCCATTGAGCAGACGGTTCTTCTCCATCTTCTCATAATCCGCAACATGTTCCGCAACGGATTTGTTCGGAGTCAGATCGTACTCCATAGAAGCAGCGTTGGCGAGACCTTCCACAGAAGTTTGAAGCGCGTTGCTCTGAGAGAACTCGATCTTCTCAGGAGCTTGATCGCTGTTGAGATAAGTGGAAGCCAATCCAGCAAAAGAAAGAAGCTTACCCATGAGTTATTCTCCTTTCTTGAGAACTTTGGTCAATGAGTTGAAGACGATACGATCGTCTTTCTCAGGCTTGTATTTGGTGACCTGGGAGACCGCATTTCGTATCACGCTGAACGCAGCGGTCAGAGCGAACACTTTCGCTTTCGGAACCGGTTGTGTTGACATATTGATAACTCCTTATAGAGGTTCTATATTTCCCTTGCATATAAGCATAACATGGGATTTCAAATGGGTCTGTTGCGGAAGTGATTTCCTGTATGTTCTTCTATCGCCGTGAAATATTCATCTTCGAGAACTACATCATCGATGGTGTTTGAGATGTGAGGGTTCAACATGTATCTGGTTAAGATCCCGTCTTCTTCTAACAACCAAAGTGTTGTTTCGAACAAGGAAGTTCTGTCTTTGTCATTCACAAGTAACATGTCGTAAGGGATCTGATCGATCAATGATTCCGACGCATGAGCCATCTGGTTGGGATCACGAGACACATCATCTCTCACGATCTTCAGGATCGATCCTCCAAGAGCCTTGATCAATTCTGCTTCATTGGGGAATCTCACATCCGGGATGATGATCAACTTGGTGGGGTCATGGATGATATTAACCTCCATCGTCTTCAACCAGGTATCGATATGGAAGTTGTTTCTGAAACACTCTGTACCGATCTTCTGGAGAGCATCCCGGTTAGTCATACCCCAGAACTCGTTGTATCGTTTCTTGCCTTCCACAGTATAAAGGTCATCGTGAGTAAATCCGAAGTAATCGATCATCATCTGTTTCATGGGGTAAGCGAAGCTGGTGATCCTGGAGTTCCGGAATGCGAAGTGGATGAACTCAGCGACCGTGTCCTTGCCAGAGAACATCTTACCTGTGATCCCTAAGATCTTGATATCTCCGTTCTTCACATAAGCTTTCAGTTTGTCAGAGGGTTGATACGACATGTGTTTACTCCTATATATTTTTGATGTTTTGAGTTCGAGTATCCTATGTACAAATGCTCCTCAACTATGACGCTACCTTAGGCAAGGACGCACTTGGGCACAACCTGTATTCGGTGGTCTGGTAAACCATCGTGCCGAAAAGAACTCGTTGAGACCTGACAACCTTCCATCGATAGGGTCAAACTCCCAGACTCTTCGATGATTACCCACATAGGAACGACCTCGCTTTGCGCCGGAAGTGAAGTTGGTCTGCGTGTAGTTCGCGACGCAGTCTAGGAGGAACCACCTATCTTTCGTCAGTGATCTGAGGACATACCTGAAGTCCGTTCGAGTTCTATTACTGGGCTGCGGTCGGTCCGTAGCTCTCGATCCAATGTTCTCTGAAGGATCTTGAGCGACCTCTTATCTTGCTCCTATGCAACGATCTATGAGTGGAAGGGTTGGACGCCTTCCACTCATAGATCTTCTTACTGAGAACAACCATAGTTTGCGAACAAAACAATAGGAGGGGTCTTTATGCTAGAAGAGGACGTATATGTACCCGACGAAGAAGACTGGAAGGATTGGGAGGAGCTCGCAGAACAACAGAGAAAGTGGAATAAGAAAACATTCACTCTCGTTATCAAGGGCATCCCAAGAGAAACTTCCAGAGAGAAGTTCATCGAGTACTTAAGACGAGTTATCATCGTCAATATTAAAGACTATACAACCAAAACACGACGAGAGATCGTCGCTTATCTGGAAGGGAAGTTCCAGGTACAAGAGGAATTGAGGAGATATTGTGATCTATCTGAAGATGATTTTAACAAGATGTTGGATGGGGCTTCGTTCCCTTATCTTACTAATGCTTGGAATGCCCTGTTCCATCCTGGAATCCTCCAAGACATGGATGACGATCGAAGAGTGCTCCAACAACTCAAGTCAACCGTTCAATCAAAAAGAGATCAATCGGCTGAACAATCTAAGACGAAGAAACAGGAACCAAAGACAACTGAGAAAGATGCGCAAGAGAAAAGAGCTTCTCAAGCGCCAATTAAAGAACTGGAGAAGAAGGTAGAACGAAAAGGCAGGAAGTCACAATATGCTTGGAAGATAGACGATGAACTTCTTCATAAGGACTACTCGTTGGAAGCGTTCTTGAAACAACTCTCCAGTGAACTGACGTTCAATCGGTTCGCAGCGAGAGCTGTCAACAACACAGTTAAAGTTCTACTGTTCCGACAGAAACTACAACTCTTGTATGCAGAACATCCTGTTACATTGAAAGAGTTCACTAAGCTGTGTTCTACTGACAAAGTTCCGATCACAAGGATCGATCTTCTCCTTGGAACCAAACATCTATTCTCCAACATCTATGCTGGATCTACGAAAGGGATCCATCAAGGTGAAGACTTGAAGATCTTGTTCCGGAAAGCGTTCGGGATCGAATTATCACTTGATTAAAATAGGTATCGTACACGGTGAGTTATACCACCGTGTACGATACATCACACTTTTCGTTTCGTCCTCGTTTTACGAGTAGAAGTCCTTGGTGTAGCAAGGGTTGTTGGGGTCTTAGAACACTTCTTCCTCCGAGGAGCTCTTCGAGTTGTTTTACGATCACTCTTCGTCTCACCTGGAGTGTAGTCTTCTGACTTCGGTTGCTCACAACAAGGACTGTTCCTCTTGAAGAATGTAACGATCCAGTCTTTCAACCAGATCGCGATGCTCTCGATCACCAACCATACAGAGGCTTGAACCGCTGGTCGAGCCCATATTGCTTTTAATATACTGAAGATCCTACCTATCATCGTTAACCTCCTATTATGCATACCATCGACCGTCTTGAAAAGTGTAGTTCAAAATATTTCGAATATATATAACTTTTATGAAAGTACCACAGACATATCCAATTAAGATGTGTCAAACTAATAACCGTGAACAGAGTGTAGATGTTGGCGCATCTACACTCTGTTCACTAACATCAAGAAAGGAGGTGACTACGTGAAGACGTTTCATCAACGTTATTACGAACTGTTAAACCAGTTCCTGCGTGAAGGACAAGATGTTCTTGACGCGATGCAGCGTGCAGTTGCAGTAATACAGTACGAAGTTCGTTGTGGTACCGAATATCCGACGAACTAATTCGTATTGTTGTACATACCGACAAGAGTCGGTCGGTAACGTTCATTTAACACATATGAGACACTAACCTCTCTCATAGTGTGTTTACATAGTCTAGTTTTGTACAAAAGTCATTCGTGTAGTAAACAAGTCGAAGATTCGAAGGAGAAGATCGTTGTGTTAGTGACAACGATACGAACCTTCGTTCTTCTCCATATCTTAGCTCAACCCAACAACCCTTAACAAAAGGAATCAAACCATGAGCAACGAAACCACCAACAACGTCCGCAACAACAGCACCGCCAACTTCGAGTTCACCATCGGAGAAGTGGAATTCAAGGGCATCACCTTGAAGAACCTCAAGATGTCTGCACATACCGACATCACCGATGAGAACGTGAAGATCTCGACCGACGGTGCGGTCGGTTTGTTGAAAGCCATCTTCACCTTCGCCGATGCGAAGGTTGATAAGGTGATCGAGCACCAGATGAAGATGGACGTGAAACGCCTTGAACTCCGTGACCAGGAAGTCAAAGCCTCTGTCGAAGAGTCCAAAGCTCGTACTAAGAAGTACGAGGAAGAGTCCGAGTATTGGGAAGCCAAGTCGAAGAATCTCTTCAAGGACGATCCGGAGGATGACAAGGAAGAAGATAACGACTAAGTCGTTCTTCGGTACAGAGTTAGGTTACCCCTAACTCTGTATTTTCTTTTTTGTTGTGTAGCATCAACCAGCCTATACCAGAACACAACGTTAGGAGACATCATGTCCAGAAAATATGACAAACTCAATACCACGGTTCCATTCACCACCATTGGAACTGACTTTCGATATCTTCCATTGAAGTTGTCCGAAGATGCTTCGATCTTCGCTCTTCTCTGCCAGAAGAAACTTCCGATCAACCCAGGAGCCTACGCCCCTGTACCGACGGGGATCCGTCTTATGACTCCCAACATCGTTGAAACCACTAAGGAAGGTAATACTACTTCCAAGTATTCCAAACTGGTGCTTCAAATCAATTTGCATTCCAGTCCATATCTCGTTGAGTCGAAAGGGATCGTATTGGTTGCACCAACCGTACTCCCCGCTACTCATTACAGTGAGATCTTGTTGATCATTCACAATATCAGTCGTAACGTACAGACGATTCATCAAGGAGAAGAACTTGCACATCTCACCTTCTCCATGGTACCACGTATCTCACTGAACTTTATGGAAAACGATCATCCCAACGACCCGAAAGGAAAACCCTATGTCCTCTGATGTCAATATTAAACCCTCTGCTGTTACCGTGCAGCAGTTCTTCCTCCAAGACGGAGAGAAGAATATCCCAGCAGGTGAACTACTGGGTGCATTGATGACACTGACCGACAGTGTCAAACCACTCCCATCTCTCGATGTATCTGATGAAGTGATGGATTATCTCAAAGAGAACAACTATATCACCACCAGTGGTGATATGATTGATGTCACCAACGGACAACGGATCCGTTGTGAAGAGCTTGGGAACCAAGTATCCAAGATCATGGATGAACAGATCTCCCAGTTACCAGAAGGTGCCCTGGTTAAGATCCCACAGATCTTGGCGATCCACTCACCAGGACGGATCACTCGTCCACAACAGGAGCCTAACGATGAATGATGTCACATGGTAAATTGTAAAAGGTAAGTACGTGTAGAGGGTTATCTCTCTACACGTACTTACGATATCATTCGTTTAGTTGATCGCTACGTATTCCAACGTAACACCACGATTGACTTTGATCTGGTTCCCTTCATCGAGATAAAGTTCCTGTTTCAGATGGGGGATACACTCCTCCATACTTTCATTCAGGACCAGTACTCTCAACTCAGGATCTCCGTTGATCCCAAGGTTCTCTACGAACTGTACGGTATCAGAGAGAGATGTGCGGATCTCTTCTGCCAACTGAGTCGTCGAGATAGAACCCGTTGCCATATGGCTGTCGATGATGCTGAGAACGTTGTTCATGATCGCTTCTCGGTTATCCGAAGAGTTCGCAACGTAGTCTTGCACGTACAGCCGGAACCCCATCGTGATATCCAACGATCTCGATTCCACTTCTGCGTTCGTTCCTTTGAACTCCGCATAACCCATCGTACGGATCGGAGAGTAGTAGAACTCTGTTCTCTCCAGCAACGATGCTCTCGCTGTATTGATCGTGTTGAAATACGACCGAAGCAGTTCGAGGATGTCGTTCCGATAGGTGAGATGTTGAGCTTCTGTGGAGTAGGTGAGTTTGTAATCTGCTTGCAAAGTACGAACTCGGTAAGCGATCTTACGAGTATCTGCATACTCGTCGTCCTCTTCGACCGGGTTACCATTCGCATCGGTGATCACACCCACAAGATTCCCGTTCTCATCCAACTGAACATCACCACCATACTGAGCGATCTTCGCTGAAGTGGTCGTATCGATATCCAGATCAACACCGGAGTTGGTACCTGTGCTGATGGATACCCAAGGAGTGGTGATTTCCCACGCCCAGTGATCGATCAATGCCCACGTATACGTAGAGAAATCGATGCTTAACTTCCCTTTGTCCGTATAAGACAAAAGATTGATGTACCGTGGGATGTATGTTCCAGATGCATCCTGTTCACTGATCAGGTAAGCGAACCCACTGAAGGTATTGGTGGAGTTCACAGAAGCGATACAGGATTTCTTGTAAGGACCTGTGATGATCCACTCCCAACCGGTATCAAGCTTACGAAGCAGAGCACCTTGTGTCTGTGTCCCAGTAACGGTCAGATCACCGATCAACCGAACAGGCAGTTCTCCACCGTAATCGCTCACATCTGTGACCCACACGATCGATCCTGTTACGATGCTTTTTTCCGCATCCAACAGCGCGGTGTAACTCGCATACTCCGGAACACGACTCAACTGTTTCTGGATAGCGTAGAGATAATCCGCGGTGGTGTTCAAGATCCGACGGTTGTTCCAATAGTTGGACAACTGTTGTATAGACTCCGCTTGGATCACTTTGATCCATGGAGAACGGATCGATCCGTTCAATCTCTTCAGCACAGACTTCGTCATGCTGTATTTCTGACTGACCGCATCTTCTGTCATGGTAGCGAGATCGTTGTAGATCTGTTCCAGAACTTCAGCTGTAAGACTATGATACTCCGTATCCCCTGACAACCGGTAGGAGAATCCAGTGTAATCGTAATCCGTAGCGCTTGCATCACGACGATACAGAGCTCCCGTGAGGGATGGTTCCGTGCTTCCGGATCCAAGACTGAAGGTGTTCTCAGGATCGGAGAGGTCATTCTCCGCATCTGTTACGAACATGAACATCTGACCAGCATGAGGGTCGTATGAGGTACGAACAACGGTGGTAGATCCGTCCTCGTTGGTGATCGTCTCATCTCTGAACTGGATCTGAAGTTCGGATGGTTCTTTCACCACACCGGATGCTTTCGACACATCCGTAAGTGCGAACTGCAACACATCCACCACTTCCAACCGCATCTTGTTGTTCACATCGTACGCATCCATCCCTTCTGGAGGAGGCAACCAAAGGTTCGTAGAAGACGAGCTTGCTGTGTAAATCGGTTGCAGATACAGAGGATACGTGGTGATCGACTCATCTTCTGCATTTGGGATCTTCACCTTACAAGCTGGTGGGATCGTCTCATTGTAAACAGGACTCAGGATCACTTCATCCGCGTCGTGGATCAGTTCCAACGGATACTTGTACACACCAACAAGTTCTTCTGTGATCGGTCCGTAGTACTCAGAGACAACACCGTTTTTCACATCCTCTTCGGTATACCTCGCATATACAGGGTTGGTATACGTGGCGTACACAGTAGTTGGATAGGTCTGGTATTGCTGAGCTTCCACATGAACCGCTACGTTGGTGAACAACGAGTTCAGTGCGGAACCAAGTTCCAATGTGAACTGCTGCGTTGCCAACCATACCACACCACCTGCTCCAAGATCCGGTGGGAACTGCGATACATCCACACCTGTCATCGCACTAGTCGATGAGATGAACGACCGATTCACGAAGAACATGATCTTGTACGTGTTGATCAGAGGGATCATCATCGTGGTCTTCTGACCAGAGGACATACTGTTGAACGAAGACACATCGATCTCGTTATCTTCATTGATCTTGTATGAAGTTTTGATATCGAACACGAATACATCGTGATCGCTGTACTGACCTGCATACTGTCCGTACATGTAGAGTTCCTGACCTTCCGCTGTTTCCGTCTTGAGAACAACGGTGATGTTCGGAGTCAGACCATCTTCACCCAGTACTGGAACTTTCTGCATATCCGACGTCTTGTACAGACTGATGTAGAACCGATATCCCCCTGTTCCGTTCTCCATATGGGTGATACTGGAGTTGTAGATCGAGATCTGAGAGGTGATATTCTGGTTCTCACTGAGAAATGTTGTACTTGTGATCTTCGGTTGTAGAAGATCGTAATAACACGCAACCGGAGTAGAGTTCGTCGTTGTGAGTTTCAAGTGGAATGGAGAGTACGTGTAAACTCCACTGTTCAGAAGGGATACTTTCTGAGCAGCAGACATATCATCCAACGCATCCATCCAAGTGTTGTTCATTGGAACAACCGTGTTGGTACCCTGATCGTACTGATACACCGTAGAAGGTAAGATCATGAACGAACGATCGTTGATGTATTTGATCGTACGGTAGTTCGATATGATCACTTCGTTGGTATCCGGATCTGTCTCACGATGGAAGACGTCGCTTTGGAATACAGCGGTCTGATCACCAGCACTGATCGTGACACCTGCTCCGTCTGTCATCACTTTCTGAGCCAGATAGATACGATCTGTAAGGTTGTCGAGATATCGTTTGGCGATGAATCCTTGGTCTTTGAAGTAGTTCTCGATATCAGCAGGCGTGATCAGCAGACTGTAAGTCGAATCGTGCACCACTCGTTCTCTCAACTCTTCAAAGGTCAATCCATCAGATCCGCTGGCGATCCTCTTGGAGAGAGGAAGGACCTGACAATAGGGGATCCTCTTCAGCATCGCACTGTAGGTATCATCCACCACCTCATCGTTCAACAGGAACGATGCGCTGAACTGCTCTGCGCTGTATTCCGTGATATCCACATCCAGTGCACCTTTGGAAGTGTAGACGTAAATGCGGATCTTCGATCCGATCATGTTCTTGGTGAAATACACTTGTGGGATGTCAACTTGCAGTACACTCAGATCTGTCAGTACAGTGAGTTTCGCCGTTGCCAACATCGGATCGTATACGACATCGGACAATGTCTGAGCCAGTTCTACCCAGGAACCACCGAAGTAGTGGAAGATCCGTGCAGCATAGAACTGATCGGTATACGTATATCGTTTCGAGAACCCAGTGCTTGCGACCGTGTCCTCTTGGTGGATCGTGGAGACGAACTGGTGGATCGGGATACTGATGCAGAGCATCGTGATCCCATCCCGCATATATGTTCTGTTCTCCAGGATGTTCGTCTCCATCGTCATCAAGGGGTTCTCATTGGTGAGATCCCATTTGGTCGTGATCAAACAGTTGTCGTAATCGAGTACACCGTTCTCTCTGGATTCTTTGATCTGGATCTCGATCGGGTAGTAGATCCCGAAGGTATACTCTCCGATCTTGAATGTACTGTACTCTGGGATCACGATCTTCTTGTAGTCTGAGTTCCCATAACGAACGGCGTTCTGGATCAGATAGTTCCGGTTCAACACGATCTCGATCATCGTGTTAGAAGGTGTACTGAACAGATTGACATAATCGTAATCTGCCATATGACGATACAGATCCGCTGTCGTCTGAGCACGGCTTGGATACAGTGACGACAATGACTGTGATACTTCGTTGGTGATTCCTGCAGCAACAGTTGCAGAGAACTCAAGCAAGAAGGTGGTTGGGTTGTTTCCATCGACCATTTCACGACCATCCAAGACTTTCTCTTGGAGAAGATCCAGAGCTCTCGCCTGGATCCTTTGTGGAACCGTATAGAGCTGCAACGTCATCTCCGTTGCATTATCTGTGTTAGGCATCAGTTAACTCCTTGTGTATTTTGCGCTGAGCTAGGAGGGGTATCATCTCAATACTGGATCGCATCGAACCCCTTCGAATCATGCGTTTTATCGTTCATAACTCTCCGGAAGAATGCTTTAATGTTCGCACCGAGGTTCTGACTATTCGCTTGTTTCATATACTCAGGTGTATACATCTCTGCATAACGAGTGTAGTTCTGTTTTCCAAACTCTTGGGCTTTTCGCATCATGTCGATCATAAGCAACTGATCAACAAGATCATTCGTTCCTCTGGAGTATGGGAACACCGGAGTAGGAGAACGACGGAACTCCAATCGGGGTCCGTGCATATCAGAGGTGATATATGGAATACCTCGGAAGTTGGCATAAGGTTCTTTCGGAAGGTTGGGGTATCTTAAGGTTGCATGGTTGACACCCTGTTCATCCGGTTCCGCATACTTCCCATTGACGTCTTTGTTGATATCTGGGAAGTATCTCTGGACCAGTGTGTTGAAATCCATGAAGATCGCATGATCTCGGTACTCTACCTTATTGCATGCGAATCCCACATTGATCCTGGTAGCTGCTGATACGAACTCTTCCCCGTCATTTACCTGCATGGTTGCACCGGTGTTCAAGTTCGTCGGGAAGCATCCGGTACACTTACACCAATCCACGATATAAGTTTTCGTTGGATCCAGAGCGAACCGATAGATGGACACTGTGTAATTGAGTCTCTGTTCATCGATGTCGTCTGCATATGCCAAGAGGATCCCTCTTGTCACACAACGGATATATTCCAACCAGTAGTAGATGATCGCTGAAATCGGACCATGCTGGATATCCTTGAACTCTAGATTCAAGTTGTAGGTTGCTCGGTTGAAATCATCACCTCCAACAGCGAAGGTCTGCGCTTCTGCTTGATACCCACCATCGGTCGTCTGAGTCTGAATCATCATGTCCGGGAACCCGCTGATGGACAACAGAGAGTTGCAGAGCGGGACAAGGAATGGGTTATAGGAGTCAATCAACGGAGAACTGTTGACGATGCTTTTGTACCGCTGATTATTCACTTCTCCAAAGTTCGTATCCAACAAGCATCGGATCATGAACGCCATCGATGTTGGGTTCAAAGTATCCAACGCTGCCATTCTACGATTGTTACGAATATTGGATGATTGCAGACAGAGTCTCGGTCTGGTGATGAATGTCAGACCAGATTCCATCGTGTTGATAGGGAGGAGGTTCCCTTTGAATCGATCCAAACAAGTTAAATAGGTTTGGATCTGGTTGAAGTAAGGACCTGCACCCGACGTGACGAATGCAAGGTTGGCAACTCGATCTTTCATCTCTTTGGTAAGAGCATCTGGATCGACCGTGGATCGCATCATCTGATTGTATGCAGTTTGAAGAACATCCTCAGGGATCGATTGAAGATTCTTACCCCTGTACGCAGATGGTAAAAACTCATCGAAGTATTCGAGGATATCCTTCGGTGTTCTTTCTCGTTTATTGGAAGGCATGGTTGTCTCCTTATATTGAGGAATAATAGAGTCTAGCATCTCATAGTTGAGGGTGCGTTCCTGGACATGCTATGCTGCATTGAATCCACAAAATCAAGGGGTATTTTATCCCGCAAAGTGAGGATATTTCATATGGCTTCTATCCCAGATCTGCTGCCAGCAGGACTGTCTGAAATCTTGAAGATCGTCGCACAAGGTGTGAATAAGGTCAACGAGATGCAGACAGTATCGCTGACACAAATGAACAAACCTGCGAACATCATCAGTCGAGTGTATCTGCAGGAAAGTGTCGCTCAAGACGACATCGCGTTACCGTTGCTCGGTACCCTGAACCAGCTTTATGCTAGCTACATCATGACCGCTTTGAATATGCAAAATGTAGTGGTTGGCGGAAAGACGGTGAAAGAACTGTACGGTATCATCGCCACAGAAACCCTTCAAGATACCGTCACGATCATCGCGGATGACTTCGGTCAGGAGACTCTGAACTCCACGATCAAAGAGATGAACGTCTCTATGGAGTCACAAGTGGTGGACCTGGAGAAGGACAGCCAGCGACTGGTTACCGGACGTCTTTTGGAGGTCGATCTTACGCTTGAAGGGGGCGGCAAGGTGAACACGTTTAAAGTGTACGTGTATGTCCAGCTGATCCCGATCATCTTGTCTTCCAACATCTGCAAAGGTTTCATGAACATCAACTTCCATCCGCCGATGTCCGTTCGTTGGAAACAGGTGGAGGCGAAGGAGATCAGTTTCTGGAACGACTTCATGCTCTCCAGAGACCTGCTCAAGAAGCAGGAAAAACTCCTGAAAGAAGACAAGTCCGGTGTGTTGGCTGCGATCCTTACCAACCAGCACAATAAGCTTTTCAACTGGGCACTTCGCCTGATCGGTATGAAACCCACATCCGGAAACTTGGCGAACTCCATGATCATCATGGACAAACCAACCTTTACCGAAGCTTGCAAAGAGGTCGGTGCGAACTTTGCAGACAAAGGTTATCGTCAGAGTTTCATGTTGAAGACGATGGCGATCTTCGTGGTTGTTGTCGACGTGATGGGTGGAACCGTCGATATGTATTTCAACGGCATCGACGTGAAGGGAACCTACACGTTCCAGATGTTGAATAAAGTGGGAGCCAAGGGGAAGGACAGCTTCAATCTCGCAGAGATCATGCAGACTTTCTCCCAGGGTATGAGTCCCAGATTCTAAAGGAGTAACCACTATGCGAGATATATTGAAAGACGTAGGTGAAGTGGTTGCTGTCGAATCCAAGAAGATGCGGAAGATCTCGAAAGAAGACTTCAAAGAGAATCTTAAACTGGTTGAGGGACAGCTTACCAACTTCATCAATACACTTAACAACATTACTGGATCGGATAAAGAACAGTTCTCTCAGAGGATCAATACGTTCGCCGTTCCAGGCAACCTTTTCTGCAACACTTGTGTAGAGATCAACAAGCTGTTGCGCTCTCAGAAGGTTGGATTCGATCCGTTCGTTATGCTTGCTCAGAACCTTACAACGGTTCTTCAGATGATCGAACGTAATGTGAATGTTCTCTTCAACGAGAAGTTCACTACGATCTACAATGCGAAAGTCAGCCAGCTGGCGGTGTTCCGTATCGTGGAACAGGCACAGATCTTCAGCAACTACGCTGTTTATCTGTTCGATGGAGTGTTGTACGAGATCATCGTCAATGAGGGTGTTCATGAACTCAACCAACCGAAACCATATCGGTATGAGTTCATCAACAAGTATAAACTCGGCGTTGCTGAACTGTTGAAGGTTGGTTCTCTGCCATCCAGTGCGAATCAGTTGATCACCGAGATCGATACTCTTCGCAAGTCAAGCGATACAACGTTGCTCGATGATCAGGATCGAGTGAACGATATGATCAAGACCGTCAAGAACAAGTTCGGTCTCATCGAGGGTGGCGCTACGATCCTCGCCTCTATCTTCCGTTATTTCGGAGAGTGGGGTGTTCTGATGCGCAACCTGAAATACCAGAAGATGGTCCAGGAGAAAGAGTGGTTGCAGAACCACACTGACCTTCTGAAACTTCAGCTGAATGGTATTGATCCCAACAGCGATGAATACCGGAAAGCTGTGAAGATCATCAACACTTATAACGATATGATCCGAGATCTCGATCTCAAGATCAGCAGCTATATGGAGGATTGATCATGGGATTCGATATTGGATTAAAACGAGCAGCTCAGGTTGCTACCATGACCGCTCAGATGTCACAACGCAGATATGTGGAGTTCCAGTGGATCTGCGATATGGTAGCGGTGTGGAACATCGGAGATGTTACTCCGTCGTTCGATGAGAACATGATGCGGATCTACGCTGATGTGTATCGCCGTGATATCACGAACTTGAACGATGAACAACTTCGCGAACTGGCTACTTCGTATCAGCAGGCGATCAAGGTGTTCGTCTACCAGAGCTTGTTCAATGTGATCAGCAAGATCTCCAGACGTTGGCGATCCCTCGCTGAGAAGAACAAGAACTATCCGTTCTCTATCCCGACGAACAGTTTGACGATGTTCAACAACCTGCTCTTGCTCCACAAACAAGATCCTGGTGCGGACGATACGCTTCAGTTCAATGCATTCAAATCTTCTCTCCTGAGGAACAGTGAAGAGTGGTTCCAGACTTGGAACCAGGATTTCGATATCTCAAAGTATCTGATCCCACAGGAACGATTCCTCCTCTTCATGGACATCGTGGATGAGAAGATCAAAGGCTGTTTCCAGAAGACAAACAACAACGACAGCATCGCTGTGGACTACCATACGAAGATCCAAGCGGTGATCGAGTATCTGAAGGTTCTCCTTCTGATCGCACATCAGGCGAAGATCGAACGCAAAGAAGATGTTCTGAAACTTCCGTCCAGTGCATTCCGTTGGGGTTGGATGAAACAGGAACTCCGGGAAGCATCCAGTCGATTCGCGGTCAAATACGGTCTTCTCAAGATGACTCATCTGATCTGTCTGGATACGGATACCGATCTGGAACTTCCTATCCAGCAAGCGGATATCTCCAATGTGGAAACACTGGAAACCCTGTATGCATACACCAAATATCTCCAGGATCATCTGACTATGGAGGATACTGAGGTATGATCACGAACGCTTTGAAACAAGCATTCCCAACACCGCTCCCTATCTGTAACTGGTCGATCGAAGAGCTCGCTTCTCAGATCTCCACTATGAATGACTTGGAACGTGTTGTTGTAAACAACTTCCATGCTCTCCAGGATGAGATCTTGAAGACCTTCAATATCCACTCTTTGATCGATTATGCGGGTATGAAGGATATCGTGCTCCGAGATGCTCTGGGAAGTGAGAAACTGATGAACAGTTCTCAGGAAGGACTGTCATCGATGTTCCGGAATGCACTTCTGTCGCTTAAGAACTTCTTCATGAATCTGTGGGCTAGCATCGTAGCGTTCTTCAAACGGATGTTCGATACGAACTCCAGAACGAGGACGACTCTCTACAACCTGCAGAGAGAGTTCGATAAGAATCGATCCAACGACGCTGATCTGAAGTTGCAGACTGTCGATCTCTATCTTCCTACTTATAAGGAGTCGGTTGAAGTGATCAGTAGTCTCGAGATCCTCTATCACGACGTGATGGAGTTGTCTAAAGTTCCTTCGATCCAAGATGCTGCTACCTTCAAAACAGGGATCACACAATTCGGATACACGGTCAAAGACGGAGTGATCTATGAAGTGAATCCTTACAAGATCAGAGCAGGTCGTATGACGATGAAGAGCAGTGACTGGTCCGTGGAGCATCTGAAACAGATCACGAATCGTGTTGCGATGCTTTGTACACAAGCTGCTGAACTGAACGATCTGAAGAACTCGTTGGAGAACGATGTAACCGCTTCCATCCGTACGATCGATAAATACATCGCATTGGGAGATGATGCAGGTGCACAACAGCTGCAATACGAGCTCAACAACAAGAGCTTACGTGCCAGCTACGTGTTCAAATGTGCGGTCGTCTTTCAATCCTATGTAACACAGATGAGCGGTATGCTTATCGATACGTGGAACAACATACTCACAGTAAACTGAAACATTTCACCTTATACAAAGGAATAGGATTATGAGTAACGGAATCAACCTCAATCTCAAGAGCATCCTTGCTCCCAAGCAGCACTCTACTGCGAAGAAAGTTGTCAGCAAGGGGTTCTTCTGGATCCATCTCGCCAACATGCAGAACTGTCAAGTTGCCCTTGAAATGAAGGGCAACAAGATCAGCCGTATCATCTGCCAGGACAAAGCGGTCTATGATGCGGTTGCCACTCTGAAACAGGCGAAAGCTCTCTTCACGGAACATGGTGCCACGGAAGGTCTGCTTGCGGTCTTCAATGACGGCAACCAGCTTGCGAATGCGATCGGCATCGAAATCCCGAACGTCACCTCTCTCAATACTCGTCAGGTCGGCAAGCTCTGCTGCGAAGGCATCGACAACGTCGTTGAGAATGCGTATGCCAAAGTCTGTGAGTTCTTCCACTCCCTGGCTCACACCGTTTGCGATTATCTCGACAAACTCTGTGAAACTTCCAAATGTCAGCAGGAAACTCTGAACGACCTTGCCAACGATCTGCTCGGCAACATCGAAGCGATCGATGCGGCTGCGTTCGCTACAGACGAAGTCTTCGGATTCACCCAGCCCGTGTTCATGGAACGCATCAAAGCTCTGGAAACGATCAATGCTGCGATGCCGACTCTGGATCCCGCCAAGCTTGCTGAGATCGAACCGGCTCTCAAGACACTCGGTTATCAGGTCGAAGAGAAGGTCGCGATCGTGGAAGAGTCTCCTGCTGTAGCAGAGGCGGAAGCTCCTGCTCCGGAAGAAGTGATGTCTGCTCCTGTCGCTGAGACTCCGGCTGCTGAAGAAGGCAAGTCTCAGGAAGATCTGGAACAGCGCGAGACGGCGGAAGCGATCCCGGTCGAAGGTCCTGCCGATGCTCCTCAGGAACAGGAGATGGCGGTCTTCCGTTGGACTCCTGCGAACCTGAAAGAAGCGACTCTTGCTCTCGCTGCTGTGATCGGCAAATGTGAGAACATTGCCAAAGCCAAAGACATCGTTTGCAAATGCAAAGAAGATGTTTGTGCGAAAGTCGAACAGATCAACGCGATGGAAGGTGATGCCAAGGCGAAGGCGGATGGTGAGATCGAAGAGTGCCGTAAGTTCGCTGCCACTGTCGGTACGGTGGCTCAGCTTTATGGAACGGCTTGCAGTCACATGGTTGACCAAGTTGTCGCGATGTGCGGTAAACTGAAGAAAGCTGAAGTTCCGGAACAGGCTCCGGTTGCGACTCCTGTGGAAGAGGTCACCGAGCAGAAACCTCTCGGCAACAAACGCAGAGGCAAAGTTCGTCGTCATGCCAAGAACGAGTTCGAAGGCGGCGATGTCACGGAACATGAGTTCAAACCGGAAGAACAGATGGATGATCCTGCTGGTACCCTCCCCGATGAGAGCGAAGGAGAAGGCAAAGGCGATCCTGCTCCGACCTCCGGCAACGAACCAAGTGCATCTTCCACCACTGGTGATGCGACCAATCGTCGTCGCGTCTTCAATGAGTTCCAGGGTGGTGATGTGACCGAGCATGAGTTCGAACCTGAGAAACAGATGGAAGACCCGGCGAGCACGCTTCCGGACGATACGGAAGGTGAAGGCAAGTCTGGTGATGGTAATGCGGATCCGGCTGGTGCTCTGGAAGAAGGTACAGAAGGTCCTGTCGGTGGTGAACCGGCTCCGTCCGCTGGCAACCCGACCAATCGTCGTCGTGTTTATCGGAACGAAGGGGAACCTGTCGTCACTCCGGAAGGTACCGTTGTGGAAGAACCCATCGTCCCTCCTGCGGAACCTGCAACTCCTGCTCCCGTTGACCCGGAAGTCACTCCTCCGGTGAGCCCTGTCAACCCGGATGGTTCTCCGATCGAAGAAGAACCTCTCGTTCCCCCGCAGCCTGCTCTGACCAACGAAGCTGGTGTTGTGGAACCGGAAGGTCTTCCCGGTGGTGAAGGCGAACCGAAGCCTGTGGAAGAACCGGCTCCTGGCGTCGATCCCAACGGCGATCCGGAAGTTCCGAACGCTGTGACCGAACCGCACCGTGAAGTTGTGGAGACTCCCCCGGAGACCATCCCCAACGAATCGGCTGAGAAAGAACTGAACCAAGACCGTCTTTTCAGATGGCTTTGATCTAAGGTTCTAGTATAGGACTATTAGAGGTCTACCCTACTGTACACGTGATGGATAAAACCATCACGTGTACAGTCTTTATGTCCAGTATAGCAGGTGTAAATGAAGGTCTTTTTATCTATATATAACTAAATGAAGCATATCATCGAATTGATATATCCGGCGAACATCCAATAAGAACAATTATAAGGAGGAACTATGCAAACAAATTCAAACGAATCCAGTAGTCTTTATCTGAATGAGATATTAGAGGAAGTCGATCAACCCACACCATTCATGGAGCTGACGTTGGTTGATGTCATCGATCACGGTGAGTCTTACAGTATACGTCTCTGTAAGAAAAGTGGGACTTGTCGCCCACCCACCTATCCGGTGTATGATTTCCGCAAGTCCGATCTCACACACGACCAGATCCTCAGGTTGAAAGATGAACAGATACGCCTCCTGACAGAACGGGTGGAACAGGCTGAGTTCGACTCCCTGTGTTACAAGTTGATGTACTCGTCAGACGCTGAACGCGTGGATCTGGTTTTGATGCAGGAAACAGATGATACTGTGACACTGGATGTGAAACACGACAGCTCACATTATTGTGGAAGAACCGTTCAGTCACGGCACACCTTTCATAAATCGTCACTGCGTCAGGATCAACGATACAAACTCCCGACGCTTGAGCTGAAGTGTAAACAGCGGCTGCTCGCGATAGGAGAGATGTGTCGTGCCAATGTTGAAGATTACATCAATCGGCTGCTGCAAGACGAAGCGTCCGGCAATATCAAGTTGATGGAACGGATAGAGGACAACGAAACGATATGGATTCAGGTCGAGGTTCACGATAAGAAAAAGACACGCATTACGCTGTTGACCGAGTCGTTTCGCAAGAATCGGCTGACCAGCAAACAACTTGAGTTGTTCCGGACTATACCGCTTAGTGAGAACATAAACCGCAATGAAATGACAAGAGGAATTTATGATTGATACACTTGATCTTGCTTGTGTAGAACTACAAGCTATCTCAGATGATATTGTGTCTGGTTGTAAAGCTTATCACAACGCTCGTGTTGTGGTTAGATATTACAACCGTTACGGCTATACGGAACACTTTCGTGAATTGATCGGAGAAGAGAACTTAGTTGACCAAGCTAAGGAAGTAATCCGTAAGTTCATTAGGTGGATTAAACAGAAATTATCAGAACTCATTGACAAAGTATCCAGTATACTGCGTGAGATAAAAGATAAATTAGCACATATGCTGGGGTTAAAGAAGACTCCTGACGATCTAGACTCTATAGTAAAGCAGATCGATCGTAGATTCGATCGTTCGCTCACACGTCGAAGAGAAACTATAGCTATTACATTCGACACAGTGCGTATACTTTCTGTAACTAGAAGTGCCGCTTTGTTTATGTGGACTGGAGCTTCAAAACACTCCATAGATGTATACACGCAAAAGGTCATTAGACATTTAGAATCGGTATCTGCGGCATGTAAAGAAACCGCTATACACGAAGCTAATAGTGATGGGGTACGTGACGACGCTGTGCGTGTGGCTGCTGGCTGCTGTAGTTGGAAATCTAGCAACTGTGACAGATACATTCCGCATGGAGCTTGGTGTTTTAAAACAGACCTTATCGGACGATATGACTCGTGAAGAGTTCATGTCGGCTATAGAACAGTTTGTTAAATGCTCTCCTGATTCGTTCAATAAATCATTGTTCGACCAAGAGATCGATAAAGTTGTTACAGACCTAACATCTATTGTTTCAACTATGGTGAGAGGATCTGGTAAACTTGTAAATATCACATATGGTTACTTATCGAAATTGAACAAAGAATTCAACACTGATGCACTTGTTAAAGTAACTGTAAAGATTAATCCCATGATGTTGCGTAGGTTAGAAAAACAATTTGAAGGATCCTTGGATGTCCGAAATATTGTTATAACAAACGAAGCACCTGAAACGTGGAATGTTGTAAATGAGACCCCAAATAATCTTCCAGCTTGCGGATGGTGCCATGGCGGTTACGGTAGAAGTGCTGCATTAGATCTGTATGTCAACTATCGACTCTACAAGAAGCAATTACTATCAGGAGAATACCATGAGTTTCTACTGACCATTGTACATGAGTGTCGTCATCTGTTCACTTCTCAACAAGGATTAAAATATGAGTCAGATCAGGCTGAAGAAGATACTGCGGATACAGCAGAGGACGCTTACGTCGTTCAGCCAGACGATATCTCTTGGGCAAAAGATGTCGTTAAAAAGATCAAAGAACAGGAAAATGCATAACCAACAAGGAGGAACACATGTGGTACATTGTAATGAAACACATGTCTGATGACTTGATCAGGCATGAGATCGCACGATGTCATATAGGAAACTATATGTTACTGTGTGGTATCATCTAAGATGATAATGACTTCGTATGGTGGGAGCTACAATACTCCCACCATACGATTTGTTTTTTGTTTATGGTGTGTATTCACAACACTTCCAGCACATGCTATACTTAAACTACAGAAGGAACTTTCCACTATGTCAAGATTATATCCTTCGTTGGAAGCGATCGACTTCCAACGTAGTTCTCCTTTGACGAAAGGGTTGGTTGAGCTGTTTCAAGATATTATCAATTACAGAAACAACATCAACACCTCTATCCAAGATCGTGTCAAAGAGACGATCGCTTATACCAAGAAGATCCTCTATCCAAGGTTCAGTAAACTGGTCAAAGAGACCACTGGATTGAACTGTCGGAAGATCGTTCTCTCCAACGGGATCAACTACGGGTTCGCTTGTATGATGGATATTGGTGACCGTTACGGTTGGAATGCTCAGATGTTCATCGATTCATATTCCGGTACTGGTATGCAGAAGTATTATCAATGGATCATTAAGCAGTACGATCTGCGCTGTACCACCGTCAAGGACATCCAGAACCTTGTGAATTCACTTCGTAAGGATACCGGTATCTATGCAATCGATCATCTCTACGATGGTCGTAAGGTATCGTTCACGTTGTACTTCGATCCATTCGCTTCTTTTTTGATCCAGGAAGTCGGACATAACAAATGTCAACCCTTTACAGCAGAAGAGATTGCTGCTATCGTCATCCATGAGATCGGACATCTTCACTCCATGCTAGAACATGCTCTGGATGGATGTATGCGGATGGGTACAGTTATGACTGCTTATGAGTATTTCAATCAACACGCTACCGTTGAGGAAAAAGCCAAGATGGTGATTGAGTTGAGTAAGATCCATCATACACCAGACGCTGTTGATAAGACCGATGATCTGTTGCAAAATAGAAAAGACTCTGCTGGAGCTTACATCCTTGATGGATTCGGCATTTTGATCTCGGCGATCATGGATGCTGCTATGATAGCAACGATCCCATTCGCCGTATTGAGTCAGCTGTTCTCTTATATGGGAGATACGTTCACATTGATCGCACTGCACACATCCAGTAAGAAACTCTCCGATCAAGCAGTTTCTGTTCACAACTTCAAACTTTGTGAGAGACTGGCAGATCAGTTCGTTGTACGACATGGGCTCGGTAGTGCTCTGGTGTCCTCTCTGAACAAATTGGACTACAACCTCGCTAGCAGAGCTGGTACAGGAATCTTCGCGAAGAACAGCAGTATCGCTTGGAATGTTGCCAAGCTCTCGTTTTTCATCACGACACTTCTGAATGGTGATATGTATCATTTGGAAGAACACGATGAGATGTCGATGCGTGGTCAGCTGGTTCTGCAGGAGACTGTTAAAGTGTTCAAGCAGAACCTTCCTCCCGATATGCTCGCGTATTACATCGCTGATTACGAGAGTACTTTACAAGCGCTCGATAACCGTTCCATTACGAACCGTATCGCAGATGGTATCACGGCGTTCACCAAACTACTTCGTTATCTTGTGGAAACACCAGCGGGTATGATCCTCAGTGGAAGATTCCCAAGAGAGTACGAACAACTAATCTACAAGACCAAGCAACTTGTGGATAACAAACTTTATTTCAGAGCTGCTAAACTTGCACAACTACTTAACCTTTAAGGACAACAAACACATGGACACACTTGTTCCTATTTATATGGACATCTTTGAGTTCCAAGAGCGATCCAAAGAGATGTACCGGTCGATCATGGAAGATTTCGCAACGTTCGAACATCACCGCAATGTACTGAAGACCATTCGAGAGTTCGGATACAGCAAACCGTTGATCGATTCTGTTGGTGGTGAGTCGTTCACAACGGCCATTCACATCGGCAAACACGAACTGGACGGCAAAGACATGTTCTCCAAGAAGAGCATCTATGTTGCTAACCTGGGAAGTTGGCTGAAGGATAAAGCGAACTACATCATTCAAAAGATCTTGGACTTCCTCCGTTATCTGATGGACAAGATCACAGAATGGTTCCTGCGTCCCAACAAACAACAGAAGATGAACGCCAGCCGACTCATGATGATCCAATCATTCCCCAAAGGGATGCAAGTTCCCAATGTATTCGATTACCAGATGTTCATTACGCGATTAACCGCACTCCGCAATCTTGTTGTGTACATCGGAGACTGGTACAGCAAGTTGAACAACCTATTCGCTGCAGTTAAAAGCGATCAAGCCAAAGCTAAGCAAACCATAGACGGTGTATTCAAAGATTACCGTTCAGCCAGAGATATGTTCGCCAGGGAGATCAGTCATCAGCACTATCGCGATGGTGTCGTTGTAACATCTGAGGGATGCAAAGTCATCATCGAAACGGCATCTCCGGATCCTGTTGATCCCAGAGAGTTCGGTTGGAATGGTGGATCTCAGATCCGTTATGCAGAGGCGTTGGTTTCTGCCATCATGAAAGAGATCGAACCGGTCGCTGACAACATGAAAACGTTGTACGAGAACATCAGAGATGTGAGTAACATGTGGAAAGGTTCGAATGCGGAAGAGTCGATCACGCTTCTGCTCAACGTCACTCAATATGTGATGAACTCATCTGCATCTCTGTTGGTTGGTATCGAACAGTATCATGCTAAGTTCTACTCTATGACGGAGTGGATCATCCAAGAGATCAATAACTCCAAGAAATAACGATATGATCACTAGGGACGTGGATATCCACATCCCTAGTGATGTTCTTACTTAAGAGACGGAACCATCTCTTGTTTTCTTCAAGAGTTTACAGACATATCCATTCTGTTTCAGGATGGACAGAGCTGTCGACGCGTCAGTGTCCGACACGTTGTACAGACGGATCGTGTAGGTTGCACCAACATCGATCTTCTGTACCGATCCGTAGGATCCACCTGGAGACTGCAACCACTCAAACGCGTAAGGAACGATCTCACCGTTGTACAACTCCACGATCAGGAACTGCTGTTGAGTCACATCGATCAGATCGTCTTTACCCATGCTGGATGCACCTTGAGCCATCTGAAGATGGATCGCGGCAACATCACCGTAAGTTCTGGCACGTTCAAAGTCCACGATGCCGATGATCTTACCGGAGTAGACATTGACATCGATCGGGTTGATCGTCTTGAATTTAATCGTATCTCCGAGATTACACTGAGATACTTTCACCAGATTTTGTTCTGTGGTGGTAGGCATATCAAGAGTCCTTCTTTTGGTTGACGTAGATACCGCCCTCTGAGACCAGTCGCGCTGTTTTCACGAACCGAAGAGCCACTTCACCGAACCGTTTCACGATAGCCATATCGGTATCGATCGGTTGAAGTATGGCAGGTTGGTTCGTATGCTCAGAGAAGCACATATCATAAAGGTTGTGGAACATCGAACTCGACTGCTCTTGCTCCAGGATGTTGTACGGAACAGGTTCCAACAGGATCTCTTTAATACGATCATCTGCAGGACGCATCGTTGGTGCGAACCGGAACATCGCTGTGAACGTCTCTTCGATCGCCGTCATAAATGCATCTGCAAAAGCAACCAGGATCTTCGAAGTCTTCTGATCCATACCAAGATCAACCGCATTCTTCTTCCGATTATGGAAGAACTGATACAACGTCTTGTTGGATCCGAGAGCGCATCCATTGATCAGAGTGTTCTTCACTGCTGTAAGGACATCTACCGCTACATCAACCGCGGCCGCATTGTCATATGCAGCACCGCCAACTCGGAAGTAGTTGCGATTCACCACGATGAGTTTGCTGAGCATCTTCTTCATGTGGGCGACCGTGTTGTTGGACTCTCTGGTAGCCACAACAGAAGACTGGATCTTGATCTGATGTTCCAATCTGGCAACGAAGTCGTTGTAAAGAGGATATGCTTCGTTCTTGTAGAACGGATGCATATGACAAGTAGTTTTGTCATCGTCTTCGTACAGACCTTTGGTGATCGTGAGATCACGTCCGTTGAACTTGTAGTCCAGTTGGAACTTCATCACTTCTGTGGGCTGCTGTCCTGATGCAACCTTCATGTAGGGAATGTCGTTCCACAGACCATAATCTCCAGGAGTGACCATGTAGATACTGATCATGTGGTTCGGATGTTGCTGGAACAACCCAGTCAACCACATGTTGGTTGCGGTATCTAAGTTGCCAGTTACCAGAACCGTCAACTGCTCATTGTTCAGGATCGCTTGTTCGATTCTGTCTCTGACTGGTTTGGTATAGTCATCTCCAACCGATATCCCGTGATCCGTCAATAACGTTGTAGTGTTCTCTCGGATCGCTGCGGTACCGAACTCTTCTGACATCTGAGTGAGCGGGAAGAGTTGGCATCCTTCCACCTTCCACTGACAGCACTCCGTATCCACAACATACCGCTCTTTGGTTTCATATGCGGCTTTGTCCAGAGAGAAGAGGTGCCACACTTCCTTTGGAGTATTCGCGAACAGATCAGCGATGATGTTGGAGAGTTCTATATCCCCATGAGAAGAGGTATACGCTTGACTGTAAGCGATATAACGGATCCCCTTCTTCATTGTAGAAGCTTCACCACCTTCGTATTCTGTATGGAGACTGGCATAGTTTTTGAACTGCTGGTTATCGACGTGATACCCATAGTGTTCTTTATATCCAGCATCCATCTTGTCCAAGATGTATTTCTGATACACATGGATCAGATCCTGATAGGTACAGGGAATGTCATTGATCGAACGGATCAGGTTCTTCATCGCAACAGCCATGATGATCATGGCGGACGTCGTACCATCGCCTGCTGTAGATTCGACACGAGATCCCATGTACATCAGTGTGTGCCTGATGAACTGTTGCACCTGAGACACATAGTCGATCGAACGGACGATGTTGATCCCGTCTTTCGTGAAGATCGGTTCTGCAGAGGGGTTTACAGGAGATGTGATCGCTGCATACTTACCATACGGACCGCAGTGATCTTTCAGCACATCGGCAAGGTCGCCGAGTGTTTCAACCATGATCTTCTGCATCTCATCTTTCTCTAACCGATTGCTCATACCGATGTTGTTATCCATCGGAACGAAGCCGATATTCGGTTCTTGCTGTACAGTTGGCATAGGTTAATATCCTTTCTGGAGCGCCGTTTCCAGTTTCTTTTGTTCTTTATCGATCTGGTTCTTCATCTCATCTTGTCTCTGACAGATGTCTAAGATACGGTTCCTGATCTTGTTAAAAGTAGGAAGATCCATATTCATCAGATCCCAATATGAGAGTCCGAACAGTTCGTGTGTTACGCTTCGTTGAAGCAGATCGATAACACGATTCTCATACTGATCCAGGTTACCACCTGGCTCTTTATACGAGATGTGCCAGTTGGGGTTATTGAAGCGATATCGCTTATCTGCTTTGTGGAAGCGACTGTCTGTGAAGAGCTGGAGATGAAAGGATTTGTTGAATCCCTCATTCTTGGAGATCACATCTTGTCCTTTCTCCCAGTACTCTTCCAGATAATTTACAATTGTGCTCCTGTCTGCTCCAACTTCAGACAGGTTAACCCGAAAAAAAGGTACTCAACATCCAACGGGAACAGTCCTTCAGAGTTGAGATTGGGTTTCTTGTGACACTTCGGACATTCGATCGAAGTCAGACAGTACATCGAACATTTCGTATCGCGAATATATTCTTCCAGTTTGCTGTAGAGAGTGTGATCCTGTTCTGCTCTGGCTTCCAAGTCGGCGCAGATCGCATCGTAACCTTCGATCACAACATCCGCATCCGACTCGTTCTTGTAGACGATCGATGAAATCCAGGGAGCCAGCATCTTGTAAATGTGGAAGATCACTTGATTCTGCAGTTCCTGGTTCTTACGGGTCTTCGCCCGATAGATCGCAGACTGCATCTTCCCGATCAGTTCAACACTGCGTTTTGTGTAGGTCTGGATAGAGGGAACACGCATATGGATCAATACTTTGTTATCGTCCATCGGGAGCGTCTTGGTAGACTTCAGGATAGTGTTGCGATATCTGAGACAATCATCCAAGGTCCTGTTGACTCTCGTATCGCGCATCCACGTCATCGCTTCCTCATTGAACACATCGGGATTGATGTAACAAGCCTTGGTGAGATCCACATATTGGTTGGCGTCGATATGACGACATTCCATATTGGTGCAGTGGACCCCGATCCCGATCCCGTCTCGATACATGGAACAACAGATCCCCCAGAGGATCGTATCGTAATCGTGCATGGAGATCGCTTCTCCGAGCACATCCGGCTGATCCCAGTCTTCCAGGTTCGAAGAGACGATCACATTGGGAAGGATCTCCAGCACCTTCTGTTTCAGATAGGCACCGAGGACCAGATGGAATTGTCCACCCAAGATCCGACCCAGTTCTTTGAAATCATTGTCCACTTCATGAACGAACGCAGAAGCATCCGATACCGTAAGAGGACGAACCGTGATCCAAAAGCCACTGTTGTAGAGCATGATCCGGTACAGTCCCTGTGTTCTGGAAAGAACGGCGATCTTCGCAGCATCGCCGGACAGATGGATCGGTGTTGTCTTGTCGTTCTTGGGGAGGCGAGGAGTGATCTTGGACAGACGGAGGACGCTTTCCGTGAGGATCTCGAACTTCTGATTCAACTCCTTGAGCTCATTGATATACCGGTTCATCATACGAGCTTGCTTGGTCTTCTGTCCCGCTTGTGCACAGAGTGACATCGCGATGATACCAGGAGAAGGCGATTCCTCTTTGGCTTCTTCATCTCGCTGATCCTCTCTGTCGTACGTGATGATCGCGTTGTCCAGATCATCTTCCGTACCATTGTCTGTAAAGACACGGTTGGAACAGTTGTTCTTGGTAGCGATCTCATCGTGTTTCTTCTGGACGGGATCGACGATCTCCTCTTTCGGAGCATTCGCTTCAGGGGTATTCTGTGACAAAGTCCCACCCAGTTCATCCTGTTGGAGTTTTTCAAGAGGATTCACAGGTGCTGAGGGAGCAGGCTGTTGTGCTTCTTGTTTGGGTTCTTTAGGGGCAACAGGTTGTGGCTGTGGCTTCGGTGGTTCCTGTACCGGTTTGGCTTGCAGGGCTTTCAGTTCAGCCAGCTGTCGCTCCAGTTCAGCGATCTTCTGATCTGCTTGCACCTCGTGCTGTTGAGTCTCTGCTACCTTCTGCTCAGTAGCATTCTCCTCTTCCGCAAGTTTCTTCAGGACAGCTTCCTGTTCTGCTTTCTCACGTTCGATCTCCTTCGCCCAGTCCTCATCTGTCACAGCAGATGGTGTTGGTTCAGAAGGCTGTGGTTCTGGATGTTTATCCACGATCACTTCAGTCGGCGGGACTTCAGGAAGACCATCTTCCATCGGTTGGACAACACGATTAATCGGTCGACGTTCCATAGTGGTATACTCCTTATTGTAAGAGTGTTCAAATATTCTAGTAGGTATACGATTTAACACTACTAATAGAGAACTACACTACGTCATTACAACGTAGTGTAGTTCTGCCACATGTTCTGTATACTATCGTACGTAATACCGTATCCCAGGTTGTGAGGATACGACAGATAACAACTCATTCTGGAACATCATCGACACCTTCAGTGCTTGTTTGGTTCCACCTGCTGTTAACTGTAAAGTGTATTCAGATATCTTGGACTTCGGAATATACTCCTTCGTAGAGATGATATTCTTACCTTGTAACAACATACATCTTGAATGAAGGATCTCCTGGATCGTCTGACCACCGTGGTCATTGATATCCAAATATGTAATCTTCGTCGGATCGATCTGATCCAGTTGTAACTGTACCACATACGGATCCTCACCATCCGGTAATCCGGATAAGAAGATGTCGTAATAATGGTTCGCTGTGAACTCTGAAATCATCTGTCCACAGGGTATCGAAATCTCCTGACATTCGAAGAGAAGATCCTGCTCAGCCAGGGACAATTTGCTCTCTATGATCGACTTGGTAGATTTGTTCACAGCTGACATGAATGTCTTCACATCCATACAGACCACATGTGATTTCAAGATCGGATACTGCTGATACAACAGCTCCAGAAATCTCTTATCATAGATCGTTACTTTGTGAAAGTAGAACTCTGGATCGTTCTCGTAAACTTCAATCGCTACTGAGTCCACATTAGAGAACAACAGTTCGTTGTCTTGTAACTTCGGACATCCGAAGATCACATAAGTCATCTGTCTTGCAAACAACGAAGAGAATACAAGCTTCAGTTGTTCCAAGAAATATTTAACATCATTAGGTTCCATATTCATCACCTCCTATAAGGTAGGGTCATTCACATAGATAGAAATATACTGATGGGTGGTTACACAACCACCCATCAGTAATCAAGTGTTAGCAGTTCTTCGCTTGTTCCACTTTGGCAACGAACTCCGGATCGAACGCCTGCTTGTATTCCGTGATGAATTGAGCAGCGATTGCTTTGACCTGTTGACCATACTTCGCAATCAGAGCTTCCGTCGCTTGTTTGCACTGAAGATAAATATCGTACACTTGTTTGAATTCAACATAACTCGGGTCATCCGATGCGACATTGTGTTCCTGCATCACTTCACCCATCTCTTCCACAAGAGCATGACTGAGATACTTTTCAATCCTCTTACAGCAACAAGTGAAGTCTGTACTGACCGTTCTCTTGGAGAGCCAACGTTCGATGTGAGCGAGAGTGTTCTGGGTAGCATCGCCTCGATCCATGGCGAGGCTGATGATCTGTCCGATCTTGTCCCGACACTCTTCCATCGAAGAGACACGTTGATGTTTCAGAAGGAATCTCCCGTAGTCTTCCAGAAGAGCTACGATCGCAGATTCGCGGATCACTGCTGTTTGTACAGCGGTATTGACAGGTTGTGTTTCCATTGTTGTTATCCTTAAGTTGTGTATGTTTTAGAGACAGGATTTCACGTCTTTGCCGATACGGAAGATCGTGTAATCAACTTGGTCGTAGATCTCCAAGACACGTTCGAGGTGAGCATTGCACAGTCTCCATTCCTTCTTGATGGAATAGTAGATGGTAACACCACTCCCGTTGTAGGAAGCACCATCAATTTGAGTGTGCCCTTCTGTCTGTTCGAACATCTTTTTCAACATAGAGCGCGCACCCGAAGATGTCGTTTCGAAGGCTTTGAACAGCTGAACCACTTTCTTCATGTTGTAACCGAGGGAGCCATAGTTGCCTTCCTTGCGATACGACATATGGTAATCACCATATTTCGCACCCCACTGATTGAAGTGATCTTTATGTTCTTTCAAGAACTTCTTCAAATAAGCTTCCTGTTCTGCTCCAGACATCTTCCTGGTGAAGATCGATTTGTGTGCGTTCATGAACGCATCGAACCGTTCACTAAGGAACTTCGTCGTTGGTCCGATGTATGCGATTCCTTCTTGCAGGTCATCAGCTGGAGGACACTTGAACTCATGAGCGATGGATTTGAATTTATCATCAGCTTCTTTCGAAGCGCTGGATGCTCTTGCCGCAATCTCACTCATGATCTCTTTGCACTTGAGATCTCGTGTGAATGTATGCTTGATGCTCTCGATGATATTCTTGAAGAACCCTTCCATCGATGCATCCGATACATCCCCCATCACAAGACTTTCTGTGGAAGGACCGATGTCGATACCACCGTTCGCTCTCGGATCCAGACAGAGTAGGTTATGGTACTGCATCTGGATATTCTCGATCGCAGCTTGATAAGCGAGTTTGTATTTTTCATCTGTCATATGTTCTTTGCAGAACCTTACGAACCGATCCACACAAGCTTCGTATGTGCGGAAAGCAGTATCGTAAGCATCTTCAACAGAAGCATACATCCTAACCAGATCACCTGGTTGTTTCAGATCCATCGCACGCATCGCTGCAACATAAGCCACAGGACTACGACGGCTGTCGATGTAACGATCATGAGCATTGCGGAGAAGTCCCATCTGATCGAACAGTTGTTTCTGAGTAACATTCAGATCATGGGACATCTTCTGGATTTGCTGGTAAGCGATCGTCTCCGACGGGATCAGTGCTTCCAGACCAAGACAAGCAGGGTTAGGGATCATCATAGACTCCATATGTAAAAGTTATTGTTGAGACAAGTTTAAGCATAGCATGACTTGGGATCACCATCGTTCTTTCAAGCATATATTACTCAATGAAAGAGTTTCAACCTATACGACTGAATATTACAACTAGAGGTGAATATGCTAACAACCGAACAGATAGTAAGACCTGATCTTTTTCAAGAAGCGTTACAAATGCACTACGATTACCTGAAGAGGATGACTGGATTTGAAGATGATAATGAGATCAAACGGTTCCTGAAGGATACCTTCCGAGAACGATATCAGAGTAAACGAGTTATTTACAATAAGACGGTCTCTCCTGGGAATGAGAAGATCGTGGAGGAAGATTTCTACCAGTTCTTGAATCAACAAAAATCCAAAGTGATCACTCCAGCAGGTTCGATGTACAAACCAACGATCGAACAATCTTCGTTCATCGCAGAGATGGTCGTCGATAAATTGAAGGAGCGTAAGAAGGTTAAGAAGAAACAACTTGCTGCAGAAGCGGTGGGTGATGACTTGGAAGCGAAGCGTTGCTGGTATCAGCAAGCTACGATCAAGATCAACTGTAACAGTCTACCTGGAGGATTCGGATCTCCGTTCAATATCTTCTACGATAAACCAGGTTACAACACGATCACATCCGCTGCTCGCTGTATGATCGTAAGAGCATACACGGTAGCAGAACAGTTGTTGGGTGGGAACTTCTCCTGGTTCAGTGAAGATGAACTGGTGAACCACATCCTACTTAACTTAAGGTTGCGTCCTTCGGATGATCAGATCAACCAAGCGATCCAGAAGTATAAACTGAAGATGATCGATCACATGCAGCTGATCGATTTCTACACTGAGACATTACATCGGTACTGTCCTGGTTGTCAGATGGCTTCTGTAGACCGACTGGTAAGTCGACTCACTCCACTGGAAGTAACTTATCTCTTCTACTACTGTAATCTGAGACACATCATGTGGTACAACTCTGAGATCTTCAAAGGGTTCATCCACTATGTGTTCGATACCAGTAAAGTACAGATCGATCCGAATGTAACAGCGGATGATATCTTCAAACAGGACGAAACTGTTCTAGCTATTACAACAGTGGGTCTTGCGAAGGAGTTCAACAACTACTCGATCAAGATCATCGTGGAAGAACATCCAGAGTTGATCCCGAAGGTGGTAGCTTACTGTAAGAGCATCGAGAAGAAAGTCCACATGCTGGATCTCCTGTTCGATACGTTCGTCAACACAGATGCGGATGTTCCAGAGGTTCGTAAGAAACAAATGACCTGGCGGAACACCGTTATCATCAGTGATACGGATAGTGAAATCTTCACAGCTGCTGAGTGGGATGATTGGTATCGAGGAGGGATCCATTACGATATCACCGATGAGAGTTATCAGATCACCTCTCTGGTGATCTACTGGCTCCACCATAGTGTTCGTCATGCTTGCTATCGATACAGTATCCTTCATGGGGTATCTCCTGAGCATCGTCGTGTACTGGCGATGAAGAACGAATTCCTCTATCCCATCATGTTGCTCTTCGGTATTAAGAAGACCTACTGTGGCATCCAGGCTGTGCAGGAAGGGGTGATACTACCCAAACCCAAAGCGGATATCAAAGGTCAGACCCTCAGAGGATCTTCGATCTGTTCAACCTCTCTTGATTTCATCCAGAACTTCATCGAGAACGATGTGTTGTATCCCTCCATCCAAGGGAAACTATCAGCCAATAAGTTGATCGATAAAGTACTTGGGTGGGAACACAACATCATGGATAGTATCAAACGAGGAGAGACAGAGTTCCTCCAGATCACATCCTTGAAGTATGAGAGAGATTACAGTGATCCTGAGTCAACCTCTGTGTTCTTCGCTTGGATGTTTTGGCAGGCTGTTTATGCCAAGAAATACGGGGATGTTCAACCACCAGCTAAGGTGATTTACGTATCCCTGTACACCCCTACAGCCGGTTATTATCAGGAGCTTGAGAAGATGAACAAAACCATCTATCAGGAGACGATGAAGTTCGTGGAACAGCATAAGAAGTTTCCGAACAACGTCCTGATCAACCCAGCTGCGAACGCGATCCCCAAAGAGATCATCCCTCTGGTGGATTACAAGAAGATCATCTATCACAACTGTTCAGCTCTTTATCGAGTGTTGAACAAACTCAACATCGGAGTATCTCATCTTAACAAAGAGACGAAGACGCTTCTGATGGACCTTTACGGATGATACATAGATCGAACTACAGGGAGTCCAACCAACTCCCTGTAGTTCTTCTTTTCAAAAGTGTAGTTCAAAAAATTTCGAATATATATAACTTTATTGATACTAGTGGAACGATGACTTCTTATCACTGCTTCAGCAACAGTAAAGGACCCTAACACTAGAGTGTAGCAGCACTCTAGTGTTAGGTCGTTGTGGAGAGTGACGTTGTTCTACAACCTTCCTAAGAAGGAGACTGTATGTCAGAGTTTGACTACAGCAGTTTGGATCTCAGACGACCGATCTATGTGATCGGCGAGGAAATCTGGGCCAAAACGAGCCTTAACTGGAATCAGGCTCTTGAAAAAGCATTCCAGCTCACGATGGACAACTTGTTGATCGCCAAGTAACATCGTTAGTTCTGTCTGCCTTCTTTGTAGGGTAGACCAACTACCACGCTCAAAGTATCGCGATCATCAATACTTTAAAACAAAGCGTGGTAGTCACAAGCATCCAATTCAAAACTTAACATAAGGAGGTCTCATATGGGACACAAACGACATAAATTCCGTGGTTCATTCGAAAACCAGGCACCAGGTCTTACTGGTCCTGGTATTACTGAACCGGACTATCCGGCTCATATGCCGAACATCACAACTGGTCGAACCGTTGTGATCTCTCTGGATCATCCAGAGAACAACCCCACAGGTGTTACTGTGGAGGAGTTTACCGAGGAAGTCCCGAGAGACTCATTCGGTATCAACGTCGGTCAGCAGATGGATGATCTGCTGAAGGAACATGCAACCAAACAAGCAATCCATACAACCCCTAACCAAAAAGAGGAAAACAAAATGGAAGACAACAAGAACAACGCAACCATCAACCCCAACAACACCAACCACAACCAGGAGGAATCCAAAATGGAAGAAACCAAAGTCAACACCGAAACCAAGAACACCAACGGCAACCCGGAACAGCCCAAGACGGAACCGAAGGTCGATCCCAAGGACACCAAACAGGAGTCCAAGAAAGTGGATCCCAACCCCAAGCAGGATGTTCCGAAGGAAGAGCCCAAGAAGGACACTCCCAAAGAGGAACAGGAAGATCATCCCGATCCCAACAAACCTGCTGAACGTGACGGTCACGGTTCCACCCTGGCTCGTGAAGCTGGGAGTGCCTTCACCATCGGAGCATCCTACGGGATGGGAGTCATCGTTGGTATGGCTGCTGGTGCAGCCATCGTCTACGGTGTGAAGAAGATCTTCTGCGGAGATGGAGGAGCGGCTGCTGAGACCGCTTCCGATACGGTCTCCAATCTCTTCTGATCTACGTTCCGGAACCAGGTTGTTATTAACCTGGTTCCTATCACTCTAGAAGACTAGGATGACTAGTCTTCTTCTTTTGTTCTTTAGTGTAACTGAAGTCTATTTCACGTATATATTACTTGTTGATAGATGGGATCTAGTGGAGTAAATATAATAGTCATATGACGATTTATCCCATCGTTATTTTACCCTCAACTTACCCTCAAATCTTAACCAGGTATTATGGTAGTAACTATACAACCAAACGTACTAAATCCAGTAATTATTTCACCCTCAATCTGAGGTTACCGTTTATGGGGTTATTGGTAATAGGTATCTATAGATCTAACACCATTCTCAATCATGTAAATATAATAGCTAACACGATAGTTATCAACCTAATTGTTACCCTCAACTTGAGCTCAACACAAACTGTGTATATGTGTAATGATAAGAAGATATAGTAACAACAAATTAAGAAGATATAGTAACAACAAATATAGTAACAACAATAAGACTCACTAAAGTAACAACTAGAGTAAATAGTAACAAGAAGAGATAGCCATGTCTAAATGCACTATAAGAAGAGAGAACAACAGGAGCGTAACGTCCTAGATCTACGTTAGTAGATCACCAGTGAAGCATAGAACGAAGTTCCAAGTAGATCGTTCTCTCTTCTTATCATCTAAGCGTAGTAGAGTTAGCGAAGGAGTGTAGGGATCCTCAAGATCCCCTAACGACGTAGCATATTAACATACACCTCTTCGTTGGTATATGCAACAGACAACTTTAACATAAGGAGAACGAATATGTTTGATTCACCTGTATGGTGCTTTCCTTATTGGAAACATAATGGGATGGAACTTCCTCTCTACCATGAATCCAGGATACCAGAGGATACCTTAAAACAGTATCCTTGGATGAAGGGTCACTGTACTCGATTATTGGAAGCAGGATGTAGAATCATGGATGTTGCTTTATACAACAGAGTGTATGTTGGATTTAGCACGTATACGGTATGTTATCCAGAGGGATATCCTCCTGAGGTTACCAATGATCGGTTCTGTTGGGCTTTACAAAGGTTCATCGAGTATAACGCACAGTACGGAATTATGTATGTTTGGGTTCGTGAACGGAATCAGGGAACGCATCATCACTATCATCTTGGGTTATGGGTGGATCATCGTCAAATCAAAAGCATGTGTGCTTTAGGAGAGGGATTTGACATGTTCTGGAGTGCTGCATTAGAATTAATGTATACTCCTACTGGACTTGTTCATTATGGTGATGCTGACAAACGTAAAGTATTGATCCGACCAGGTATGGAGATCGAGGAAGATTACAAGAAGATGTTCCTCCTTTACAGTTATTTAAGTAAAGTCTATACCAAAGAGTATCCAGCTGACTCTGGATGTAAACGTTGGGAGTTCACACGAGTAACTGGAGTATAATCACACAACCTAGTACACAGTAAGACGGTTCTTACTGTGTACTATTAACATCTTTAACTTAAAAGGAGATAACCACTATGTCTAACGATCTTTACAACCAAGAGATACTTCCTCTTTATGAGTATGCTGAGGTTCCTGTACCGGAGTCTGTTCTTCTGGATACGGAACATAGGTTCCCTTCGTTCATGGAGGCTATGCGTGAGGGTAGGGTGATACTACCCAAGAACATCGTTCGTGACATCTTGTCGATCTATAATCCCGTACGACATGGTGATATGGACATCTACCACTATGTCGATGTGATCCGATACGTTCATAAGTCGTTCGGGATGTGTGGGAACTATGGCAACAACGTATCCATGGATCAGTTGTACACGATCATGCGGATCTTGAGGACGAACATGCGTCACACTCGTGTAGAGTTCTCAGACCAACCACAGACGATGGAGCTACTACAACACTCGTTGTGGCGTAGTAACGAGAACCAGAGACTATACATCAGGTTCCGAGGGATCCATGTCTATCACTTCTGTTTACACGATAGTTACAAGTTGATCTTAGAACTTATGAGTGCGATCGGGATCATCCATCGTGTTCCGTCTTACCGGTTAACCGAACGTGGCGAAACCTGTTACCGGATCTTACGGTATGCGTATCGGCAGATCCAACAGGAGGATCTTACCCTCTCTAAGAGCACCTGTGATCAGTAGAGCACAGAACCTTATATCCATTCATCTAGAGACGATACATCCTTGTTATATCAGGGGTGTATCACACTCTAGATGACTTCATGTTAAAATCATCAAAATCTAAGATGTGTTGAACACCACGGTTAACACCATCCGTATAAAAGAAGAGTGCCAGTTGGATCCCATCATCAACTAACTTAAGGAGATCTTATTGATGAACCCCACACTGTATCCTGAGAACCATCAACCGTTGCCGACTTTACAGATGTTCTACACCTGGATGATGCGAGAAGTCATCTCATCCGTGTTGCGCTGGAGACTCGGTAAGGAGTTACGATGGGAACGTGTTCCTACATCCTTAACGAGATGTGCGAACAACATCAAGGACCGGTTGAACGAGAAACTACCCGATATGAAGTTCGAAGTATTAGACCCTGTTACCGTTGATCGACAAGAGGTCTATGTCGATATCGTGATCACGTATGGTGTAGCAGAACAACGTTCTGATGTGTGTCGGATCTACTATCAACTGGTCGGTACTTATATCGGAACGTACATCGTCTATGGTGTTCACTATACGTTCTTCAAGAAGGAGGATGAAGTATGATCACTAAGAAACTAGAACAAGAGCGGTATCGCTATACACGACATGTTCGGTCTGAGCTTCACGAACGGATCAACCGTGTCGTACAACGGAGCAGAGACTTACCATCTTTGTATCCTGACGTTACCATTGCAAACACCTCTCTGGATCAGATATTGCAATGGTTGTACAGTTGGATCAACGAAATGGTGCAAGATCCCAAGTATCATGATGATAAATCTCGTGATACTACTCCGAAAGTATCGATCTCGGTCCAAGATACAAACACAACAGCCACTTCATGGACAGGTACGTGTGTTGTGTACATCGCATACGAGAGAAAATGGATCGATTACGCACCGGAGGTGATGGCCAAAGGGAGAGAGTCCAACTTGTTTGAGGTGGAGTCCAAGATGCGTTACAAGATGACGCTATCGATCCGTCAACGTCAAGAGAAGTACTACGTTCGTTCTTCGAACGTAGAGGTATTAGCAAATAAACAACCGAACTGGTAATTTTACAAGGAGGAACATTATGATGTTACGATGCAGAATTTGCGGTAACGGGTACGAACCGTCCGACTACACTGATGAGTCTGAAGCTGCAGAGGACTGTTGTCCCGATTGTCTGTATGACGGAAGCATATTCAGTGTAGAGGATGATGAGGCAGAGATGGAAGAGTTGTACGAGGAAGAGGATGATCTCTACGACGATGAAGACAACTATCTCGATGTATCTTACGATGACATCGATGTATCAGACGAAGAGTTCGAGGAGGATCTAGAAGATTAAGTGATCTGTAGATGCGAGTGTACACTCGCATCTACAGATGCTCATTATAACACAAGAAGGAGATAACAACATGGATACGTTAATGGAAACGCTGCAGAAGAGAACGGATAAGAAGCTTCACACGATGATGTATCAGAAGATCACTGATCTCACAGAGGGTGTGGATATCCAACAAGCAACATCGAAGCTGATACAACAGTTCTCGAAAAGATGTCACGATATACGTGTGGTTGGTGAGGGTACTTGGGATGGACGTCACAACATATATCGGTTCTATTTAAGACCGGTTCCCAGAACACAGGAAGATCGTTCTCCATATTACAAATTTCTGTATGGTGAGATCTACTTCGGTTCGGATCGATCTCAGTATCAGGAACACGTTGTTGGTTATCGTGTTCAGATAGAGGATATCTGTCGGTTTTTACCGATGGGGATCGTGAATCATCAGTTATACGAGCTATGCCATCTGTTGGTGCATATCACCGATGACTTGAAAGAGTTCTCAGCGAACATGGAGTTTAAAGCTTGTGTTTCTAAATTGGAGACACTGTTACAAGAACTCTATGATGTTTTGGAGTTCTCAGGTGAAGTAACCGATGTACCTTCGTTTACAAGATTTGTAAAGGAGCATGTGACTCTTGATAGATGGCATTTCTGGTATCATCGTAGGAAACGTGCTATGGTGGTTTCGGGTTATAGTGAGATCATCGAAAGCTCCGTCGAATGTGCGCTGCGCATCCACAAAGGTTGGTACACCAGGATCAAGCTTTAACAACCAAAGATTGGAGTAATTACATGCGAACTTATAAGTTTCGCATACGACCTTCTAACCAGCAAGTGAAGAAACTATGGAACCACTCTTGTAAGTTGAACTGGATATACAACCAGTTCATCCAAGCAGAACAAACTGAGTATACGAACAACAAGTCGTATCTGGATCAATACCAACTCAACGCTAAGTTACTTGAGTTGAAACAACAAGATCCTACGTTGTATGAGATACACTCACAGGTATTACAACAAATATCCGTGAGAGTACATAACTCATATCAGTCGTTCTTCAAAGGAGTGGTGATTCATCCGCCTAGTTTTAGAAGTTGTTCTAACTTCTTCAACATCACTTATCCACAAGCTGGTTATTCGATTAGAGGTCGTAAACTATTCACCAAAGTATATGGTGAAATACCGATTGTGCTACATAGACCTATCCAAGGTAACATCAAAACCTTGTCGATCTGTTACACAGATCATTGGTATGTTTGTGTTACAACAGATTACGATCCTGTAAAAGTCAGACAACCAACTGATGTAGGTATCGATCTTGGAACGGCTAACTTGGTAACAACGTCAGATCAACAAGTGATCAGAGGTCCGAATCATCAAAAGTGGTATGATAAACAAATAGACAAACTAAAAGCAAGGAGGGATACCAACCACAAGTGTAGATCAAATAGATACAGATATCTCACTAAAGTCATCAAACAGCTGTATAGAGTGAAAGGTCGTAAAACGAATGACCAACTTCACAAGATCTCCAAAGATCTGTCCAGTCGTTACGATACAGTGTACGTAGAGGACTTGAAGGTTAAAAAGATGTCTGAATCCAAAGCAACTGGACGTAATCGTGAGATACGGAATCAACAACTTGGTAAGTTCATCAGTATGCTAGAGTACAAAGTAAATCATCTTGTTCCTGTGAACCCGATGTTCACTTCACAGACTTGTGCATACTGCGGACACACTCATGAGAAGAAACTTCCTTTGAAAGTGAGAACGTTCACATGTGATCATTGTGGTCTTGTTCTTGATCGAGACCTCAACGCTGCATGGAACATCTTGCACTTAGGAAGAGCTACATTGAGTGGGATGTATAAGAATTCTGTATCTATAGTTGATATCCACACCTACATGTGGTGGGATAGTAACACACGTAGATGCCTGGAACAGGCCATCGATATAAGTCGGTGTATTCGGTAACACGAGGAAGCTCCTTCCTTCAGGTGGGAGTAGTTCACCGTCCTACTTGGAATATGAACGTTATACGAAGGTTCAATTCAAAGAAGGAAAAGATGGTGAGTTGATCGTAGAGTTCTACTATAAGAGAGAACTGATCCTTGCCCACAAGATCCATCTGAGTGAATCACTAGAAGATCTATTGTAACAACATCCTACTTAGGTAAGGGCAATACTACCCTTACCTAAGTAGCCAATATGAAAGGAAATAACACTATGTTAACATCGGAAGAAATCTTAAGACGGATCCAAGCTGATCTGTTGAAATCATTCCAGAAGTTGATCGGGACGTATAGCTTAGATCCTGTAACGACGATCGGTCAAACGATCGCAGCAGCGACTACGAAGTATATCGACAGAGGGTTGGAAGCATTCAGAGATCAAGAAGAGCCAGATCCGTCAGAGACCACTTCTTATACGGTCATCCTTCGTATGGATCGTCACCATCGGAACTGTAATCACTATCTTTACATCAGAGTTGATACGGAATTCTGCAACGGATCTTGGTTGATCCATGCTGTCGCAGTAACGTGTAGACGGATCCCAGGTGACTACAGATCGAATGATACGCTCTGTGAAGACATCCATGATGCGAAACTTACGATAGGGCAGATCCAACGTGGGATCCGTCGTACATCACCTTGTCTATGTGATAAGATGGAGTTTTTAGGAGCAACCATCTTCAACATCTGGTGCATCATGAAGTGGCAACATCCTGAGTTGGATCGGACGACATTCGTCTACCGTACACTACCGGCTCTTCTCGATTATGAACGTTGTCGTACCGTTCAATTCAAGGAAGGTCATGGATGTGAGATGTTGATCAACTTCTATTATAAAGACGAACTCATGACCACAAAACATCTCGTCTTGTATTCTGCATTTGACGAGATACTGTAAACGAAGCAGTGCATTAGGAGGGATATCGTGTTCCCTCCTAATACAAAACATAACCCAATAACCATACGGAGGAAGAACCCCATGACACAAACACACGATCCTTACGCAAGCGATCTGAAACAGATCCAGATCGCATCACTGGAAGCAACCCAATCGTTGCTTGGTCGTTCCTACACACAACCCGAAGTACGATATCATAACCAGCGTCGATTGGGATCCTGTGAGTGGTACCTGCAAGTGTTTCATCCAACCGTATAAAGAGTCACGTAAGTATGAACGAGATCATCGTTTCGTTTATTGTGAACTCTACACGAAAGACAATATGGTTGTCGGGCATCGTGTTCAGATCGAAGATGTGAATCAGTATTTACATCTTGATCGATACGACAACTATTTGGAGCGTATATCGTATCATTTCAAGAAGTTGTGCGAGTTGGAACACAGTCAACCCAGTCGTGATACGAAGGGTGAGTGGACCAAACACTATGGTGCGTTGGAGGAAGATCTCCAACGCTTCTTCTACATCTGGTATTATCAAAACAGTACGTCACACTACTCTGAGAGCGACTGCTGTGATATCATCATGCAGTCGCTTGATGATGAGACGCGCAAACACTACTCTCTTAAGTGGGATGACCGGATGGATCGACTCAAGATCGTATTCAAAAGAGCGGATGGTAAACGATCAACATCCAGTATCGACATCAGCCACAAATGGTTCGTAGATGCGAATATTACCGGTATGGCGTACTTAACAAAAGGGATGACTTGGATCCCGAAAGGAAAGATACATGAGCTATTTCAAATGTTGTAAGTGTCATCGCTGGTATGACACAGAGGAGTTCGACGATGTCGTTGACTACATGTTCTGCCCTACTTGTTCCAGTGAACAAGTACCGGATCAGATGGTGGAGATCAGCGCATCGTCAGATGATACCCCTGAGATCATCAGGGAGGATGATAACCTGCAGCCTGAGTATGTGGAGTTGGACGAAGGGATCGACAACGACTACATCGAAGGTGAATTAAGTCTGAATGATGACTTGGAAGGGAGTGGTTATTGAAAGTATACCAGAAGACCCTTTCCTTCAGGTGAGGGATGAATGGTATACAAGTGACCTATTACATAGAAACTCTATAAACAAAGGAGCACAAGTATGCTAGCATACAAGTTCCCGTTGTATCCTAATAAGGAACAACAAGTGCTCCTATGGGAGCACTCTTGTCTTTTAAACAGTCTCTATAACCGAATGCTTCATATGGAGCAGGAAGAGTATGAGAAGAACAAGAAGTTCTTAAACTTCTATATGCTCAATTACATGTTACCTAAGCTGAAGCAGGAAACTCCAGCTCTGAAGAACATCTTCTCTCAAGCTCTTCAGCAAGTAATGAAACGAGTTAATGATGGATACTACCTCTTCTTCAAGAAAGTGACGATCCGACCACCCAAGTTCCGTTCTTGCAAAAGGTTCTACAACATCTGCTATCCTCAGCCTAAAGTAGGATACAAGATCGAAGACAACAAGTTCATCACCAAGCAATATGGAACGATAGAGTTCAATCCATATCGTGAAATGAAAGGTACTGTCAAAACAGTATCCATCACTCACGATGTGGTTCGGAACAAGTTCTATCTCTGTATCGTGACGGATGGTAAAACTGAGTTCACTCCTTATGCGAATGCGCATATCGGAATAGATCTCGGTACGATGAATCTTGTTACAACTTCAGATGGAGAGGTCTATCAAGGGCCTGTTCATCAAAAGTACTTCGACAAACAAATCGATAAAGTAAAATCCATCCGGGATACGAAGTATCCCCTGATGAAAGGAGAAGACGGTAAGACGCGTTCGTCACGCAACAGACAACATCTCAACCAAGTCATCGCTAAGCTGTATGGTGTAAAACGTAACAAAACAAGAGACGTGTTACACAAGATCTCAAGAGATCTATCCAGACGTTATGATACAGTGATGGTAGAAGACTTACAAGTAAAACGGATGGGTGAGTCAAATATATCTGGACGTAATAGAGAGTTGCGCAATCAAGGTATCGGTCAGTTCTTAACTTACCTAGGTTACAAATGTAAGAAAGTAGTCAGGGTAGACCCTGTCAACACATCGAAGACCTGTTGTAAGTGTCATCACAAGATCGAAGAGTTACCTCTTCGTATCAGACAGTGGACATGTCCACATTGTGGTACTAAACTAGACCGGGATCGCAATGCTGCGTTGAATATCCTTCACTTAGGACGAGCTATGATGAGTCGTGTCTATCGCAATGATAAACCGAACATCGCAGACATCGATCCTTACATCTGGATGGATCAAAACCTCTATACTGCTAAGGAACTAGCCTTGGTCGCAAGACCATGTTCTGGATCACACCAGGAAGCTCCTTCCTTCAGGTAGGAGTAGTTCACGATGACCACTTGTTCTAATGTCAACCAGAAGGAAGATGGAACTGTAATCGAAAGGAGGTTAAGATGTTTGATTGGATCATTGACATCGTTCGCGATAAGCAAGAATCGCCGAATGTAAGAAAAATACGCGATCGTAAATCTAAGAAACGCGAGTGAAACATCATACACTAGTGGGTAACTACTCACTAGTGTTTCTTTTTTGCATAAGGAGGTGTGTATGGAACTATCGTTTCCACATGATCTGTGTTTTTATGGGACATGCTGTGATATCATCGATACACTGGTTATTGATCAAGACACGATCATCATTAATTATCATGAGTCACTAGGTAGTGTTCCAGGTGATCGATTCTCTTATCGATGTAAATCATCAGACCTCACGATTGATCAGTTCGATACGATCTGCTGTTACAAGAGTTTTATGGTTGTTGAACCAGAGTCTAATCCGACAAAGTATGTGAATGTAATACCTATACAACGCAATATAGATGTTGTTTTCTCATACATCACAAACCATCCAACACATCGAATCATGTTTCAAGAAACTGAATCAGATATCATTGAGATTGATGATAACATTGAGACAATGATTCCGAAATGGCAATTAAGAGATGACCAGATCGCATGGATCCGATATCTCATCACAAAACAACGATAGGAGAACTATGCTTACACCTTTTGAACAGTCGGCACAAGATCTTGTTTTCGCAGCCAATGATGTGATCGTACAAGCACAGATTTTTCAAGATCAATTGGAATACGGACAGGAAAGTCTTTTGACAGAACTTTCTGATGGGTTTCAAAGGTTTCTCAGTTGGTTAAAACAGAAGGTATTGGATCTGTTACACAAATTCATCACGTTCGTCAAATATCTGAAAGCTACTATCTTCGGGTTGGTCTCGAACCGACGGAGTTCATTTATTCAGTCGATCACATCATCACACTATCAAGTTTACCCTTTTGAGGATAAAGAGATCTTCATCTCCTACGATGTTGAACAGATCCTTGAGCATATGGAGGGCTTTCGTAAGAAGTTACCGATTCAAGTAACCCAGAATAACAGACAACAGATCAGTTGCGATATCAACGAATGGTTCCAAATCTGGCATGAGTTGGTATTGGAACAAGATAGATCGATTAGGATCATGAAGTCGAAGTGTTGTTCTGTTTGTAGAAGAATCGTTGACTATCTGAACTTCTTAGAAGTTCAGGCGATCGCCCTTTCTGAGAACGTAAGTGAAGTACGGTATCTGATCGATAAGGCTGAAACTGTGACTGATGTAGTTTCATTAACTTCCAAGTTGATTCGTGGAACAGCACAACTTGTAAATGTTTCATCAGCTACAACATACGACTTTTTGATGATACCGGATACCTCTCCTAGAACAGTATCTGATTTGAAGAATGTTGTGTTGGAGTGTATTAAGACATTAGGATACATTACGGTATCGATATCCAACATCTTGGAACCGTTACCTGGGATCATGATCAGGATCGGAAAGATCTACGATAACTCAGGGTTTACGTTACATTATACCACAACGATCGATCCAGGTTTTCATCGTCACATTGAACAGATCATAGGAGATTCTGTTCGTGTTGATAACATTATTGTGACGACGAAGGAGCCGAATACCTGGCCTACTGATGATAACAATACAATCATTGGTTGGTGTCATGCAAGTTATGGATCTATCGGTGCAAGAGACCTTTGGATCAATGCTAGATATCTCTTAAGAGATATTTCACCTGGTGAAATTGAGCGTGCTGCTAGATTGATGCTAGTCACGATCGTACATGAATGTACGCATCTGTCGGATGGTCAAAACTATAAACAGTTTGATAAAAATCGAAGTAACGATGATCAGGAAGAACGTCGTGCTTACGGCAATGAAAAGAAATACGTACCGACATTGGGTGAACTGAATTGGGCTAAAGCACAGATTAAAACGATGATCTCTAGAATGAAATAATCTTCCTGAGTATACTGGTATCCACTTACCAGTATACTCAACTATGCTTTACGTATATATTACAACTTGAGGAAAATTGAGCATACTACGTAAACATACAACTGGAAGGAGTTCTCTATGGACATTGAAACTCTACGGAAGAAGATCGATGACGCCAATGTGAAATATTGGACCGATCACCAACCCATCATCTCCGATCAAGAGTACGATCGGTTGATCGAACAACTGCGTGTGCTGGATCCAGATGATCCAAGACTTACCTACATCGGAGGGGAGAAAGGTTCTGTGATCCACAACCCACCGATGCTTTCATTGGATAAACGTTACACCCATGAAGAGATCATCAAGTGGTGTAAAAGTGTTGGACGAGAGGACAGTACTTTCGTGGTACAGCCTAAGTATGATGGGATCGCTGGTAAGTTGGTCTACACCACACGGGGCTGGCAGTTGAGCACCAGAGGAGATGGACATGTTGGTGAGGATATCACCAGCAAGCTTCCTATGATCGAAGTGAAGACACTTTCTAGTGTTCTGTTACAAGCACTTCGACATCCGAACAAAGCAGCGGAGATGCTGCTTCTGAATACACCGTTCTATGGCGAGATCGTGATCACAGACGAAGATTTCGAAGAGTACTTCACCTCTGGTAAAATCTTGAAACAGAACGGTGAAAAGTACAATACGCAGAGGAACACTGTTGCTGGTCTTCTTGCATCCAAAGAACCTCTTCCTGATCTGAAAGGGAAGAAGATCCTTACTTTTGTGGATTACACATTCTACTCGTCGATCATGTCGATGAATATGTTGGAGGATCCGGAAGAGTGGGATAAACTGGTTTTGGAAGTGGAAGAGCTGAACTACCCAACCGATGGGTTGGTGATTAAGTTGGGTGATATAGCCAAGATCCAAGAGCTTGGAGCAACGCAGCATCATCCGAGAGGGATGATGGCGTTCAAGTTCGCCAATGAGTCTCAGACCTCTACCTTACGTGGGATCGAGTGGAATGTTGGGATGCGGAGTATCACTCCGAAAGGCATCATCGATCCTGTGAAGATCGGGAATGTCACGATACAGCAAGCATCGTTGTTCAACCTGGCGTATGTGATCAAGAATGATTTCAGACTCGGAGATATCGTCAAGGTAGAACGAGCTGGAGATGTTGTTCCTCACATCTGTGTGGAAGATCATGTCCGTAACCAAGGTGAACTGATGATACCACATACCTGCCCATCGTGTGGACATCCGACTCACCAGGAAGATGTAGAGTTGGTCTGCACCAACCCTGATTGTCCTGGTGTTGCGTTGGCGATCCTTCGTAAAGCAGCGAAGGAGCTGAAGCTGGATGGATTCGGAAAGGTAGTGCTTATGAACCTGGTATCTAACAAGGTGTTGCAGTTACATCAACTTCTGTCTATCTCCTTGGAAGGACTATGTTCTTATGCGGACGTATCACCTAAGGTAGCGACAAAGTTGTATGCTTCGATCCAGAACGCTCTTCGGACAGCAACACCTGCGATGCTGCTGTCAGCGTTAGGGATCCCGAGGATCAGCAAAGCTAATGCAGCGATGTTGTTGACCACTTGCTCGATCGAAGATCTAACAACACTCTCGACGGAACATGCAATAGAAAAGTTTCAACCGTTCGGTGAAACAGGCTTGTCTCTTGTGAGATGGTTGTCATATTCTGAGAACGTTCAGAATCTGGCTCTCTGTCTGATGCTCTGCACCAATATCAACCATATTGGACAGAACTTTGACATGACGATCTGTTTCACAGGTAAGATGAGCGCTCCAAGATCTGAATTGGAGTCTTATGCGAGATCCAAAGGTTATCAACCGGTATCGACCGTTACGAAAGAGCTCTCTCTTCTGGTTGTTCCTGATGTGGAACAGGGAGATGAAAGTAGTAAGCTGGTGAAAGCCAGACGCTACGGGATCCAGATCGTGACGGAATCACAGTTCCGACAGATGTGATATCGTACTACTCTACCAAGGATCGCACCTTGGTAGAGTAGTATCTTTTCTGCTGTCAACATGCTGTGAACGTAAGAGGTGAATCTATGCGAAAACATGATCCGAAATTGAAAACAGTAGAACTGTTCACAGATGGTTCTTGGAAAGGGAAGTTGAATGCCGGTGGTTGGACTTCCTTATTAGTCTATTGGCCTCATTGGAAGCTTGTCACATCCAGTGAACCGGATACAACGATCTCCAGAATGGAGTTAACTGGAGTGATCCACGGTTTGGAAGAGTTGACCGAGCCTTGTAATGTGAAAGTGATCGCAGATAGCAAGTTGGTCGTGAATACGATCAATGGATGGATCTACGGTTGGAAAAGGAACAACTGGATCACCAAAGGTGGAACTCCTGTTGCGAATCTCGATCTAGTCAAACGACTCTACGAGCTCATGCAAGTACACAACGTAAAAGCGGAGTGGGTGAAAGCCCATACCTTTCGCAAAGACTACAGGTCTAATGCGAATCGCATCTGCGATTACTACGCACAGAAGAGTGCTGATGATCACCATAAGTCTACACGGTAGGCACATCCTATGCCAAAATAGGAGACAACGATGCAACCCGATCCTTATATTGAACAGTTGATCTTCAGGTGCCGTGCCGTGTCACCTGGGATCAACGATTATTTTGAAGAACAGAGGTACATCGCTGAAGTTGAGAACGTTGAGGAGATCACTCCTCAGTATCTTCTCAATACTGCGATCACTCTGGTTCTCGATCTCCTGGAAGAGATCGGCATCCACTCCAACTTCTCAGTAGAAGAGTTGTTGGAATCCTCTATCGATTTGGAAACGATGTTCTATCTCGCACACAAATTTGACTTCGATAACTACTATCGAGTACTGAAGAGTTTCGATGAACAACAGTTGTCCGAGTACAATGCGATGATCGAGAATATCGATCTTCCTGAGGATTATCTTTTTGAGATCGCGGCTTACTTCAACGATCTCTTCCCAACGGATATCGCTTGGGAGTACATCAATCGTGGTACCGAATACTGGTACAGCACGGATGCTCTGGTATCGCATCTCGTCAACATCCAGTTGAGGATGGAGATGAACACCGATCCGAACCCCATCCCGATCCAAGAGGATGAGCTTGCGATGGTGAAACAATTCTTGATGGTAATGACCGAACGGGAACAGAAGGTTACCGCATATGTCAACTACATCTTGGATCGATTCACAGGACTGTTGAACAAAACGAAACTGATGCGCCTTGTCAAACAGTACGATAAAGAGAAGCTCCATCCGGACACCGTTCTTCTTTTCGCTAAATGGAACTCACTGTCCCATGAAGAGAAGGAGAAGATCGGAGAACCTGGGTTCCTTCAACAACATCATTTGAAAGATGATCATCACATCGAGCATTGGGAACATCTGAAGAAGATAAACCAGCTGGTTGAGTTGACGAATGAAGTCGCTGTGATGATCGTAATCTCTCTGATCCTGGACGAACTTCCAGAAGCCAAGATGAAGAAGGAACTGGAACGGTATCAAGGGATCGCTTCAGAGCAGACCTATCGGTTCATGTGGGACTTGTATCGTCAGGTTCCTTGGACAGCATTATTGGGAGGGACTAAGTGATGGAACTTCCGATCCATAAGAAAGAGTTTTTGATCAAGTACCAGAGACGTCTGTTAGAACGTGCATTTTTGATCGACATCATGACACAGGTTGGTGGTCGTCCTGTTTTCCCTCTGTATGAGAGCGAAGCGATCACACCAGAACGTCATTCTGTTCGTGTTACATTGAAGACACCTCCGGAAGATGTGGTGTATATTCCTCTGCAAGAACAAGATATCACAGACGATGAAGTTTTGAAACAGATCGCGATGCGACAGATCGCACTGGTGTATCCGTTCGACGATAGTCTTTTCCATCTTCTGTTCCAGTATAGGAACTACCTTGCTCTCTCTCCAGAGAAGAAAGAAGAAGCAGATCAGTTCAGCAAAGACCTCTACAACAAGACGAACCAAGAGCTCTTCGATTACTACACCTCTGCGAATTACAACGCAACTCACTTCCAGAAATGTGTTTTGCAAGAAGGAGATGTGTTCTTGGCATCCGTTGTGGGTAGCAGTCAGTCCTGTCTGGTGTATGTCTCGGATATCGATCAGGAGACATATTCGTTCACATTGAACTACCTGGACAACGGGATCCAGAGAGCATTCGGTGAGATCGATACGTTCCAACTGAATCCCGGTGAGATCATCAACTGCAAGGAAGAGATGATTACCACCGTAGGTCGGTTCTTATTGAACTACCTTCTTCTGGTTCATCCATTCCAAGACAAGATCTCTTATCAGAACTCCGTATTTGATCTCGGTTATATCGATACGATCGTTGCCAAAGGTATGTTGGACGGTTCTATCCCGGTATCCGCATATAAGCAATATGTGAACGATCTCTACTTCATCGGACACTTCACTGAACTCTGTGTACCGACTTATACTCGTAAATCACTTACCACAGATCCGAATGTGAGGAAAGTGAAACAAGAGTTGATGGAGAAGTACAAGGATAAGTTGAACGATCCGAACGTCATCATGGAGATCGAGAATACCTTGATCGCGATGGATAAGAACTATCTCAAAGATGATGAAGTGATGCGATTCTATGGACCGCTCGGTGACAAACCCTTCAACATCTCCCGTAAGAAGATGTATCTGACGGTCGGTGGTGTGGAAGAGTTCTCCAAGACAACCGGGAACTTCGTGTTTATTCCGAACTCTCTGTCCGAAGGGATGACCGCAGAGACGATGCCTGCTATGGCGAACGAGACCCGTAAAGGTTCGTTCAACCGTGGTGACCAGACGAAACTTGGTGGTGCACTAACTAAAGGTATCACTCGGGTTCTTCAAGATCTTACCGTATCGGAACAAGACTGTCACACGACTCGTGGTCTTACAGTGGACTTCTCGAAGTACAAGATCGGACGTTATATTGGATCCTATATCCAAGATGGTTCGAACTGGGTTCTTCTTACAGAACAGAACATGGAGAAGTTCGTCGGTAAGACGTGTTTGGTGCGTTCTCCGATGTATTGTCGAGCCCAACATGGACTTTGCTACATGTGCATGGGTGATATTTATGCGAAGAAGAATGCGAAGCATCTTGCATTGGATGCAGTGGATATCACATCGACCTTCACCACGGATGCCCTGAAGAGCATGCATGGTACGAAGATCTCAACTTATCAGATCGATGATCTCAACAAGTTCATACTGAACTAAAACCATAAGGAAACATCATGTCGAACAAAAATCGTTACAATCCTCAAGTCAGCCCGATGGATGTGCTGAACAAAGCACAGGAACCGAAGACGGAAGAGGTCCAGGAAGAGAAGAAAGACGTCACTGCGGAAGAACCCCAGAAGCAGGAAGAACAGAAACCTGTGGAAGAGGTGAAGGAAGAGACGGTCGTCAAACAGGAAGACGCTCCCAAAGCTGCTGTTGCTGAAACCCCAGCTACGGTTGTGAATACGACCGTTCAGCAGAAGACGGTTGCTCCTGCGAACAACAAGACTCCGGATGCCAAGGTTGCCAAACTGGATGCTCTCCTGAAGAAGTATCAGGACCTCGTCCAGACGAAGAACCCGTCTGAGTCCACACGTGCTCGCTTCGTGGAATCGTTCTACACCATCGCTGAATACGTCCTCGCTTCGGACAGCTATGCAGTGTTCAACCGTTTCTATGATTTCTTCCTGAAGGAGAAGAACGGTCTGATCCATCGGAACCTGGCTCTCGCCGGGATCCACAAGATCACCGACCTGCAGAAGAAGTCTCGTATCTCGGCATTCTTCGCTGTCTTCTACGCGATGATCCGCCACAAGACGGAACGCAAACCGTTCGGTCTCAGCATCCGTGCGATCCGGCTTGCCCTGAAGAACGACAAGTTCTGCAATTGGATCCAAGCCAAGTTGCAGAATCGCGGCTAAGCATACGAAATAACATCAGGATGGGAGTAACATCCCATCCTGATGTTAACTTACTTATGCTTCTTCCACTGACATCGGAGTGTCGATCTCAGTTTCACCTGGTTTGATCGGTGATTGTCCTGACGCTTCGAACTGATGTTCAAGTTGATCATCCACGTTATTCTGAAGGGCAACAGAACCTTTGCGAAACTGTTCGGGATCCAAGTTACTAAGCACTGCCAGAACAGCTTCCTGATAGTTCTCGGTATTCTCAGTATCCTTCCGTTTCAGATAGGTTGTGATCTTGTTCGCTTTAGACGATTCCTTCGACTTCAGGATATCATCAAGTGTTTTGATCACACCCATCTTCACTTCGATGTCGCGTGCGCTGTCTTTGTCATAATTGATCGATGGCACCGAGTTCACAAGTTGTTGTATGATCTGATCACGGATCTGATCCGTTTCACGTGTTGCTTGATTGAACTCCTGGAACAACATATCGATCGGAGACGATTGTACTTCTTCAGCCATATTTAATCTCCTAGTTGATTTCACCGTAATTTGTCCTTGCTACAACAGGGATCTGTCATAGCATATCCCCGTGTTTCAGGGGGTTCTGCTCTACGGTGCACATCCTATGTGAAACGACCTAGAAACAGGTGTAGCGATACACCATCCTTTCTTTTGGTTTAGGGAGCTTTAGGAATGGTTCTTGGGTTGATGTTCCTAGTCGTTCACACTCTCTCCTGTATGTGATCTATCTGGTCGGTTATCCCGACCAGATAGGTCCGTCTTACTGTAAATGAAGCCTATTTGAAGTATATATTACTCTGTGATGATACCTAGACAAAACTTAACTTAAGGAGGGATAACATCATGGAAGAATTGTGGAAGCCAATAGAAGGATTTTCAAATTACGAAGTGTCTACTTTAGGACGTGTCAGGAAAGGTTCGCTGATATTGAAGCAACGTACTATGTCAGGTATCGGTTATCGTACTGTAAATTTGATAACCACAGCTGGCGTGTTTACTTCAAGAATGGTCGCTAGATTGGTATTGACTACATTTGTCGGATCTGGGAAACATGTATATTACAAGGATGGTGATTATGCAAATTGCCAATTGTCAAATCTCGAATGGGTCCCGATGACTAAACTGCGACACACACCAAAACGATGGAAATCTACTTGCGTTATCATCGTGGTGAATCTATAGAAGATCTCGCCAAAGAGTTTGAATGTTCAAGATCAAATGTACGTGAGATCGTTGTAAGACACAGACCAAGTATCAGTGATAAACGAGGTGATAGTCTCTGTGTACGTGATGTATCGGGAAAGAGCTTACGTACTCTATTTACCGATCAGGAAGTTGATGAGATCAGAGCTCTCTACTTTTTAGAGGGATACACCGTGTCAGAAATAGCTGCAATGAAAAGCGTTTCTCAACATCTGATATCAAATGTCCTTGGTGGTCTTGTGTACAACATCACACCGGATACTCCTATTCGATTTATCGAATCGTATATGTCAAAGATTCCTCTGACACATCTGGTATCAGTTGACAGAATCAACAAGATTCGTAATGCATACAGAAGAGGGGTTCGTATTAACACTATTATGGCACGAGAACACATAGGTGGCGATAGTACGATGCAACGAATATTGTTTACTGATGAGGTTCCGTTTCCAGAAGGAGATTCAGTTCGTAAGTTAATCCAAACTCATCACGATCAACTTTCATGTAATCGTATTCCGTTTACAAAAGAAGAGTTGATATTGTTAAGGAAGGATATTGCATCGAATCAATATTCATTGGAAGAACTTATGGAAAAATGGAACGTGATCGAATACGAAAGTAGAGTGTTCTAACACATAAGGTATGGTGGATTTTGTATCCACCATACCTTCTCTTTTTGTCTCATAACAACTTCACGTATATATAACTTTAAGAAAAGCTCATTAAGAACATACCAAAAACAACCATCTTCTACATAGGAGGCAACGAGATGATGAACTACACATCGAAAGACATTAAAGAATATACCTTCATGGAGCATACCCGTAGAAATGCGGGCATGCTCATGGGTAAGGTCAATCTGAATGCCAACATTCAGTGTATCAAAGAGTATATTGATAACTCGGTTGATGAAAGCAGTGTTGATCCGAACAAAACTTATCACATCAACATCATCCTGTTCAAAGGAGATGATACTTATCAAATCGCGATACAAGATCATGGACGAGGTGTTCCGTGTGAGAAGCTGGAAACGGTTTTTACACAACCGTTTACTACAGGTAAAGCAGACAGCTCTGCCTACACATTCAGTATCGGATCCTTCGGTATTGGTAGTAAAGCTAGCAATGCGATCTCTGAAAACTTCGTTTGTATTTCAAAACGATTGGATGGGTTTGCAGGATTGACTCTGAAACGTGGTGTGATCCTCAAATCAGAGATCAAACAACCGATCGATCAGATCCGTGAAACGGTTGGTACTCTGATTGTGCATCAACCGGATGCATCCATCTTGAAATTGACCAACACCTTCTTTACAACAGATGGTGTTGCCAGAGTGCAAGAATTGATCGAGTATATCGGAGCATTCAAACCAAACACCAAGTTTCACATGTATCTGGTTGATAAGTTACTTCCAGATAGTTGGTTCAAGAAACCATACGAAGATATGTGGAACTACTTCCAAAAACCAAAAGGACAGTTGATCTATGAAACACCTCTGGTGATATCCGCTGAGGACTATGTTCGTGGGAAATTTGGTATCGCAGAGCAGCCTCTTTGGAATCTTGAGCTCAAGAAATCAATAGAGACTCCGAGACCTATTGCCTGTGATATCAGTGTTCATCTGGTCAAGAACTGTGATCGTCAGAATGGTTATATCGCCACTGTGAATGATACACAGATCAAAGATAAAGAGTCTTCACATCTCAGTGTCTTCTTTGAGAAGATCAGAGAACGATTGACTCCATATCTCGATCAGGACGATGATGAGATCATGACATTCTTCGAACGCTTCTACAATATTCCGTTCTACGGATATATCAGAGCGTTTTACAAAGGAGCAACATACGAAGGTCAGACGAAGCATGGATTCAAGGATCTCGATTTCGAGAAGATCTACGGTCAGATGCTGAATGCATACTTCGATACGATCCAGGATGGGGTGTGGGAACAGATGTTCAACATCATCCACGATGATCTTGTGAAGAAGTTCGCTCAGTTCAGCAATAAGAGTATGAACTTGAGTTCCAACTCGAAGAACCTTGCTTACGACATGAACAATGAAGGTTGTTATGTGCCTGCACGTGTGACGGATCCGACCATCACGGAACTGTTCATCACTGAGGGTAACAGTGCAGGAGACTTCGTTGTTCAGGAGAGGTTCAAACACTTCCAAGCAGTGCTCAAGTTGAAGGGTAAGCCGATCAACGCACACACTGCTAATGTTGAGGACCTTAGAGCGAACAAAGTCTACCAAGACCTTGTGAAGATCCTGGGTGTTGGACCGAGAGATCAAGATCTGAGCAGATTGCGGTTCGCAAGGATCGGGATCCTAGCTGATGCTGACCCTGACGGTTATCACATCAACGACCTTGTGATCACTGCATTGTTGAAGATCAATCCTTTGATCCTGGCAAGCGGACGTGTGTTCATGGCGAATCCTCCGCTCTACGTGATGGAAAGTCGGGATAAAGCTCTCTTCTTGAGAGACCAGAAAGCCCTGAACGATGCCCGTGTCAAGATCTATGAGAAGTTCTTCAATCTGGAACTCTACTCTCAGATGACCAAGAATCTGTGTCAACTGAAAGGAGAACAGTATCGGGATTTCATCTACCTGACCAAGAGGATCGGTGGGATCATCACCCGTTCTGCGAACAAGTTGGTGATCGATCCGATGGTACTGGAACAGTTGGTTCACTGTGTGGACTATCTGAGTTTGTACAAGTTGGATACCAAGATGGTGAAGAACATCCTGAAACTGGATGATTGTTCGTATCATCCTGGAGCGAAGACACTCTTGTTGTCGGTAGCAGGGATCGAGATCAGTGTTCCGATGCAGAACTTGGTTCAAGAGATCCGTTCTTACATCCTTCCTGAGTTGGAGATGGTTCATTGGGAGTTGTTCGATCTCCTGGTGACAACCAAAACAACGACGGAGATGGAACGAGCTCCCATGACGTTCATGCAGCTCTATCGGATCCTCCAGAAACTCGACGAACATTATCCTGTTCACCGTCTGAAAGGTCTCGGTGAATGCAGTGGTCCTCAGTTGAAGTACACCTGTTTGGATCCTGCAACACGCACATTCACCACGATCACGAGTATCGGGGATGTGAATCGTATCTACGACATGATGGGCGTGGATACCGCACCTCGTAAAGCGTTGGTTCTTGGTGATGTGAAGAGTATCTTGAACCAAATACCAGAACAGGAGGTCCTGTGAAACGATGTGATCTCGACACATCTGAGATCGCCAGATTCCAAGCCTGGTTGATCGATACTACAAATAAGGACGATCCTCCTCTCGTAGAGTTAGAACCATTCTTCAAGTACCTTGCGAAAGTATCTTGTATCGTTCGAGATCCTTACAACAAGGGAGGTGGTGCCTCTCCTGAGGAGCTGTTCATGGCAGGACAGTTGTTCCGGATCGGATGTGTTCGTATGCGGTTCTTGGAAGAACGTTCCACCAGGCAACTGGTGGACGCTCTGATCTTGGGGGAGATGCCAGCTCCTCCGTTAGTCTATCAGATTCTCACGTATATATTACGTATTGAGAAGCACGAGTGTGGGATCAACTTGATGTTGATGATGCCACTGTTCGCGTTGATGGAGACGAAGTGGTATCCACTTCATCCCAACCGGAGTTCAACGTTGACCAGTGTGATCCAGTCATTTGCATTAAGCAGCGATCGTTACGCTCGTATGTCTATCATGTTGTATGATCCGTTGGATCTACTTCGTAAACTACAGTTGATCATCTCAACAACGGCGAAAGATGAACGATATGTAGGTAAGAAGTATCTGGAGTACGCCTTGGACAGTGTGCGGTATGTAGCCAGTATCTATCTGGCTGTTGTCACCAAGAAGATCGAACAAGATCCGAAGGTGAAGTCGCAAGCTAACAAGATGCTGGGTAGCATGTTACTCCTGCACCAGACGATCATCAACACACATATCAGTCAACATCGAACAAGGAGGTGACGACATGGAAAAGCCGGATCAAGCGAACTCGAGGATCCGGGACATGTTTGTAAACAAGTATGCACGGAGACAGGAGATCGACGAGTTGGAAGCTCTGAAAGAACAAGGGGAGCTGATCTTTACGGAGAATGACCCGATCTTCTACAGCACCTATCCGTTGGATCAGGTTGCGGTCAAGCTGTGTCAGGACAGTCGCATCACAGAACCGTATTTCCAAGAGAGATACAAAATGTATGCGATTAAAGTTCTCGGTCAGCATCCGCAGCAAGCATCCACACAGAGGAGCAATATGCTCAAGATGATGAGACGAGGACATATCACGTTCAAGAGGCTTATGGAGTTCTGCTGCAGGGTACTCGGTATGCCTTTGAAAACGTTAGCGTTCGAGTTCAATCATCCAACCAAAACGAATACGGTCGATATCGTGCTAACCGACCTCAACAACAGAACACTCGATACTTCAGATCCGGATGAAGATTGAGTATCTGTAACAAACATAGTACTGGTACCATGTGTATGGGAGAACTCTTGAGCTCAAGAGTTCTCTTTTTGCCTAAGCATCATCAATTTAACAATAGGAGTTCCTATGTCAGTCGCATTACAACTGGTCAAGAACGGGAAGCCTCTTCCCGCCGTATTCATCGACAAAGACCTTCATCTCAACCGTCTGGTTGCAGCCACCATCGCCTCGGTTAACCTTTGGGTGAAGATCCAGGATGGTTCTGACAAGAACCCGTTCGAACTGTGTGTCCGTAAAGTCATGGATGACTTCGGTGGTACTTTGTTCTCTCAGCGTCCTCTGGAAGCGGTCTACCAGATCAACTATAAGGAAGACACTGCGTCTTCGGATCTGAAGATCATCAACTTCATCTACTGGAACAAGTATCTCCAGTGCAAAGCCTTCGGAGATGTGTTTGGATTCGCTCAGTACAACGGACTCCAGATCGAAGCTGTTCTTCCGAACAAGTACTACAGTTTCGATCGCTCCACCGGAGAAGACGGGAAGTTCATCAACCCGAAACAGTACAACGTCATCCTGGAACCGGATGAAGTGGACAAGATGTTGTCACAACGGACACCGGATGCTCCTGTGGAACAGAAGGAAGCTGTTGAAGCTCCCAAAGAAGAACCTCAGGAAACCGTCGAAAAGCCCCAGTAAACGGTACTCTTTACAAGCATACATCATACCCCTGATAGGTAGGCTAGCCTACCTATCAGGGGTCATGCTATGCTTAAAAGTTTAACTTATCAAGAGGGTATTATGCTGATATCTTCCTCAACGTTGTCTGAAAATATCATCCACGTTTGGAAGCCTCTTGCGGATCAGATGTCACGTAAGATCCTTCAGGATCTCGGACTTCTGGAGTACATGAAGAACCATGTGTACATTAATAGCAGTTACACAGGTCCTTCCAAATCATGGAGAGATATCCAATCAAGACATGCCATCCTGAATGAACCAGGGATGACAGTGAATATCAAATTCAATTCGAATCCGCTCGGATTGAAATGGAGTGTGACCTCCCCAGGTCAACACATGGATCCTGCGATCCACAGAAGAGATGCGTTGATCACAAAACCTCTGTTCTTGGATCCAACTTCGAATGTACACATCATCGAGAGAGAACAACCTTGTCTCTTAGAGATGGAGTGTGCGTTGACTTTCACAGATCGAGTGGTCGCATTCGATGCTGTGACGAACATGATGAGTACCTACGTACGTGGTGAGTTGTTGACTGTGAACAACTTCACTTACGATTATAAGTTTCCCATCCCTCTGTTGAATGAACTCTATGTCCTTGGTAGGATGTCTGGTGTTGAGAAGGGTAAAGGAATGGAGTGGATCACCAAATGTTCTCAGGGGAAGATGCGGTTGATCACCAACGAGTATAATCCTGGGAAACATCACGAGATGGTGGTTCATAGGGAGTTGTATGAAGTATTGGCTACGATCGATTACAATGCAGATGAACCTACGGTAGAAGGAGTTGGTACTTCAGCGGATGCGATCACATTGAGTTTCAATGTAACTCTCCAATTCGGTAGAGTAAATATGCTCTATCTGAAGTATCCGATCGTATTGAACAACACTCTGATCCCAGAGGAACTGGTCCATGTTGAGAAGAGTGATGCGTATGGTCGTTTGATTCGGTATCTGAAACACCCGTATGAGTCATTTGACGGTGCTTATCAGAATTCGAAGTTCTTGTATCGGCTTCCTGTCCGTTTACCTTGGTATGACAACTGGTCCTTACCGAGTTACAGTCGACCCACCTTCGAACATGCAGAACCGTTCTTGATCGGAGTCTTCACTCTGGACAACACAGCGTGTACATCGTGTCAAGATCGTTGTAAGTGTGAATGTTGTCCGTGTCGATACACGACAGTGGATCTTTATGAAGATCTGGAACCACACGCTCTGAAGAAAGTGGTTGTCGATTACTACAGAGAACATCCGAAAGAGTGTCTCTATCCGGATGCTCCTTACAACTTGGCGGTATTCGCAGATGATGTTCAAGTAGATCCCAAGAAACTGGAATTCGACGGACGATACTTGAAGTTCCCGAACACGATGGGTGCGAACAGGATCTATCGGTTGGTTCTCTGCAAGACACCTCTGATTAAAGAAGGACGTAACCCTTGGCACTTCGTATGGGATTGTGTGATCGTTGCGGAGACAGCCATTCAAAAGGAGAAATAACGTATGCCTATGTCAAAAGCGAATGGCACGCTTCGTAAGCCAAAGAACCCTAATAGACCCAACTGTGAGACCAGTTGCTTCGTGGTTCCTCCTTCCGAGAAACCAGAAGTGGATTCGTCTGCAGTGGTCAATCCAACGCCATCTCAGGCGTTGGCATCTGAACCATATGTGCAAGCAACGGATGCTGCTGATAACACAGTAGCTACGACAGCGAAGACGACGTTGGATACAGCACTCCTTGCGTACAGTGCCGGAATGTCCATCACTGTGACGTTCTATCACAATCTGAACAATGATGCAACAGCGAGATCATTCTTCAACGATCTCTCATTCCAACAGGATAATGTTCACGTTGCATATCTGAAGATCAACAACTTCCAGATGAAGTTGAAAGACAGCCTTGCATTCTCCTATGACGGAAGCAAGGTGAAATCCCAAGTCACGGGAGAAGCGGTACTCTATCCTTTTTTCGTACCTTGGACGGGTGATCTGTTCATCTATGAAGTACAGAAAGGCGTGTATGGTCTGTACAAGATCACAGACCCACCAACTCGTCTGTCGATCAAGGATCTCACCGGCCATGAGATCAAGTTTATCTTGGTAGATTATCTCTCCAAAGAACAACTGGATACGTTGAACGATCGTGTGACTGAAGAACGCTACTTCAATCTCCAACGTTATATCTCTGGAGAAGGAGCTCTTCTTACCTCTGATGAGACAGAGACCTTGGGTCAAGTCAAAGACGCCATCACCAAACTCTCCAAGTATTACGTGAGTGAGTTCTACGAGAAATATATCTACCGTACTTTTATTGAGAACCCCTGCCTCTACGATCCTTACATCGTGGAGTTCATTACCAGAGTGTTCGATTATAAGTACTTCAGAGCGTATCCAACCCAGTTGGTTCCATCACCAGAGTGGTGGTCCAGATCCTTCTGGGCAAGATTGTTGGATCCAGACACTGTACCAGAAGAGGTTGTTGTCAACAAATGTTATCGCATCCTGAAGGGTGTTCATTACAGAACAGCTGGGATCAACGCTCTGACGAATCGTTGTTACATCCGCCTGCATCCGAATGGAAGACACAACTATCCTCCGTTCAACATCCCAACAGAATACGATGCTGAGACCAGAACGATCCAGATGCAGATCCTTCTGTATCTGTCGGAAGGGAAAGTGAGACCGAAAGTACTTCTGGAGTTAGTGGATAAGATCCTCACCTGTAAACGACTGGCGAGGTTCTACTTCATACCGATCTTGGTGTTCCTCCTGAAGAAACTCCAAGGGATCTTGGAAACAGGATCAGGTGGTATCATCGTGGAAGAACCCACCAACGACGCATGTGATATGGACTGCAGTACTTGTGTGTACTGCTGTGATTGTGATCGGAAACCTCCGATGCCTCCTCCTGAACCACCTCCGGATGGATCGGGATGTTGTCCTTGTCACAAACCAGGACCTCCGATGCCGGTTCCACCGCACCATCCGGGACCTCCTTGGACGGATGGTCTGGAAGATTGTGATCGGTACTGTATCCCCGATGATGGTGGACGTGCACAAGACGATTACGGCAAGCCTCCTGAAATCAACGGAGATTGTGGTGAGTCTTACGAAGGACTTCCTCCTGACGAACGAGCATTAGCTCAACGACTGGGTTACAACCCGTTTGAAACGGCAGACGCCTGGTAAAGATCACTGTACTAGCAGGGTGTATTTCTTCACCCTGCTAGTACCACCCTATGCTAAATCTACGGAGGTTCTTATGTCTCAGAACACAAAACTATTCTCGGACAGGATGAACGATGAAGTCTTCCGAGTATACATACCAGAGTATTACCAGCCAACGCTTCCGAACTATTTCAAACAACATCGTAACTCCGGTTATGCTGTCGTCAATGGACGTATGGTGACCGATGAGGAGTATCAGGAGATCACAGGAGAACCTGTGATGAGAGATGATTTCATTCCACAGCCGATCTACATAGCCGCTGAATTGAATATGTGTATTAGCTCCTGTCCACCAGCTATGATCGTGGATATGGATGTGAATAATGTTCCTTTCAAATTTCAAAACATCGAAGATATTCCAAAGGTCTGTGAAATTATGGAGGGATATGAACAGGAAATGTTCTCTTATATCTCCAGGAGTTCAGAGTTGAAGCAGTACATCGAAACGATGAGAGGTACGTGCGGGAAACTCAAAGCTGCTTATGAAGAGCTGAAACGCGACTACGCGTTGAATCACGGTATCGAAACACCAAAATCCAACTCCTTGTTGGATCTCTTGAAGATGATGAAGTGAGGTGACCTATGTCTCAATACATCATGCCAGTATCAGATACGATGAAAGCCAACGTGGATCTGATCCTCAACGAAGCATCGTCTCCGGATACACCGAACACTTCTTCGATCAACATCACAGAACGTCCTACCTTCGGATCGTACACGATCGAATGTCTGTTCTTTGGTGATAATAGAACGAACAACGAACGATTTGAGGTAACACCGTTCGAAGTGGTGAAGCTTACGATCGAACAGAATTTCAACAGTAGTTATACCGATGAGATCTCATTGGTGGTATCGTTGATGCCAGCACAGTATCTTCAGATGTACGACAACTCAAGAGGGTTGAAATGTTCTCTGAAGTTCACACCTACGAACAAGAACACTATGAAGAGGGATTCTGCCCCTTCGATCATCAAAGAGTATCTTGTGATCTTCAAGGACAAATCAGACATCCGTAAGAAGTACTCCAAAGGGGCTCTTGTTCCAGACACAGAAGGTCAGATGACTCAGGAACAACAAGGCGCGATGATCCCGGATGCTGAGTTTCAGTTGATCGACCAATCCTCTTACAATCTTCGTAAGATCAAGTTGAACTTCATCGCCAGACAAGTGACGATAAAAGATGCGATCTTGTTGATCTGTAAGTTGTGTGAGATCAAGAAGACAGCGATCGTTCAGCCGGACAACACCAAAGCCTATGAAAACTTCTACATCCCACCGAGCTTGTCGTTCGATCAGGCGATGGTATTCTTACAGTCCTACTATGGAGTGTACAACAAGGGATTGGGGTTCTACTACACTGATGAAACACTCTACGTGTTCCCTGAGTGTGAGACCAAACCAACCACTCCTGAGTCAGCACATCTTTACTATGTGGGCAACAACTACACTGGTAATGATGTCAACCACGCGATGGCGGATACGATCACACACATCATCTTGAACGGATTCGCTAAGGAGCAAGATCTCCAAGATAGTGGATCCGAGATGGATGGTACCTCTATGATCATCCAAGATGCTACCAGGATCATTGACAGTGCAACTACAATCGGTGAGTCAGGTGCTACGGGACTTGGTAAGGTATCGGTCAGTGAGTTGAATACCAATATGTTCTCAGCAGGTGAGTCGGATCTCGGTATGACGTACAACGCTTATCAACCGATGTTCCGGTTCGATGATAGCAACCCGTATAAGCTTCGTGAACTCTTGAACGCTTATCGTAGAGTGATCGTAACAACACAGTGGGCTGCTGCAGTACCATTCACATTTAAACCAGGATACTGTGTCTATTATCATTACGATGGGGATAATATCGCCAACGGAGAACAAGGTGCTACCGTCAGTGCTACTTCGATGTATACCACCAAAACAGGGATCTGTTCTGGAGTATCCTACACTTTCTTAGAAGTAGGTCGTCACGGTAGTGAGTACGTTCATACCTGTCAATGTGATTTGGTATTGTCCTTGGAGTATACTCCAGCAAACAATGCACCGACAGGTGATACAGTGTCAGATATCGACTCTGCAAGATCGAATAGAGAGGTCTCCAGTGGAGGTCAGGACATCGCAGCGTTAGCTGGTGCTATCGCCAGCAATAATGGGGGAGGCAATGTTGCTACCCTTATGAACGCGATTGGTACAGGACCTAAAGTTGGGATCTTCTAACAGTATAACGATACATAGAGAAGGACTCACCATCCTTCTCTATGTATCAATATATTTTTACTGACGTATATATCTTATACTGTCAGAACGGTTGACTCGCAAGGGTCACTGTCCTGATGGCATAGAGCACATACTGTCTTTTTAGTAGGATTGGTATTCTTTCGTCTCTGACAAAAGATGTCCTACTTCATACGACATTTTGTCTCTCAGTTGCTGTTGAGGAAGGTTCGCATAGATATTACTATCATCGTAGCGTTTCAGGAGCTGATAGAGCTCTCGATTCACCTTCGCACTTTCCCTGGAACGGATCATGTTGTTCAGTCGTATGACGAATGCAACATACGGGAACTCTTCCAGGAACTTCAGATGTGCATATTGCCTGAGATCTGGTACACTGAGATCATCGTGAATCTCACGGATCCATGAGAGCAATGGCTTGGTATGACCGAACCATTCGGTTACCAATACTTCACCGAACAACAGAGTTTTCTGTTGAGCTTCTGCTTGGATCCTGTGGATATCAGGAGCAACCCCGAGTAATCCAGATAAAGGAGCGATCGTCCCATCTGTGTAAACGTCTTCCCTACGGAACTGATCGAACATCATCGCGTTCAATACGTTGAACAGCCAGATGTTGCGAAGATCATCGAACCATCCTGGGATTACGTAACGTTGAAGATAGGTTTCGATATCGGTATCATCTCCGGTGTTGTTACCGTATTCCACGAACTTCAGATATTTGAAGATCAGCAGGATCAGATCGATTGAACAGGTCATCCAAGATGCTGGATGTTTCTTGAACTCAACACTGAATGATCCGAGATCGGTCACCAACTCCATAGAGTCATGGTAGATGATCCGGGTAGGTTGCAGTTCTTTCCAGTGGTCCCAAGAACGATCCAATGGCAAAGATTGCATCGGAGAAGTTCTCATCACGTTGAGAACGTAATCAGCTGTAGAACCTTTGGTGAAGAGACCTCCAGATGATTTCACGTTGTATACAGGATCGAACATCCCTCGGTAAGATCCGATTAGATAGTAGATCTGTTGATACCTCGCGTAATCACTTCTATTTTTTAATAGATCAGTCACTGCTACATCGTGTAAGATCTGTTTGCACAGATTGACGAATGGACTGTAAACAAAAGGTCCCATTAAAAATCGAGTTTTATAGATACTGGTTCTCAGTTCGACTGTGTTCACGTATCTCATCCACTCGCTGATCGTCTGTGCCTGTCCGGATGCATATTTCAAAATGATGTTGAACATGAGAAGATTCCTTTTCTGTTTGACATAGCATGCTCTGGGTAGGATTTTCTTCAACAGAGTCTCACCTATATATAACTAAATAGAATCATCGTACGAGTGGGTCGTGTGATGATTTGTGCACAAAACATTAACAACCCAAGAACAGCCATAAGGAGGAATTACTATGGCACAGAAAACCGCTGGTTCCACAACCACCACCAATCTCAATGGATCGTCCCCGATGGACAACGCCGCCCCGAAGACCACAGTTCCGAACGCCATCCGCCTGAGCGAGTTCCTGAAAGGAACCGCATCGGCAACCGGACTGTCCGAAGAAGGTCAGTTCTACATCCAGAAGATCGACAAGAAACTGGTCGACTTCAAGTCCACGATCAGTTCCTATCCGATCGCGACGACCCGTGCGGAAGGTCGTGCGTTCATCGACGAACAGTCGAAGTTCGCGATCAACCTGATCTTCGCCGAAACCTATGGTGCTGTCGACAGCAACAGCATCTCCGAACAGTCCCGTGACTTCGCGAACATGTTGAAGAACATGCGCGGCGATGCGAAGCTTCTGCAGTCCATCGTGGTTCGCAAAGAAGACTATGCCAAGGCGGACAACATGGCCGCGTTCATCATGAACTCGATCAATTCCTGCGTTCGTGGCAGCGTCCTGAACGTCGAGTCCCTCCGCAACGAACGGTTCTCCGTGATCACCCGCAAAGAAGCGGTCGATGACTGGACCTCCAAGAACAGCCCGCATGCGGTTCCGGCTCGGAACGATATCGGCATCCTGCTCTGCATCGACGTGCCCACCGGCACCACGAACCGGTTCGGTCAGCCAGAAATCACCGGCTACACCCGTATCCTCTCTCCTGAAGATACCGGTGCGGGTAAGTTCATCCCGGTTGCCGTGATCACCGACGTGATCTGCAAGATCCCGAACCAGAACCTGATGGCCCTGGCGCTCTCCGTGGCGACCGATGCGTTCATCATGCAGTCCCTGTGGAGCCGTCCGTACGCCTCCTTCGCTCAGAAGGATCAGCCGAACCTCGGCAACCTGTACACGGATCCGAAGACTCAGCAGCCCTACAACATCACCAGCGTGGACGAGTTCCATCGCTTCGTGAACGAGTCGCTGATCAAACCGTTCCTCGCGGTCGACATCACCGAAGGACGTGCACGTCCGGTCGGCATCGATGCCATGATCTATCAGGACAAGCGTGCTGAGTTCGTGGCGTCTCTGCAGATGTTCCTCGGCAACGGCATCTACGGTGGGTTCGGTCCGGAGATCCTCGGACGTGACGTCGCTGTCTGGATGTGCCGGAACTTCACCGGTGTGTACCAGGAGAACGGCATCGGCAAGGACACCCGTTGGGTGGACTACCTCCGTCTGGCTCCGAAGATGCAGAACGCCCTCAGCAAGATCCGTCCTCTGCTGCGTCAGTCCAACCTTCCGGAAGGACACATCAACGAAGTCAAGGGGATCTTCTCCGATGGTGTTGAGAACCTCTACACCACCACGACCGTGGTCCTCGACAGCAAACTCGCGATCGCGATCGCGACCATCCTGAACCAGGCGGGCGTCAAGCTCAACTACGATACGCCGTCCAGCTCGACCTACAGCGTCGCGCCTCTGATGACCTCTCAGGCGAACGACTTCACTGGGTTCTCCCAGATGAACCGGGTCATGGTTGGTCAGTATCCGTACGCCAATCAGCAGAGCATCTACTGCCTCTGATCTCGATCAGAGTAAACAGCAGTAACCTTATAGGGGAGGATAGATCCAGGCTATCCTCTTCTATTTTTCACAGGAACCCAATAACAAGGAGTACAAGGTGGCAACACGGAAACTTGTACGGTTGATCCCGACAGACTACGAACAGATGTTCTGGGAGGATCCGGATGCGAAAGTCATCCCTTGTGATCAACAGTTCACATCCAAGAGTCAGATGAGAGAACAGATCCAGAACCTATTCCAGGACGGTGTCAAGGAACTGAACTTCGTCGCATCTTGTGAGTGTGGACATCTCGAAGGTAACTTCTATGAAGGAACGGTGTGCAGCAGGTGTCATACACCTGTACGTACGTATTTCGCTGATAAAGTGAAGTTCCGTGTCTGGTTGGAGTTGCCTCCTTTTGCACCAAGTGTCATCCATCCAGCCGTCTATCGAGTGCTGGACAAGTGGCTCGGCAAGTGCAAATCCGTATCGATATTGGAGTCATTACTCAATGTCGATGTTGAGTTACCGCAACCGTTGAAAGGACTGGTCGGTCAGGGGTTTGAGTATTTCTACAACAACTTCGATGACATCGTCAGGTTCTTCCTCAACGATTATGCTCCGTTGAAACAACCATCCGCAAGAGCCAGGTCCGACGGGATCGCCGAATATATCCAGCGTTATCGCAACAGAGTATTCATCCGGCATATCCCCGTGTTGAACCAAGCTCTCCATCTGATCACAACCTCCGGTACCATGCAGTACAGCGATGATACCGTGGAAGCGATCTTGGACGCGAAAGCAGAGTTGTCCGCTCTGATCTACGTGTTCAACTATGGAACGGTTGGTCCTAAGTTCGTGGATCAACGGATGTGGGAGATCCAACGGTCGATCGTGGATTATAGCACCTTAATCTCCAAGGTGAAACTGATCAGTAAGATCGGTTATATCCGGAAGCTGGTTATGGGTGCACGACTCCACTGTTCGTTCCGTGGTGTGATCGTACCGATCACCGAACCCCACGAAGCGGATGAACTCCATCTTCCATACCTGATCGGTGTGGTCTGTTGGAAATTGGAACTGATCAATCTGATGACCAAACGGATGGGGTTGACGATACCACAAGCGGTAGCGAAACACAACGCTGCATTGGCAAAGTTCGATGAGGACATCTACAACCTGTTGCATGTTCTGATCGAAGAGTGCAAAGAAGAGTGCAGAAAATATGGCATGGACTATGTAAAGGGCATGACTTGCCTTTTCGGTCGAAACCCTCCCTGGGCTTGGATTGAGAAGTGTGTTGCTTAGGTAGAAAGCAGAGGTGTTAGTATGTATCAAGATGAATACGTACATTGCACCGAAGTAGGACTACCGCACATTAGGTTGTACCGAAATGGTGCAATGTACCATGAATTGAAACAAGAGTGGATACGTCCACAGGCTAACGGTCAGGTGGAGCTACAACAGTTCGAACAAAACAATCGATTTCGTTGCAGTTATAATTGGCTTTATGGGTTCTACTTCAAAGCCCCATGGAGACAACACATCGTACCACCGTATCGTTGGTTAGGTGCTTTCAATTTATCCGCGTACTACGTGTTAGACAATGGTGAAGTGTTTAGCATGCATACGTGTGATTATCTGAAAGGATCGATATCTGTTGATGGTTATCTACGAGTTCTGGTTGCCTATGATAATGGAACTTCTTCTGGTATTGGACGACATCGTCTAGTCGCTTTAGGGTTTATTCCTAATCCTGAAGGAAAGAATGAAGTGAACCATATCGATGGTAATAAATTGAATAACCACGTGTCGAATCTTGAATGGACATGGTCGTATGAGAATATGCATCATGCATTGGTTCACGGGTTACGATACAGCGCTATTTCTGATGAAACGATTCATGAGATTTGTCGGAGATTAGAAGCTGGTGAACGTGGTTGTGATATATCTAGAGAACTCAATATCGCGAGGCATCATGTTAAAGATATTAAAGCAGGGTGTCATATGCGAATTTCAAAACAGTACAACATACCTAGAACAAAACATTTCTCAAAGAGACAATCCAACAACCCAGCGGGGCGCCACCACGGTAACGAGGTGGATGCAGACATACCCTATACAGGGGAACTCTAAATCACGTAGCAACCGTGACATGAGGGTCCTGTACGATGCGTAGAGTAATCTACGAGCCGTCTAACGACTGTCCTGGGATAATCTCCAGGAGTAGAGACAAGTGTCTCCAAAGGGGTATGGGCTTGAGAGTGTATCTCAAGTTTGAAGTATAGTCTGGTCTGCTTAGGAAACAGCAGCGTATGCACGTAATGGTGCGGGGTAAGCGTAACGACCTTATCTGAACAACACGAGCCTTCGACTAGGTGCCATATTTACATTGTTTGCAACGAAGTTCAAGAGAGAGTTCGGGGATGTGACGATTGGCGTATCTCCAACCATCTCGAGCGCTCCTAATTTTGTCTAACATCTTGATTATCAAGGGGTTAGCACAGAACACTATATCCGAAAGGATGTGGTGCGTAAACCTTCTAATAACTGGAAGCAACTAAAGCTCGATGTACTACAACGTGGCTCAAAAGGCGGGCGTGAATGTGATCGAAAGATAGAAAGAAACATCGAGATGTCCTATGCTGAAATAAAAGCGTATAAATATACGTGCTAAGGGATGATCAATAATGTGTAACCAGTAACGAAGTCTTGATATGCCCCGTTAGCTTGAGTGGCTCAAGTCAACCCTTGTAAGGTTGGGAGGCGGGTTCGATTCCTGCACGGGGCTCCATTTGGAGATCAGGATGTGTTCACAGATTAGTGGTGAAAGACCACGTAGGTCTACAACGTGTGTAATGGTAGACGTAAACGAAGGTTGCCCTAACAGATCAAGCTGAGGGTTGAGATATAATCGATTTCCATACGAAGAGTATGGGCAGGTTCCTTAAGCGAACCGGAGTACTTGAATCACACGCTAGTACTTGGAATGTAAGTGACTATGATGGAGATGCTTATGATCTAACCGATCATTGGCCCGTATACAGGAAACTGTGTGCGTGAATTACCGTAAATAGCTGGGACGTCCTAAAGCCCAAGAGACCTCACTGAGGTGTCGTGAGACAGAAACAACGTCTTGGGATGTCGATGAGATGAAATAAAAGCTGGAGATACATCGCGTGGCTGGTGTTGTAGCGCACATTCAATTCGTGTTGCTCTATCTTGACCACACTCCGGTTCTCTATCGATGGTTGGTGATGCATACGACTGTAATTTTGGTGTAATAACCTTGATTTGCTATATGTTGTGGACATAGATGGTTACAGTCGATGTGTATGATCAGCAAAATGGTGCTATCAGCAGCTCAGATCTAAATATATCAAGTGAATGGCCTGCCGGGTGAGGGGTAAGGTAGTAGGGTGCGAAGCGCGCATCTCCACTAAGAGAGAAGGTGCTAGAGTAGCGTCTAGTGAGCCCGATAGACCACGGTTGAGGTACCAACGGGTACTGAGGGAGTTCAACTTGATAGATCCGCTTCAACGACTGGAGACGGTATGTCTAACTGTACAAGTGCACGTGTACATATGACGAAAGGACAGTCTAGCCCCGTGTATAAGGCACGGGTAGTAGCGATGAATGGAGTATCCATCAAAGAGTTGCAAATGATACCTGCATTAATGAACATGCACCCTGCTAATGTACTGTTGGCGGGAGATGACATCGGGATCACAAGTGATGTCATGATCACGAAAGAAGCAGCGATCGCCTTGAACTGTTATATCAACGATCCCAGACAGTTCGACGAAGCTGAACAACCTGCATAGGAGAATGGAATGACTCGTGAAGAAGTCAAACAGAAAGTAATCGAAGTCATCTCAGAACAGGTGGCTTACGATCAAGATGATCCGATCACCGAAGATATGACTTTGGAAGATCTGACGATGGACAGTCTCGACAAAGTCGAAGTTCTGATGTCCTTCGAAGAAGAGTACGATGTCAACATCACGGATGAAGATGCTGAGAAGTGTGTCACCGTGAAGGATGTCGTGGATCTGATGGATCGTGTTCTCAATCCCGCAGAATCAGAAGAGGTGTCCGCATCTGAAAGTGATGCAGAAGAAGCCTCCAAGTGAGGTGACTTATGTATATCGCACCACTAGCAGAAGCGTTGATCACCCCATCCCTGGGTTCTCTGTTGGGAACCAGTGCAACTTCGGATGTACTGAGTTATCTCAACCACCAGTATGGGAACCAGAACGGAGTGATCTTCGGACAGGCAGGAGATCCTCTGGCAGATCGGTTCAACAACCTGATGACGTTGGTTCAAACGCAACTGGTTGATACGAACATGATGGTCCAGCAGACATCTCTTGCTGTATCGAACCCTCTCCAGATCCAAGCGATCACCAGCGAAGAGCAACTGTATAATACACCAGTATCAATGCAGCTGCCGATATTGATGTATCAACCCATCCGGGAACTGTTCGAGCAAGATCGGATCTACGGATATGGGTTCTGCAAAGAGAACCTTCCACAAGAGGATGTCTTCGGACGTCTGATCGACAACGGCAAAGTGACACTCAACAAGAACTTCTATGCAGATGGGAAGATCCCAGACTACATGGTGGAAGAGTGGGTGACCACGGACCCGAACCTTACCTTCGATGAACTCGATGCGATCGAAGCGACCCGTGATTGGGTCGAGAAGTATCTGAGAGATCAGATGCGTGAAGGTGGTGAGATGCGAGATCCCACCGATCCTTCGAATAAGATCGGTCAGTTGCGTCGCAAGAAACGTCGATAAACAAGTGTTCCCTATACGGAGGTTGATCCTCCGTATAGGGAACCTTTTCTTTTGTTCAATAATTGGTGTTCGCAGGCAACGCCACGTTGATCAGTCGTACCATCCGGCACCACTGTGCAGCCATGCCGGAGCTCTGCTGCATTACCAATCGTGTCAGACGTTTCAGGAGTACACAGCTGATCTTCATCATCTGCGCATTCTGGAGTTGAGCATCTGTCATCGGAACTTTGTTCTTCAGCAGATCATCGATATTCCGTGACCACTGGATCGTAGCACGGGTAAGTGCATATTTCAGCTTACCCAGATCGAGATCATGTTTGAGGATGTAATTCTGAAGATCGTTGTATTTCGCGAATACAGAGTTGACGGTCCATCCCATCGCCAGGATCGTATCTCTACGATAGGTGTGTGCTCCAGTTGCATAGATGTGTGTGTCGTCAAGTATATAACCACACTGATACAGCTTATTGTTCAGCTCATCTACAGATGCGGTGTCTCCAAATTTGGATATGTCAGCAGGAACATTGATCTTTTTGATGTGTGTGATGAACACACTCATCGCCGACAACAGTCGTGTATAGGTCCCGTAGTCGTATCCAGAGATGAACTGTTTTCCATAGACATCCCTCAGTACTCTGTCACGTTTCGGATTATACTCGCTGTAGAGGATATTGAGTTGACGTTTGTAGAACGACATATTGTTGAACCAGGTCTTGAAGATCGATTCTGTAGAGAACCACTCCATCACAGCTGTGATGATCTCTTTGATCTTGAGCAGGATCCTGGTGATGATCGAACCCAGTCCTTCCATGCAGTAGGTCAGTTGTTCGTTGCTGCCGTTGACGAACGGTTCCAGATCGAACTCGTACTTTGACCACATGTGTTCCTGGTAGTCTTGGAAGATCGCAGGTGTGACACCTTTCAGGAGCACCGCATCTCGCAGTCCGTACAGATATGTCACTTCATCCAGATGAGCATCCAGTTCATCCAGCTGAGTGGTATCCGATTCGATCTGCTGTGCAAGCTGCAGGTGCATCAGTTCTTCGATGGAGTGATCGCCGATCTTCTCCAGTTGAGCCTTGTATGGAAAATCAGTCTTCATGGTGATATCCTTTATAAGGGGTTATATGTCCTTGGTATACTGTACATCTTTTGACATAGGATGGGGTCGATATAGATTCTGTGAACTACTGACCATCCGATACAGAAGGAGACTATTATCATGCCTTACGCATTACCTACATTGAATATCAATCAACCGATCATCACGGATGACAGCCAGATCATGGCATCCCTGTTGAAGTTTGCGATATGGAACCCTGGTTGGACCTCCAGCCAGATCGAAGATACTCTCGTATCCATGCGGAAGATCAGAGCTCAATACACACAAGATGTGCCAGACTTTCCACAGGCGTTACAACGTTATTTGGATGCGGCTGTCAAACGCTACCACGCTGATTGGCAAGCGAACGTCAGTTACGAACAGGTGGGTGTGAACACTTACACTTTGATCATCCGCATCGCAGATGGGATGAACGTCCCTGTGATCAACATGGATGACGTTGTGGTGAGAGATGGTGAAATCCTGTTGAAATCTGATTTAAAGGAGATCGATACTCATGGATATTGATAACCAGCCATTCGTGTCTGTACCGGATGAAGACTTACACATCCGAGTGGAGCGGATGAATGAGGATGATGAAGAAGCTCAGAAAGCATTCGAGGTATTACGGGAAGCGAAGTTAGCCCGTAACACGATCTATCTTTCAGAGTTCCGTCAGTACGAACCGATCTTCCGGTTAACCGGAAGAGATGAGATCGGAGATGAACGATTCAACGAACTCTGTATCGAATGGATGAACCGGTTCTCCAACTTCGACCCTGTAAGGATCAAAGAGGATGATACCAACGAGATCGTTCTAGAGATCCCTCCGATGTTCAACAGGATCAATCCTGTGAACGTTGTGAAAGAAGGAAGTGATATCGCTACGGCATTCGCCAACGCGTGTAAACTTCCTGATGAGTTCGACAGGAAGAAGATCATGTGGGGTTCGTACTTTGAACGTGCGATCCGTATGGCGAACCCGGAGAGTCAACTCAATGAAGCTCGTCATCAAGCCGAACGGATGACGAACACATTGAAACGTCAAGGTGCGATCCGAGATCCGAACCGTGTTATTTCTAACACAACGGATGGTGCTACATCCCATACAGAACAGATACGCACGAATATAGAGGATGCAGATGTCGAACCACTCTGATGTTAAGATATTGGAATTGACTGATCTTCATATCGGTCGACCCAATGTACCACCACACATGGTACACGAACATCTTGTGAAGTATGTATATCCCAAATTAGAAGAGATACAGATCCTAGCGATCGTAGGTGATTTCTTTGACAGACTGTGCAACTTGAACAGTGACGATGGCATATATGCCGCATTGATCGTAGATGAATTGATTCAATACGCCGAGCGTTATCAGTTTTACATCAGGGTCGTGAGAGGTACGTTCTCTCACGACCGTTACCAGAACAGGCTGTTTCTGACGAAGAACTACAGGAATCCTCTGATGTTACACAACAAACCCTTGGTTCGAGTGATCGACAACATCGAATTGGAACTGTTCGAAGATTTGAAGATCTCGGTTGTGTATTGTCCGGATGATCAACCCTATCAGGATGTCACACAAGCGGTGATCGATGTAATCGAAGCACACAAGTTGAAGAAAGTAGATTTCTTATTCTCTCATGGTTACTGGGAACATCTTTTACCGAAGGGATTGACTCAGTTACCACACAACACTTTGATCTACAACAGGATCGAGTCTTATATTCAAGGAGCGATTTTGAATGGACATGTGCACATACCCAATGTGTACAAGAAAGTGTTCAATGGGGGAAGCTTTGAGAGACTACAACACGGAGAAGAAGAGGATAAAGGATACTTCCTCCTCACCTATACTCCAACTACTCACAAGATACAGTATACATTTATTATCAACGAAGATGCGATCCCATTTGTAACAGTAGACTTGGACACCACGTTCAATGTCGAAGATGCTTTAATACGAATAGGATCTGTTGTTGATAAGATCCGTGAACAAAGGAAAGACCCTGATCTTAAGATCTTCTTAAGGATCGCAGGGAACAGTGACTTCGTTGCAGCCTATGTGAAAGACAACTTCCACAATGTTGTTGTGACCAAGAAGTCAACCGTCACTCAAGATGTTAATACGGAAGAACTGGTTCAAGTACTGGATGAACTACCTGTGATCACAGAGGACAATTTACCCTCTATGATAGCAGAGAGTCTGAAAGGAACGGACACACCGTTGACAGAACAAGAAATCAGGGAGATCCTCGATGATACAGCCAATTGATCTCGAGAATTCAAAATACTCGTATGGGACGACTCCCATGTACAACTCGTTGATCGATGAGATCATAAGACGAGATAGTCCTGCGGAGATCGTGATGTTCAATGTCGCAACCATCATCCGCAACTGTGCACAAACAGAGAAGATCTCGGAGATGGTTCGAGCAGAAAAACGACTGGGTAAGGAGACCGATCGTCCTTCCATGTCGTTGTTGAATCGCACCAAAGCGGAGATCTCCATGTTACTGAATGATATCGTGGAGATGTTCGATGCGAACAAGAGTATCTTAAACCCGACGTTGATCGCTTACTTCTGTGATTATCAGAAGACGATCCCATCGACGTCGTACCGTGTACCGACACCAGGAAAACGTGTGTTGACAACAGCAGAACAGTTGTTGATCTCATCGATGACTCCCAAACGTTCGGTTACTAAAGTGAGGAACATCACCTTGATCGAGATCCCGATCTTGAACGGTGAGTTCCCTCATAAGCTTTTGGATATCGAACTGGGATACATCAAGAACAACCACAGGATCGCTCACGTGACAAGTCATCCTTTGGACTATCACATCTGTAAGTCAACATCACACTATCGGTTGGTTCAAAGTTTCACTGGTCATGTTTTAAAACCAGAAGACTTGAACCATAAAGTGTTCGGTACAGATGTCCTTCCTTTCAACATCTACACACACGCTGTGTTGGGAGATAGTGTGGATATTAAATCCTCGATCTCCCCAGGTGTCAAGAAGAAGTTGATCGAAGTGGCAACCCACGAACATTGGAATATCCATACTCCGCAGTGGACCAAAGAACGGTTACATGAGATCGGAGTAAGGGTTCCTTTCCAAATCACAAGTAAATAACACTCATCACAACACATAGGAGTTACAAGTATGGCTAACGTACCGTATGGTCTCGGTGATCTGCGTTATGCGGATCGTAAGTTCAAATGCGCAACGGGAACGGAAGAAATCTCGTTCAGCGTGTTCGGTGGTTCCCTTCGGATCGGAGTCAACAAGACGGGAGAGTGGAAAGCGTTCTGGAGTCAGACGCTCAATCCGATCCGTCAACGGATCTTGTGGGATCACATCAACTCGTTGATCTCCAAATCCCCCGGTACCAAAGATCCCATCATCTTCTCCCGCTGGGACAACGAACAGAAGAAACAGGTTCCAGAATGGGGTATCGAACTTCAGAAGGATGAGAAGTTGGTCTACCACATCATCGTGAACTGGAAAGGCAATCGATACGATGCTCCGATCCGTGGAGCTTATGGCGTGTCCTTCGGGTCTGACAACATCAGCGAAGCGGATGCGTCGTTCTACGGTATCGATGATCTTCGCAACTGGTTGAACACGACCGTTCCTCTCCAGATGGTTCTCACCAACAAACGGAGAGAACAGAATGGTGGAGGCTCCAGTGGTGGAGCTCGTAACAACGGTGGTTCCAATGGTGGAGCCGCTGCATCTGACGATTACTTCTAATCGATAAACCTCTGTAAGGGTGGAGTATACTCCACCCTTACATCTATATTTACAGGAGAGTTACTATGTCTGAAGAACCCAAACAGCCGAATTTCAATGAGATGACATATCCATCGGAAGCCGACAATCTCATAACAGTCAATTTGAACGAGATGCAAGGATCCTATCGCTACTCTCAGAATGTGCATATCTTAATGGACGAAGGGTGTGAGGATCTCATCCCATCGAAAGCTCACGATGATGATGCTGGATATGATCTGCGAAGTAAAGAGGATATCACCCTGGCTCCGATGAGTGTAACACTTGTGCATACTGGGGTACACATCTGTATGCATCCCAAGATCGATCGTTCTATGGGACTAGATATCGTTCAGTATCACATGCTGGCAGATGTGAGATCCAGATCAGGACTTGCTCTGAAACAAGGTCTTTTCGTTCTGAACAGCCCTGGTACGATCGATCAATCGTACAAAGGAGAGATCTGTGTGATCATGTTCAATACGAAACAAGAACCTTATCAGATCAAACGTGGAGATCGTATCGCCCAGTTGGTGTTCCTCTATCAACCGATCACTCATTTGATCTCTGTCGACAAAGAAGAGTTTGAATCGTTGGATACAGATTCCGATAGAGGTTCTGGAGGATTCGGATCCACAGGGAGGTGAACGATGGAAGAATGTGTTGATTACAAAGATTGGATCAAACATGATGTGTTCGCTGTGGATGGTGGACCAGCTATCGAGATCGATCTGTATAGAACGAATCGTGCGGGTGGTATGATCGAAACACACGATGTCCGCATGGACATATCTGTATGTAAAAGTACGATAGGAACCTCTCACACGGATCCATTTGAGAAAGCTTTTCTAAAGTTCGTTAGGGAATGGATAGGGTCTCTGTTTAGCAGCAGTGCACGCACTCCGATGGAGATGACATTCTCTGACTTCGCAAATAAGCTTACTCAACTTTCAGATACTTCTCCTCAGTGGAACGAAGCTGTGAAAGAGAAGTTCTCTCACTACGAGGGTAAGATCATCCCTCTGAAACTACATAGCGATATCAACACGCTAGGTGGAAGAACACATGTCGCCCACAAAGTCGACTTCCTCGTCGTCTAAGAAAGGAGACTGTTACAGTGGTTACAACACAAAGCTTCATCGTACCAACATCGTTGTATAACAACTTCGATGATACCGAGATGATTGTCGAATTCAACGACAAAGGGATGTTCCTACAGCCGTTCGGTTTGGAACTGTTCACACATGAAGATGTTGCATACCCGGACTTGTTCCGTAAATGCATACTCGCTCTGGCGAACGGTTCGATATTCACAGAGTCTGTAAAGAAGTACCTCCCAACTCCTGACTCGACTAATGGATATGTCCGTATGCAAGCGTTCATCGGATACTTGTTTGGATTGGTTCACAAGTTCAACAACATGTCCATCAACGATCCTTGCTTGGTTCAGCAACAGCAATCGATGTTGGCTCAATATGAACAAATATCGAATCATCTGTATGTTCGGTTGCACGATCGCACAGAGCGCTTGGATGGAGGATATGATACAGGAACGGCAATCCTGACCTATCGAGACATAGTGATCGAGGTCGCTCGTTGTAGTTATGATAGAGGGATTATTGACTACACAACCGTCATCAAAGCTCCGAGTATGTGTTTCTATCCCTTGTTTGATATTTTCAACCAAGCGAAACGATACACTTCGATGCTCCCGATATATGCGGCGCTTGAAGGTCAGGATCTAAGTGGGTACATTCGCAAGAACGGAAAAGACCACAAACCGATGGTTGATCTAATCGCCAACGCGATACATGTTGTTGTAGATGACGCATGTGATGCGTCGTCGATCCAAGAAGAAGTTCAGCGTATGTTCAGCACGATCGGATTGAAAGATCCGGGGATCTGTACGGAGATTATGTCGCCTAGTTCCTCTGGAGATAGAGTTGAAATGATGTATCTGTTCAGATCTGTTTGTTAACCGTGTTATCTAGGTAAGTAGGTTCTCCCTACTTACCTAGATATATTCTCTGTAAAAAATTATTGAGGATTGTAATATCATATAGAAACCTAGAGGACGCCAAACCAAAATGAAAGGAAATTAATATGAGGAAATCTAAAATCTCGAAAGTCGACGAAGATCTCAATCAGGAAATGGGATATTCCACGGAAAGATTGAATAAGATCGACAAAGAACGGTGGAACACCATGTGTGAGAAGGGAGATCCTCGCACTAGGGATCTTTGGGATCACACTCCGATCTCTTATGACGATCGTAAACAACGGTGCAATAGCAAATCCAATTCAAGAGCATATTGGGCATTCCGTTGTGATAAGGAGACTCATGAAAAGAATGTGGTCCGTGATTATCTCATCAATCACAATCTCCCAGTCCCTGAAGATTTCAATAACCCGGTAGAGCTGCAGCCGACTGGGTTAGCGATTACACAACCAAAAGATCCTGCTGTAGCAAAGACTCCTGAGCCTCAAACGCCTAATTTGAGAGAGATGTGGGCTGCTGAGCACGATGTCAAAATTGTGGTCCCTATCCACAATAACAACATCTTCATCTTGACCGATAAAGAACACTTCGATCAGATCTTAGAAAAAGTTACTTCTCAAAGACAATATGCTACTCGTGCATGCGTTGTTAGCAGAAACGTATCAGCTCAGCGTAAGGAAACCGTGTGAGTGCGATCTGATACTGACCGTATCCCATAGCCTCTTTTCGGGCCTGCCTATACGGTCACTCCATTCCTAAACGGAACCAAGATTCGTTTTACCTTTCTGTGTGGTACTCTACTCTGGGAAGAACAACTTCCCAGAGTAGAGTATCTTTCTATGTCGGATCCACATCCTACACAACAACCAACTTTAAGGAGAATCTTTTATGGAATTAGTATCACCGAGTGTTACGAGAGTTGACATTACATCAGATCAAGATATACCGCTGAACATCGCTCTGATGAAAAAGATCGAACGCTGTGGAAGGATCGCATATCGTTCAGAAGACAAGATCACGGATGATAGTTACATCAGATTTATCAAAGGGATCGTACAGCGTGGTCATTGGAGTGTGTTGGAACATGCCAGGATCACTCTGGATATCAAACGTTCTTCTTTCACTAAGACAGACTTCGAAGTTCTTTCTGAGTATCTTCAACCACATGTGTTCTTGAGTCATACGTCGGATGATAAAAGTGAATGGTACACGATCACTGGTAACTTCAGAGCTTATCTTGATTGGTTATCTTCACCATTGCCCTATTGGTATGTCTTCCGGTATGTGAAACATTTCCTTGCAGAATTGTTCCCACCGATCTTTGAATCTTTGATCAAAGAAGACACACCTTTGGAACCCAAAGATGGAATGTTGCGTATCAGCGAAGATATGCAATACCAAACCTACCATGTGGTCACAGACCGTGGTGTGATGGCAGAGTGGACACGCCATCGATACAACATGTCGTTTACAGTGGAGTCTACCCGCTATTGTAACTACAATAAAAAGGGAGTAACCTTCTGTCTTCCGATACCGTTCAGTTGGTCTCCTACGGAAGACGACAATGACGAACAGTTCCTATACAACTTCTTGAAAAAGGTAGGATGTGTCGAAGAGAAAGGTGATGTATCTTTGCTTTGCATGAACGGAGTTTCCTTTAAGGGAGTTTCTGAGTTGATGACTACCTTCCACACCATGCGGCTGTGGTTACAACACATGGAAGCGTGTGAACGTGTGTACAATGAAATGATCGAACGCAAACTGTCTCCTCAGGAAGCTCGTTCGGTACTTCCACAGTCATTGAAGAGTGAGTTCTGTGTGACAGGTACGATGGGTGCTTGGGAGCATTTCCTTGGATTAAGAACAGCATCAGATGCACATCCTCAGATCCGTTATCTTGCGAACATGATCCAAGAGGATCTTAAATAGGGTTAAAGAAGACTGCATAACTCAAACAAGAACAATGACGAAACGTACGTTTTGGATGCTCAACTAATGTCTGAGCTAGGTATCATCACAGCGATCAATGATCAGGTGTTACATCCGCTCGGATTGGCTCTTTACTGGGATAAAGATAAAAACCAATTGCAGGGATGTTTCGTATCACCGGATGGTGTTTACGAGTATCCAGAAGATAGTTCCAGTATCGTTACAAAGAGAACAAGATTCGCGAAGTTTTGTGAATGCATGAAGCATGTGCGTAAAGTCAGGTCCATCAATAACGATACTACTGACGTACGTCCTATGGTTGTAAATATAGTAGCAGATATCACCCGGAAGAACTCAAAGTGATTTCGAGTATATATTACATTTGGAGTAATATCGGTACCAAGAGTCTTTGGGTGTTGTGATATGGTACCTGATGGGAAGGATTAATACCTACCTCCTAGAGTCCTTCCCATCAGAGGTGAGATGTTCTAAACCTCCACGTGGTTCACCTCGGGTAACGCTAAGATAGAACACATCGTCATAGATCGGTATATCGAAAGGATAACTGATCTCAATGTTCAACCATCTCAACAAATCGAAAGGATCAGAAGATGGAAAACACAATCAAACGTGAAACCGACAACATCCGTAACCAAGTTGGACAGCTCAGCCTCTGTGTTTACAACACACAGAACATCACTCGGGCACTGTTCAATGGACTGGACAAAGATGGAAATGTCTCCATCTCAACCCATGATTACATCAGCTTGATCGATCTGATCACTGAACTGAAAACCAAGTATACTGTCCCCTATACGAGTCCGTTGTACGCCAGACTCAACTACCGTATATTCCTCTCCATGTTGAAGAAGTTCTGCAACATTCCCAAAGAGAACTCTCTGGTTATCTCGATGAATGGACTGGAAGTTGGTTCGATCATCAAAGGGAAGATCATGGGAAGTTATCTTCCTTATCAGCAGATCGAAGGTAAGGCTGATAGTGAACCTTATCTGGATCTTGTGAAAGAGGTCACGGAAGATAAGTGTGAGATCAAGCTGGATCCGGTCAAGTTCTTCCAGGAGCAAGTCCCTGGTACGAATATGACTCTTCGTGAGACTTACATCGCATGCAAAGCAGGAGATGCTCTTCTGGCGATCTGGACGGATCTGATGATCTCCAGAGGTGTAAAAATGGGTGATACGCTCGATGTCGTCGATGCGTATCGGCGGACGATCTATCGGTTCCGGTATGAACGTCCGAACGGAGTTCCTGGGACACTTGCTGAACCGGATTATGTGGACAGGTATGAGTTGCATCCCAAGATGCAGTTCAATGAGTACTACATGTGCTGCTGATCTCCAGGACGGTCGGGAGAAGGGCTGGTTGCCCTTCTCCCTTTCAGTTCGATTCTGAAACTGGAGAACATTTACAACAACACCCTAGGAGGAATCAATTATGGAACAAGTGATAAAACTCACTCAAGATGTTTACAACGAAGTTTGTTGTGAACATGCACGTAAGTTGAAGAAGGACAGCATCAGTTTGTCGCAAAGACTGTGCAACAAGTTTAATAAAGCAGCATCGGCGCGTCTGGAATATAACGACGCAACGGGTGTGCTGACAGTTATGACCGAGTCAGGGATCGTGGTTGACGAATTTGCGTGCACTCCAGTTGTTCAGAACACAGATATCTTGGTCCACCCAATCAAGGCTGGCATCTTGATACCAAACCGTTGTGGATTTATGGCCAACTTAAATAAGTACAATCGTCTCCGTGATCAGGTGGGCAATTGGGAAAAGCTACAGGTAGTTGGATATTTTGGTGCTCAAAAAACTAAGGATGGACGAGTGGTCATTAGCTACACATTCTGTCAACCAGAAGACTACATTTTTAGTCGCTATCGGTTCGATAAGAACGTGGCACTAACTCTTCTACGTAACAAGATGATGCATGTGCAGGAAGTGGAACAAGTACATGCTGGTAAAATTACTAACGCGTTCATTATACCGTCATGGATGTACAACCTGACTATCGCTTATTTTGACAAGTATACTGGAGAAGAGTGTTGTTATCTCTTCAACAAAGCAATTTGGGTTCAATACCAGCATTTTGTCGATCGTTGCATTTCCTATTTCAAACTGAAGGAGGACTGATGTCTGGAACATGTTCCTGTTGTGAACAAAATAGTGAACTGAAAGAATATCCCATTCTAGAAGTCCATGTTTGCAGGCGTTGTTACGCAACGCTTGATCGTTTAGGAGGCCCTCTGCTCACCAGAGCAGAGGAGCCTATCCCACCTAATATAAAGCAACGTTTAGTTTCAGCTGTACGTCATATGAAAATACCCAAAGAAAGGAACCACCATGCCTAAGAAGAAAAGCAAGTACCATCCAGTCAACACCAATCCCAAGAAGGAGAAGAAGCAGAGCTCTCTCAGCTCGTATAACTTTGTTGCACTTGGGAAACCGTGTGATTTTGCTACATTCAAGAAGGAAGTCACTCGGGTCCTTACCACGATAGTGGTAAGTGATATTCCATCCAGAGTGTATGAATACTATCATCAGTTGTGCAAAGGAACACTGGATACTTCTATCAAACTCTTGAAGCAACAAAATGGAACGAACAAGAGAGAAGTTCCTGTTACATTCACCACAGATATCACCAAGGATGAACTGATACTTTCAGACCTTGAGATTTCCTATACATTCGACAAAGAAGCTCTCACGATCACTCGTCATTTCAAAAATGCGAAAGATATCGTGAATGAAGATGCGGCCAAGTTCCTGAGACTGATCCAGTATACAGAACATACTGCTGCCAAGAAGAAAGAGACAAAAGACTTCGGAACGCAGACTCTAACAACTGAGTGGTTGCCGATCAAGGAGAAACTCAATCTGCTGAACCATGCACCAGAACACTATCGTGATTGGAATGGTGACAAGATCGTGGAACGTGCGAAGATCACAGATCTCCATATTCGGATCATAGACAAACAGAAGGAAGCCAATAAGGAACCTGATTTCTGCTCGTTGTTCACTCTGAAAGTGAATGACGACAAACACAATCAGTTCGTGTACGGGATCACCAAGAACGTAAGTGAACGCACGGCTGCGTTCATGATTGAGACTACGGCGAAAGGTCTCCTTCAGTCACTGGATAAGCAGCCGTGCCCTGGTGAAGATGTGCTTGATTTCTGGGGCAAATACTTCACCGAGGATGTCAAACTGACCATCTTCTGTACGGGTAAACTGGACATCCAGACTGGTGAGCTGGCCGTGGTCTCCTCTGTTGTGTACAGAGCGGTATCGGATGAGTTCCGTGAAAACGTCGAAATCGAAGTGACCGGATTCAAGACGGATGCTGCAGTCTACGTCGACAAAGCCAACGATCTTCCCAAGGAGACACTCGATACCATCCTCAAAGAAGCGGAAGTCGACCCGCTCGGAGTGATGGAATCCAAGAACTAATACATCTGAGCAGGGAGAGACTGTATACTCTCCCTGCTCACTATTTACGGAGGAACTATCATGGTCGATCTATACAACATGTTGTATTTCGAAAACGGGAAGTCCTATACTGGTTTCGGTGCTATGCCGGATATCTCGCTGCATCATTGGAAACCTGGCATTCGTGATATCTTGGAGAACTATCCAGCTCCTATGTCGGATTCTTGGATTAAGTACTTCATGGATATCGCCACTGTCGTGGCTTCCAAATCCAAAGACAAGACGAAAGTTGGTTGTGTGTTGGTATCACCCACCAACAAACAGATCTTATCAACTGGGTTCAACGGGTTCTGCCGTGATGTTGCGGATACTCCGGAACGCTATGCGGATCGTGAAGTGAAGATGGATTATGTAGTCCATGCAGAAGCCAACGCGATCTGTTTCGCAGCGTTCAGTGGTATGCGTACTGACGGATGTTATGCGTTCATCACGTTACCGCCATGTCACAGCTGTGCGAAACTTCTCAAACAAGCGGGAGTTACGAATGTCTTCTATATGGAAGATCGTTCCGAAGCACCGACTCAAGAGATCAAAGATGACTGGAGGAAGAAACAACAGTTGTCTCTGGATATCCTGAGAGAAGCACGTATCGATACCTACCGTTGCTGCAGGGTCAATGGAACATATCGAGACGAGCCTCAACTCATCACCCTGAAGGATATCGCACAGAACGAACAGTATGGAGATCCTTTTACTCTTATCCCTGAACATCTTCAGAGATATCTGAAGGAATACTGGGCAGCACTCCTTGGTATCTTGAGGATGAAACAGGTACCAACAGATCTGATGACAATGGTCAATCAGTTGGAAACCCACGGACAAAAGAGAGGAGTGGTTCGATATCTCAATACGACATTAGAAGAGAAACTCTTCGAAAATACAAGAGTATACTTGGACGACTTCCCGAGGTTTGTGTTGTATCAGGAGGGAGTGAAAGAGACCATTGACGTTCTGTTGCATGGTTCAGAATACAAAGTATCCAAGGTAACACCTGTGTAAGAAAAGGAGGTTGTTACAGGTCAACTACCCTCACCTGAAGGAAGGGGTGTCCGAAGCATGTTTAATTATGAGGTTTAATTATGAGCTTTCAGAAGGGAATCAACTTGGTATTGGAAGCGTACACCGTACTGGATGGTGCGATCGGATGGCGCAACGACGTGTTCGATGCACTTGATACTGATATCAGCGGATTAAAAGAGTTCTTTAGAAACATCGATACCGCTCACATCCGTTGTTCTGAAAAGTGTGCGAAAGAGTTGCTACAGAAATGTAACTTCAACTCGGGTCGTATATTCCTATACAGGGAATTTCCATCATCACGTGCGTATAGCACGATCCATGGTGGTATTTGTATAGGAAATTCTGATTGGGCAACTATCGTCATCAGGAAGTCCTTGAATCTCCCATACGACGATCTGATCACGAACTTCAAGATACATGAAGGATCTTGGAACACCAACGATACTCCCTCGAGTTAGACGAACACGAGAGTGTATAACCATCCGGTGATGGGTCGGACTGCACTATCCGACAGGGAGGTTCAACTCCTCCACCTTTTTTTTCAATGATGTTTTGGCTATATATTACGAAGTGATAGTGATGTATGGACGCATCACACTTAACACAACACAACCCTAATTGAAAGGGAGGTAATATATGGAACATGAACCATTGATGGATGGACACATCAAACAGTGCACCACAAGTACAACACAACACGGTGAAGAACAAGTGATTTCGTTGGAAATGATCCTTCAGGACACCAACAAAGATCTACATCGATTGAATCTTACGATCTATAACAAACAAGATTCAAAAGCTGAGATGGCTTATCCGAACAACTATCATGATATCCAAACAGCGATCATCAATCAGATCCCGATCAGACTGATCAGTCTCGGTTCGGATGGAGTGTTGTTCGTATCGATCGATGATCCAAGACATGACATTTCGTTCTTCACGACAGATTGGTCGTTCGTGTAATCTCAGTAATAATCTACTGAGTTCACCTAATGTATACTCCAGTGGACACACAGGATGCGAGTGACAGGGTAATAGATGTAAAGTAAACGATGATGGATCTAACGGAGCACTGTAGATGCAGGGTTAGTCCATGAGTTGATCAAGAGTTTGATTCCTCTCTCAAGATCAGATAGTTGAACACATCATCCGGATCCCGGTAAATCCCGATTCCTCGTAACACTCTGAGGAGTGGTGATCTCTGTGAGTTATGTTCGCTGTTGTAAGAGGTGTCTATATCACCTCGATGGGAGCTTGGAACTGCCCCAACCTGTTGACGAAGTCCAGGTGAAGATCGGTGCCCATCATCGATTACAGTTCCTCTTTTCACGGGGGTGATTATATTTCGATTGCTTTGTGGAAGATTAAGTTGCAAGCACAGGTTGATCAGTTGGCCTGTATAAAAGCTGATCAAAACAATAAGTGTCAACAACACTGACGAAGCCCTTCTCGCTGCTGCGTGATGGCCACGAACGTCTCGGACTCCGATAACGAGACTAGTAGTGAAGTTTCAAAGACTCGATGATTCGCTCTCGTTTCTTTGGTTCGGGTTCTAATGAGGTTCACCAATCGTGAATCGTTAGAATATGCGTACAGATTGGTTGTCGATGTAGCCCAGGATGGTACACTACTGGGAGCATCCATGAAGTGGAGTAGCGCCCACATGAAGTGACTTGACACAGTACAGTTGGAATGATACAGAGTAGCACTCTGAGATTCCTCAAGTTTCGTACATCGACTGTGTGACTAATATAAGCGAAACTAAGCTTGTGAACGAAACTGATCTGAAGTAAGGTAAGACGCGGGAGAATAACCCGCCACCTCCACCATGAATGTGTAACTCAACTGGTTAGAGTCCCGAGCTGGTCCCTCGGTAGCTTGGAGAATCCTGAGATATATACCTCAAGCTCAGAGAATGACAAGTCAGTGAAAACTGGTGTAGGTTCGAGTCCTACCACATTCACCCTATACAACTTCGTAGTCCCATGGTGTAATGGTAGCACAGAAGAGTTTGGATCTTTTAGTCTAGGTTCGAATCCTGGTGGGACTAATCTTTGAATACAGGAGACAACTGATGGACCCAGATGATGAATTGGATGTAGGTATGTGTGCGATCACAGCAGACTTCCTTAAGAAAGCAAAAGCAGAACGAGAAGCGATCATCTCCGAAGCTATCCGGAATAAGAAAATAAAAGAAGAGGCGAGTCATCTAGATCTAGGATACGATCTTGGTGAGCTTCCTGCTGGTTACGGTAATCGATGAATTCAATATCCGTGTGTAGCGTAGTCTGGTTAGCGCGCCTGCTTTGGGAGCAGGAGTTGTCGGGGGTTCGAATCCCTCCACACGGACCATTTTCTATTTAACATTACATTACAGTGTTGAGGTTATACTCAACACTGTAATGTGTTTTCAATATCAAAGGAGGTATATATGGAGTATGTAATCACTTACGAAACCAAACATGGTACTGTCACCAGGATGGCAGCCGATCCGAAGCAAGCCACACAGATCGTCCGTGATCTGAAGAAGGGTGGTAATGCTTGGAGAATCGTTTGCAAACCTAAGAAAGGATAACACAATGGAAGATGAACAAAACAGGATACATCTGGATCTCACACCGAGTGATGTCGAACAGCTCTTGTGGCAACTCCAGTTGGCGGCAAACGAAATAGGAAACAGTTCAACAGCCGATTGGTTCGTGGATAAATGTACGAAGCGTGGTATGATATTCTATCGTGATGGTAACGGTACTATGAGAGCGAAGCTCTCACCAACTCGGCTATGGGTTTCAAAAAAGAAAGGTAATGACTGATGGAAAATCCTACTGTAATTTTGACAGCTTCCGACATCGTCGAGAAGGCTAACAACATCATCAACAAGATCAATCACGCAATGTTAGCGTGTAACCTGAAAGACCATAACCAATACAAACGTCTGTATCAGCGTATTCTGTTGCTTACATTAATCGCTAGTGACTCAGAACGGTATGGACGGGAAGATGCAAGAAACCAAGTCAGTCGTCTTCTTTACAAATACGACAAGATGTTCACAAGGTTGCTGAAAGACAAACCTTCAGAAGACGAGTGCATCAAAACAGCGCTTGGTGGTATGAGTGGATCATTTGATGAGCTTAAGAGTATGTTGGAGGAGAATCGTGAAACGACAACCTAAACATCATTGTTGTTGGCCAGGGAAAACGGTCAGAGTTCAGTTACAGAATGGAGAATTGATCTATGGGAAGTTCGTAGAAGAACGATCCACTCACATCAAGATCAGTATCGGAGACCATACTGTGAGTTTACGCAAATGTGATTTAGCATCCTTCGGGATCAACAGAGGAGGGTATTGTGTATGTCAGTGAAACGAGCGATGCGTTTACAATTCCGGGTGCGTGAAGATGCACCCGATGTTGTCAAGAACTGCGCTGCGATCTTCTTGAGTGATTACTGTAGAAGAACAGCGTCTGAAGCTGCAGCTTCCAATTACAAATGTGGACTGTTCAGAACGTTGGATCAAGTCGTTACAAACGACTCTGATGTTCGTATATCCACATTGGATACTTATAACGATAAGACTGGTAACTACGCAGTCTATCAGTTCAAGTATAAAGACAACAAGTACAAGACGTTTCTTGTATCCAACGCATCTATCCAAGACAGCTTGTCTACAGTGATGCAGAACCAAGCATTGATTGATAAGATCAGAGATTGGATACGGAAATACAGGGCAATCTTTCCCGATGAAGGTGAACCGATGTCTGAATTACAGGATTGGTACACCAAACAGTTTGGAGAAGAAACATCACGACTTGGATTGGCGAAGTACATCTTGGCAAGACCTGTACCGTGTTATATCACGGATACGGATGCTCTGGACAAAGAGGATATTGATTACATCTATCATGATCTCCGTAATGCTACCAAAGCCTATCTTGGGGATGTTGGTTGGAATGTTGGAAAACACTACATCAACAACCAGTACGTTCCGGACTGTCAGGATAGTAAGGTTAAGATCATTCATCAGAACCTGTTTGAACATCCCGATATGAACACGATCGCAGTGTTGTATGGGATCCAGATGAATGATGATTACTATTACGGTGGTCATTGGTTGGTGGTCGATATGCCTTGGAAGAAGGACTGTCGTACTCTGGATAACCAGTGTGAATTATTGGATCACTGGGTTCGTGACAAAGTCGATAACTATGTCAACTATATGAAACAGGAAGGTATGGACAATATCAATCCTGTATATATGTCACACAAGTAACCTATCAGGATGGTTGAGCGTAACAACTCAACCACCCTATGGGTAACCTAATAGGAGGTCTTATGCATAAACTTGTTTTATTTTTCGTTGGATGTGTGATGCTCATTCTGGCGGGATGTCGTACCGGAACCGTAGTGTTCCAAGATGAACTGGAACGTCAGGCTGTAAGAACGGCTGATACGATCCGTGATATTTGCAAGTATCCAAGTTACGAGCACACCGTTGCTGGTGTAGAGGCGTATCGTACGATCATCGCTTCTCTTCTGATCCATAGACGAGGAGTGAGTCAGTCAGAGGATTATAGAGCCAAATTGGTGAAAGTATTGACTGATACAGGTATCTCTGTTGAGTTCGCCGATCGTATCACTAAGGTTATTGTGTACGGGTATATGGAGGTTGGTAAAGACGTGGACTTTGCATATTACCTGAACAGATTACTGTTCCATCTTGATCAACGTCAAGTGTTCTACGATCCTTACTCGGACGTAGTGTTCACATCGAAAGACACTGAATCCAGAGCCAATTAATATGTTCAACATCTACGTTACATTACAGTAGCGTAGATGTTGAGATGTTCTCACTATCTTACACACGTTCACATACCAACAGGGAGGAATCATAATGCATCGCTTTTTACACACCACGATCCTGAAGGTCAACGCTACAGGAGAACTGTTGATCCAAGGAAAACCCTATCTCATCCACCTTTATACCGATGAGATGACAGGGATCAACTACGTCAAGTTGTATCGATTCTGTTTGGGATCCACAGGAGACGAGATCGTAATCAAGAACATTGATACATCCCATCCAGTACGGTCTTATCGATATGACGAACTCTCGATCCTGGAGTCGGATAGAGATGAAGATGGATACGTCACCAACGTTGAAATCCCACTTACGAACGACACCATGTTGGATGAGTCAGACGAAGTGCTTATCTGCTCCTTCTGTTACGTAGATCTCTCCTTAGAGTCAAAATGATATACACATTCACTTAAGGAGACAACCTATGACAACTTGTACTTGTACGACACCGTGCACCACCTGCACTTGCGACACTGTATCGGATGAAGTAGTTGCAGCTTACCAGGAACTGAAAGAGTTCATCAACAAGAACTACCTCGATATCCGATCTGCGATCTTGGCAGAACTCCGAGTGAGCGAACAGATCTTGGAAGGTGTAACCAACAACGTGTATTATCTTGAAGATACAACTCTTCAAACGATCACGAAACGTTATCTGTTGGAGAACACCGTTACTGTGTGGCAGGAACCACAACAGTATCTGATCCCCAAGATCTGCAGAGATATCGTACTCAATATCCTCAGAGAAGTGTTTATCAGAGCAGAGGAACCTTGGAAAGTGATCTATCCAGCGAACAAACTTCACATGAAGGTATCCGTTGGTGATATCAACTTCGGTATCATCTATACTGATATTAAAGCGTTTCCTGAGATGGAGTTCTCTTCTTACGATGATCTCTTCGAAGGGATCGATCTGGTACCGAATTATCGGTTGTTCGATCGTACACCGTATGGGACGATGATGAACTGGTTCGTCAATATCGACTGGATCCGGTTCCTCAGCAAGAGTGTGAATATCGCTCCTTCTGTGGGTTCTGATGATTATGAAGTACCGATCACAGAAGTCCTGAAAGGCTGGATGATTTATCGCTGTATTCGCATGGCTCTGGAGGATATCGTACTTACGACGAAGACCGTTAAGATCGGAGATCGTATCGTACTTTATAACCAAGTATATGAACTTGGTAAGATCCTTGGCAAAGCCACGGATGACATCGCATTCACGATTGGATTCAAGAAGATCTCGCAGTAATCGTTATAAGACCTACAGGGTGATATCACCCTGTAGGTCGACCTATTTTCAAGTATATATAACTTGTTACAATGTGTGTACCCTATACACGTAACAACACCCATCTTAACTTAAGGAGAAAACAAATGGGATTTCAGACGTTTACCTGTGTGATCTGTGGTGAATCGTGCACTCGCCGTACCAGCAAACGGTATGGTGAAGGTCGTGCTTGCAATAAGCACGAAGAGGTGCAGACCGCTATGAACGATAAACTTCTTGGACAGGAGAAGTGGGTTCTTCAGATCATCCTGAGGGACTACAAAGAGGTCGTTGGGAGGAAACATCCCGTCAAGGACAAGCTGAAAGACTTCTTGCAAGATCAGGTCAAAGTACTCCGTGCAACCATCAATGAACTTCCTCTATCCAGCAAGAAGCTCACCATCATGAAAGAGACGAAGCTGATCGATCTCAACTATGTGGTGTCCGATGCTTTCGTGGAGAAGACCATGAACATCATCAAAGAACACGAATCGGACGATGATTGGGAAACGGTCAAGAAACACGACAGTAAGCCCAAACAGGCGCACAAGCCTCGTCAGTCCAAAGAGGATGACAAGGAACACAACGTTCGGATCAAAGAACACAAAGGTGCGAAAGAGGCTCCTCGCCGCAAAGTCTCCGACAAACGTCGGTGATCAACTTATGAAGGTGATACATGAAGTATCACCTTCTTTTTTACTGAGGAGTTAACAACATGGATACCCATAACCCATTGAAGGATCGGATCACAGACTACATCAACTATCAAGAAAAATATCATGCAATCTGTAGCATCAATGAGATCTTACAGATCGTATCAGAGTGCGTGAAAGATGTGTTGCCTGTGACGCAAAACGCAAGCGTAGAGCTACACCATTTTGAGCCATATACTACAGTGATCATCACCGTACCGGGTGACAGTGTGTTGGCGAAGCAAGGTCCGTATACCTTCAAGATAAGGACATCGTGATGGAAGAGGAAGATGATTTCGAAGAGGATGTGACTCACAGATGTTTCTGTTGTAACAGAACATTAGAGATGATCGATATCCTTAATCAGTATTTTGCAAGAGAGCTCACCTTGAAACAAGTTGGTCTGTACGAAGAGTTACTGTGTTCTGAATGCGTTGCTGAGTTACAACAGATCGTATTTGAACAGGTGTACTACGGAGACCCGAGGATCAAGATCAAAGATCTCCAGGATAAGTGTGTCGCAATCTTGCACAACCGAGAACATCCTGATGCTGTAATCGATGAAGAACTCTGTTCTCTATTGGTGTTCTACAAAGACAGGATCGAAGCACTCAAGCATAGAGGTCAGTTCGGTATCGAGGAATTGAGAGTTTATTTCAACGACTCGATGAATGAGTGGAATACCACACATAGACATAAATGTTTCGTATCGATGGAGCCGATCAACAACAGCGGTACGATGATCAATATCTTCGTCCGTATGACACTCAGTCCTAGCAAGTCAGAAGGATTCGCCGTGAAGATAGAACTGCGATCGAATGCTTCTGGATTGGATATGAGTGATATCATACCGTTCAAAGTGGATTGATGTATCTAGAGGATAGTTGACGCTATCCTCTAGATACTATTTCTTTTGTATATTGGAGCATGGTATGCTTTTTGATAGATTCACAAAGGAGTTGCTATGCTTCTATTCTTAGATGATTATAATACCCACAGTGGCATCTTGGATACGAATACGACGAATGCTTCCTGTTTCCGTATGTATCGTATCTTGAAAGATATGGGAATCAAGAACAATAAGTTCTTCTTGTTCTTGTCACAACCAGATCTCCAAAAATATGACCCTTACGATCTAAAGGATCCTTCTGTAGAACTAAGACAGAGGATCGCTTATGAGTGTAAGGTCAACCCTTGGTATTACTTAAGAGAAGTGATCCGTGTTCCTGCCCCTGGCGGTGATCCGATCCACTATCAGTTCTCCAGAGCGAACTTAGCTCTGAACTGGTGTTTCTTGAACTCCATCGATAGCTTCTTAACCATGCCTCGTCAGAAAGGTAAGACCATCGGTGTTGTGTGTATCCTGTCGTGGGAGGAGTTCTTAGCTGCTAAGAACATCACCATCGGGATCTTCGCGAAGGACGATAGTCTTCGTTCTGAGAACATTAAACGTATCAAGGAGATCCGTAACAGTCTTCCAGAATATCTGGTGGACTATAAGAACGATACCAAGAACCAGGAAGATGTCACCTATCGTAGATTGAAGAATGCTGTTAAATCCTTCGTTGCTCAGCAGGATATGCGTCGTGCTGCAAGACAAGGACGTGGTGAGACCACGTCTTCACAGTGGTGGGATGAGATGGCGTACTATGTGAACAACCATAAGTCGTATCCATCTGCCACAGGTGCGTGTGCTACCGCTAGGAAGATGGCATTCGAACGAGGGATCCCCTCTGCGAACATCCTCACTACAACGGCAGGTATGCTCAACGACCCAGCAGGCGCTTATGCGTTCCATCTGAAGTCCAACAGTGCACGGTTTAACGAGTGTGTTTATGACCTTAAAGACGTTGCTGCTGTTCGAGAGTGGATGAGAGGGATGGGCGGCAAGACGATGATGTATCTCGAATACTCCTATAAACAGTTAGGAGAGGATGATGCATGGTTGGAAGAGATGTCCGATGGTAAAGATGCTATTACGGTGGCTGTCGACTATCTCAACGAATGGCAGTTGGGTACTGGACAGTCGATCGTTCCTATCGAGTTGTTGAATCGCCTCAACGCATCGATCTGCGAACCTACGGAGTTCACCACACACGGTGGATTGATCGTGCGTTGGTATGTTAAACGTTCTATCCTGATGAATGGTGAAAATCGCAAGAGGAACTATCTGATCGGGTTGGATACTTCGGACAACGTAGGACGTGATAATACTACATTGGTGATCTCTGATCCATTGGATCTCTCTGTGGTAGCAACGTGTAAGTGTAACGTTACTAACTTGGTAAATGTCGCATCGTGTATCGCAGAACTGATGGATATGCTACCGAACAGTATCCTGATCCCAGAACGTAATAAGAACGGAGCGTTCATGATCGATCTTCTGATCGACATGATGATCAAGAAGAGGATCAATCCGTTCTACCGGATCTATAATACCTATTTCCAAGATGGAAGCGATGGGTTCTTGGATATCAGTCAGATCAACATCGGAGATGGAACCAAACGTAAGCACTTCGGGTTCAACACCACCAGCAGTCAGGATAGTCGTAATATCCTCTATGGGCGTGTATTGATCACCAGTCTTCAGTATATGGCAAATCGACTGTTTGATGCTGATTTGGCAAGTGAAATCAAATCACTTACTGTGAGGAATGGACGTGTTGACCATCCGATCGGATCCCATGACGATATGGTGATCGCTTGGTTGTTAACGTGTTTCTTCGCTCTTTATGGTAAGAACCACCACTTGTATGGGATCCCCAAAGGAGAAGTCCTGAAAGGAGTGAACCTGGAAGGAGAGCATGTGGATCCAGAAGCGAAGAGTAGACAGCTTAAGATCCGTGAGAGGATCGGAGAGTTAAAAGGATTGATCTTGGGCACTTCCAACGCTATGGTGAAGACATCGTATGAACGTGAACTGCGACACTTAGAGTCTTTGGTAGACGATAAGTTGGTCGATGATAACCTGATCAGTGCGGACCAAGTGAAACAACAAGCTTCGAAAGCACAGCAGTTCACACCATTCGATTTCCGCAAGCTGAAGGAGTATTTCTGATATGCAACCTCTTACTCTTAAACAGCTCTTCATGGATAAGTTCGACATCCAACCGACGATCGCTCAGACGAGATCGTTGATCCGATATGTTCAGATGTACGAACTGAGAGATCAGAACCCTGCGGCGTTCAACACTCCCATGCTAGCTGTATCCAGAGCTTACTTCTTACCGAAGGATGCTGCGTTTTTGTTTGATAACTTCAACATATATCGTCCCGATTTCAATAGGGCGATTCATGAGTGTGTTTCTGTAAACAAATCATTCCACGTCACAGGGAACGATTTTAATATTCTCTGTATCTGGTTGGTTTACTGCTATTTGAAGAGCAACTTGAATCCTCAGATGAAGCACGATGGTGCGTTCTGGATCTTAGCCCTCTTGAACTATAAGTTCTTCACCGGGAAAGTTCAGACGTTCTTCCCAAAAGGAGTGAACCACGATGTCATGCAAGCGACGATCGATCGACTGTCGGCGAAGAACGACATCAAAAGACCAGAAACTCCCACATGGAGAGCGATCATCTATGATCACTGTGAGACGATATTAGCAGAGAAAAGTGTCCACAATCACACACTTCATACGTTCTCTCCTGATTCCAATGTGCTCTATGTGATCTCCGACCTACACACTCGGTTGGCATCCAAGATCTCGAATGTATCTCACGACTACTATGAGAATGTAGCCAAAGGTGTGATTATCAAGAGTTCTGATGCGACTCAGTTGAATGCAGAAGGAGAACGTGAGTTAAAAGCCCTCCGTGCTACTTTGGATAACACCATCATCAATGTCTGTGGTGTTGTAACGAACACCAGTTCGTTCTTGAGTTATCTGGATATCAAGTCAGTCTGTGCTTTGACGAAGACGATCACTCCTCCTATGTTGGAAGAAGCTTTGATCGCATTTTCTGATATGGCTACACTGCAGTATCGACACCACGAAGAAGACAAAGTTGTGACGATCAAAGGTCAGAAATACTTCGTTGGATTCCGGATCTTGGTTACCGAGATCATCCAGAAATGTTATCGGTATTGTGTGTTGAAGAAAGTCGACATGAGGAGTAATATGCAGATCTTGGAGATGATCCGAAATGCATTTAAGTCTTCTCGTGTTGATGATCCTGACATCATCACGATCAAGTACAGTATGGACAAGTTCGTCCACGAACACACGAAGTACAAAAGAGATGCTACTAAGGTATCGATCCGTACAGCTGTGATCCTGTACTTCATCTTGCTTACCTTCAAGAGAGCGTAAATGTTGTATACTGGAGTATAGGTAATCTACTCCAGTATACACTTATATATCGACAACAAACATAGCAACTACACTGGATAGTGCGCACTATCCAGTGTAGTTGAACGTATTTTTAAGCATATATAACTAGTTGAGAATAGGTTCTAGCTGAGATCTATGCCCGGCATGACTATGCCGGTCTCTGGTCACACTCTGTCTCGTATCTTACGCGAGGTCGCGGCAGGGCGTATCCCAGTTGATCGGTTAACACTTCGTTCACAGGACGGCAAACGCATTCCTGTGAAACGTGTTGTGCGTCAAGGATCCAAAGTGATCGTTGAAGCGTAACACGCTGATCGTTGTATAATGTCGTATCTCTCAGCTAGACCTATTCTTACAATGTACAACACCCAACCAAAACAAAATAAACAAGGAAGTAACAGTATGTTTCCAACCAACATCAACGTCGAAATGATGGTCCGCACAGCTATCCTAGCTGTGGAAGACTATGAGTTCATTAATTTCGCAACGAATGAATGGACGCTTCATGGGGAGGACATCACCAACATGATCTTATCCAAGATCAACACGACACCTAATACGCAATCTCCTGAAGAGGTTGCCAGAGAATCTGTCAATAAGATCGTTGAACAGATGAAGTACAAATTTGCAAAACAGAAAGAGGCGCAACAGTGTTTCTACAACACATCGATCTTACATCAGCAGCAACCGCCCAGGTTGTATACTGAACCGCAGATTAATCTGGTACAGCAGTATTTAGAAGAAGTACAACGGATCTTGATGGACATCTCTTCTAAATTCAATACAGTGCTTGGTACTGTGGCCATCTACGAGATGATCTGGCACATCATGCAGATGTTGTCCCAGATGAAGAACGGGTTGTATGCTCGGTTCTATTTTCAAGTGTGGTACGACCAGTCCACACACACGATCCGCGTTGAACTTCATGATCCTTTCGATATGATCCCGGAGGACAAGAGAGTACACGGTATCATGGTTAGGACGAGAGATGTACCTGTTCCTGTTAAGCCTCCGAAGCCTCAGGAACCGCCGAAGGAAGATGATCCGTTCGAGAATGTTCCGAAGGAAGAAGATGTCCCGTCGGTTCGTGAATGTGTGAAGAAGCCAAGTGTTCCGGTGACTAACATAGGTCATCGAGCTCGAGCGGACCAAAAAACGGCACTGTTGCGCCGTGAGATGAATCTTCGGATACTCTATGCTCTTAAACAGAAAGGAGTAGAACGGGTTTCTACTCTTTGTATCGGAGGCTTTTTGGAGGAGCACATCACACCAGTTCAACATAAGAACCTGCTCGCAACGTTGTACAAGCAAGGGTTGATCCAGAAATCCGGAACAACGATCAACGCCAGGTATCGTCTGACCCAGAAAGGAGAAGAAGTGTGTGCGTCTCTGGAACCGATACAGCTTTCATGGCTCGCATGGTTCGACAATATGCTCGGTGATGCAGACGAGGAGTGGAAAATTGAGTTCTACAATACTCTGCGTGATACCAAGAAAGCGGTATTTCCGTATTACAAGCATTATACACATAAACGTGAATATCGACGCTTGTTCTATACTGGAATAATCCAGGCGGATCCGAACAACGGTCGTTGTGGATGTAAGGAAGATGCGTTTAGCTACACCGATCTTGGAGAGTTTGTAAAATCTGAACTTAAGAAAGAAATGGAGGATAACGATGCAAATTGACTACGATTTCAAAGCAGTGAGCAAGTTCAACAAATCAGCGATGGTCTGTCTTTGTCAGATCATCACACAGACGGTCGGAACTCTGGGTCTTCTGAAAGAGAAGACGTCCGATCAGTTCCTGATGGAGTTCTTCCAGCTGGAAGAGAGTGAGATGGACTTGGAGTTCAATAAACTCCCTGCCAAGAAGAAAGATTACATCAAACATGCTTATCAACTCTTCCTCTTCCTCGGGAGAGGCTACGAGATGGTGACCAAACGGGATCAGAGCTATTCGTCTCATCTGGTAAGAGGAGTTCACAAGTTCTTCTTCCAGTATGCGAAACGTAGATCTCTGATCACAACTCATACGGATCACGACAAGTATCCCAACAACCGGATCATGTACGTCGAGAAAGATTACATCAAACTGCTCGATTACTCTTCGGGGATCATCCCGAAGGAGATGATCCGCAGTTGGATTCAGATCGCCAAGCAGTATGATTTCAAACTGACCAAGAGTGAGACCAAACTTTGGTTTAAGTAAGTCCTGGGATGGGTGACAACTACGTCACCCATCCCATCAACGAGTCAAACATAAGGGAACAAAAGATGCAAAACAACATGTATGGACAGTCGCCTGACTTTGTCAACACTAATTTCGCGCAGATCATCCCGCAGCCTGTGGTTCCGAATATCGGAGCACCGCAACGGAACTATATGGTTGATCAGAACCCGGAGGCGTTCGCCCATGAAGCCGGTCTGATTACGGGGCGCATCGTCAGTTCCATATTGACAGCGTCGTCAGTGACGGACTACATGGCTCGTGAATACGAGTGGATGTTGATCCAGGAACTGACGGAACTGAAAAGACGGTTCACGCGGTACTTCTTCTCCGTGAAGAGATCCGAAGACAGGATCGTGGTTGAGCTGTATGACCCGATGGGTCAGCTTCAGCGGAAGGAACTCGTTGTTCCGTTTAACAAACATGAGATCCGCTACTGGCAGTTCGTGGCGATACTCGATCATATCACGGACAACCACGGTGAGGAGTCCGCTCAGTTCATCGGAAGACTGGGAGAGATCCCGTTCTTCTTCCTGAGATATTTGCTCCGTATGAGTTCAGATCATACGGATCCCAGACTCGAAGAGTTCTCTGAGATCTTCAAAATAGAACGGAACATCGTGACCAAACAAGTGGACCAAGCATCATCGGTCAAAGTGTGTGTCACGTCTGTATCATCCAATTGCGAATTCACACCGGAGATCGGTCGTATGTTGATGGAGCACTTCATCGCAGCTATTACGAACCAGTTCGGGATCTATGGAACATCGGAGCGTCGGTACAATGAGATCCTGAACGATCTGCTCGCGCATCTTATTGACGACATAGACGATGTCGCCCTTCCGGATGTTCTCAATACACCGGAATGCAAAGAGGATCTGAAGAGGATCGGTGTTCTCGAGTATGGTGAGGATGCACGCTTCACCGTATTCTTCAAGAACCTGATCACTTTGGGAAGAGCTTCACGATTCAACATCACCAAATAACATCAAGTATCTAATGTGAGCGTATGACTACCCTATGGATAGTTTTATGTCTCACATTAGATACGGAGGTTCTTATGGATATATTGGTCATCATCCTTTGCTCTTTTCTCGTATTGGAGGTAATCGCGAGTTTATGGCTCTTCATCAGAATAAGGAAACGTTTCATCCAGATGATGCGTTACTCGGAATACATCACATTAGCTCTGATACAATACACTACTGTGTTAGAGCTTATGGATAATTACGTTAAGCTGAAACAGAGGAACATCGCACCTGAGCTGGAACGAGAAGTGATCCTTGATATCAAGACACACTACTTAGAAGCCAGGGAGAATGTCAAGACAGCGTTTACCTATTACAACCCAGATGGACTCACACTTAGTGAGTTCGAACAACCACTTACATTATTGAAGGAGTTTAAATGACATTATTCAACAGTATTCTGTTGATCGTTCTCGCGGTCGAAACGATCTACATCGCAAGATCTACGATTAAAGACCTGAACAAGGTTCTCAAATTCTACAGACTTACCAGACAGTTCAACGCGATCGGTTTGTTGGTCACCAAAGCAAAAGTCCTTGCTGAGCAAGGCAAACACAACGAGTGTTTACAAACACTCGATAACGCTTGTGCCCAGATCATCAAAGTTTCTCGCAACTATACAACACTCATCAAACAAACGGAGAAGTGATGATTGATCTAACATTGGAATGGGCATATTACTACACTGTCATGCTCATGGCAAGTGTTATGTTGTTGGTAACATTGATTTCACTTATCGTCTCCGAGATTACGAGACTTATTGCGAAAGTTGGCATCAAGACGGTCGAAGATCGTATCTGGTGTTCGGAGTATCGTGACCAGAAGATCACAGAACTATCCAATAAAGCCGCTTATGCTCCATCGAAAGAAGACCGTCTCAAAGTTTTCGAAGAGATGCGTGAATATCGAAATACTTATATCGTCAATAGAAAACCCCTGTAAACACGGAAGGAGATCAGTTGATGGGTGATTGGAACGGATACTGTTGGTTGATGACACTCGTGGCGTTCCTGAGTGTACTTGCGTCGATCTTCGTGGGTATGCACCACGTGTCGATCGCACTGAACTACTCAGTGGAAACCAAGTTACTCTGGAGGATCGTGTTGTCGTTGTTGACCACTATCGATGGTCTGAAGAACTACATTTGTAATCTGAGAGACAACGCTTGGATGAAGAGTGCCTTGAAGATCGATAAGAAGCTTGCAGAAGCATCTCATCGTCAGGCTATGAAGGAGTTGGAATCGTTGGTCAAGGTAAATCCGATCTATCAACTTCCAGAACGGATTACACGATCGTTAGATCTGGAACCTGATACACAATCAGATGAAAAATCCAAATAAGTAAGAGAAGGTAGGTACCATCCAGGTCCTACCTTCTCTTTTTGTTTCACATCAAAGGATGAAGCTTGCCAGTTCGATGATCCGGCTCGGATCCAAGTTCATAGCTCCGACGAGTTGCTCTCTTAACTCACGATAGCGTTGTCGACTATCAGCGTAAGTGTCGATGGTACGTTTCATCTCACCGATCTCATAACCAGATTCCACGTATCCTCTATCAAGAGCGATGATCGTTTGATTGTAGATGTAGGCTTTGGTAGCTTCCAGGCACAACTCTTCAAACGTCTCCAACGCACTGGTGTTCAGGTTAGTGAAATCCTTATCATAAGCGATACGACAGCTCATCACCCACACGATGATCGAATGCTGTGCAGGCCATAGCTTCACAAGGTCACCACTCAGAAGCTCCACATTGGGCTTCGGCGGAGAGGATGCGAAAGTATGACTGTCTAATACAGCCTGTCCAAGTGTGTTTAGGTTCACACCACCAGCCCAGCCGTTCATATTGGGAACATATCCAGCATAGTTGCCGCGATACGTCAACCCATGTACTTCTACGAGAGGAAGCCCTTCCCGTTCCTCCGGTGGGATACGATACAGGGAGAACGGACCCGTGTGCATATAAGCATCCTGTACATCCATACGGAGTTTTTCTCTGTATTTGGGGAGTAGAACGATATGTTTCAGTTTACCGCCGTGAACGTTCATATCTTTCAACACACGATCCTGGATCACCTTATCCAGAACCATCTGCTGAACACTCCAGGTCTTCTCTTCTTCCTCTCTGGTGCTGAACGCATACGCCAGTACATCAGGAGGTATTTCATTCGTAATCGTTGTTAAAGCAAGATCGATCGCATTGTTCATAATGGATCTCCTTCCATTCTAGTTTCTGTTAATTTGCCATACCATGACCCGGAACAGTGGGGCTAGGAGTCATGGTATGCACATTATAACTTATAACGTTGGAGGTAGGTAACATGGACCTTAAATTCATGTGGTATGCGAACGCTACCGTCGTGAACAACATCATGCCTCGACACAAACGTTTTGACGATGAGTACAACATCACTGTACTTCAGAAAACTATTAAAGACAAGTACATGAAGTACGATGTAATCGTCGGAGGAGAACGGTACCATTTCAACTATACCTTCTTTTCTAACGTCTGTATCGCCGGATCATTGGAGATCGTTGATCTGGAGCACGGTAAGACATTCACGTATGCGATCGAACGGAACAACGACAGCGTCCGACTGTACGTCGACTTGGAGAACTACAATGAGATGTACCTGTACAACAACAGTACGATCATCGACATCCAGGTGAACTCCTGTCGTAAGAGCTATATCTCTTGTTTAACGATCACACAGTTGGATGAGAGAGATTACAACGTCACTTTGATCCGTACAGCTGTTACAGATGCCCAAAGATCGAACTTTGATTTCAGTTTGAACAACCAGCTGTTCACAGTGACAGGAACGATTGACTATCCGAAGATGGTCTGCTACGATGTTGTGAACTTCGTAGACCGCAATACTCAGATGGTGATTTACGCTGAGACGAAATGCCAGATGATCGTCAGTCACTCATTCGAAACGGATCACATCTCAGGGAAAGTTCATCCCATCAACTCAGATTTTAACGAGTATATCAAGTATAAGAAACTTGACGAGTACCACTATCAAGTGATCGAGTATATCTTGAACCACTCAGAACATCCCTTCGTAAAACGAAGTTACGAGTTGATCAACGAATCTCAAAATGTCATTGCGATCAGAGGAACCGATAAGAAGTTCCGTGTATCCACCAACAACAACGATGTTACGATCACTAAGATGTGATAGAGTTCTAGAGGTAGTGGAGGATCCTCCACTACCTCTAGATATCAATTGACTTTAGACTTCACAACACAGTGCTCCGGAACGATCTCATCTTCCGACAACAAGATCATACCAGCATCCGTGAAGCTACTGCTTACAGCAACCGATTGGTTGACGATGAACGCTTGTAAGATATTCTTTTTGTTCAGGAACTCCACAAGGAACGAAGTCAACCGATCCTGATGGATCGGACTGCAACCATCATCGATCTCATCCAGTTTCAGAGGATACTGGTGGATGTATCCACGATAGATGCAGATCGCCAACCGCATCACCAGATTGATGATCGACTTCTGGCTCTTCGAACAGAGTTTGATATCTTTCACTTCACTGTTGTGGTTGATCAACAACCGGAAGTTGAAGTCGAAATCATTCTGTTTGTTCTCATCGAAATAAGCCAGTTCGATGTCGTAGTTCCACACCTGACGGATAAACATATTCGCCAACTGCAAAACTGTGTTGACGTATCTTACGGTATACCGATAAGGGATCCCTGATACAGGAGATAGTTGTTCCGCTACAGCGACCAACTTCTTCATCTTACCTGAGATCTCCTGGATCGATGGTTCGATCTCTTCTTTCAATCGGGTCAGATATCCGGACTGTTCTTTGACGATCGTCTCCAACTCTCTCAACTTCTCGTTGATCTGATTCTTCACATCTTGAAGATACCACACCATATCGTCCAGACATCGCAACTCCTCTTCATGCACATAGAGCTGTTGCCACAGATGATACACACCATTGAGATGAGTGATACGGTTGTGGAGATTCAGATGATCTTTGTAAACCTGAAGAGAGAGTTCTGTAGACGATAATCTCTGATCCAGTAAGGAGAGTTGTTTCCCGATCTGGTTCAACTCATACTCTTTCTCAACCAGAGATTTCGTGAGATACTCTTTCACAGGTTGATCGGATGCTTGGAGACCCAGTAATTTTGCACGAAGTCCTGTTAGTTTGTCCTCTGCCTCTTTGACTTTAGCATGTGCTTTGGCTTTCTGAACAACCTTCAGACAACGGTTGATGATTTTCGTAACGTCCTGATTGATCGCGTCTAATGGATCAAGATCAGAACACACGAAAAGACCCCAGGTTTTGCGGGTGAAAAGTGTCTCCAGTTTGAGCAAAATAAGCCTCGCTGCTCTCTGTTCAACCTTTGTATTAGCCTCGTCATACTGCTGTTTTGCTTCCTGTAGGATCTTACGATCCCGTTGATAAGAAGTCTCGTAATCTTTCAACTCCAATTGGTAGGATTGGAGAACTGATTCCAAGTTCTCTCTCAACTTACAAGTGCGTTTGCAGTCTGATGGATACGAGTGTTTGTCCTTTAAAGAGTGGATCTTCTTCTGGACTTCTCCGATCACATTCTCCAACCGTGATACTTCCGGTTCTACCTGATGGATCCTACCTTCCAGTAGTGCGCGTTTGGCTAGAAGATCGTTGTACTCTTTATGCGTGATCAGTGGAAGATACCCCTGTAAGAATTGAAGATCCTCTCGGATCTTATCCATGTTCTCTTCCAACTTCAGAGCCTCTTCCAATGGAACAACAGGTGTATCGTCATCCATCGTGTTCTGCCGGACGATCTCCTCTTGGACTTCGATCAACCGTTTGCACTCCTGGATTGCCGTAGCCGTGTCGTTCTGAAGAGAAGTACGGATCTTATCGATCTCAGAACTCAACTGAGTTCCTCGTTCTGTTAAAGTGTTCTTCTTCTCATGATGTGTCTCAGCTTGTGCACTTAACTTCCCGATCAGCCGATCCAGTTGTGCAGGGACAACAAGATCTACCTCATGGTTCAACTTCAGTTCGAACATCTCCATGGAGATGTTCTTACACTCCTGAAGGATCGTCTCTAATGATACCTCAGCTTCAGACCCACGTTCCATCTTTAACGTCGTAATTCGGTTCTTGATATCACCAGACGTTTTGTTCATCGCATAGATCTCACGATCCAAAACACTGAGTGCACGGTTGAGATCTTTCCGATACTGTTCAAAGTACTGAAGTGTTTCGTCTTTCAACAGAAGATCGGTTAACTTGAGTTTTCTCTCATTCAGCAACTTCAACTGATTGCTGCATGTTCTGATCTTGGATTTCAGAGCTTGGTACTTATCCAAGATGAACGTTAATGATGTTGGGTAAGTACTGTAGATCAACTCCTTACGAGCAGCTACACTCATAGAGCAGATCTGATACTCACCGGACAACAGTTTATCGATCACCTGAGTGTATCCGAAATGTTGTGCAACCAAGCTCTCCTGCACCTCTGTGGTGCCACTCTGGTTCAGTTCTTCATCATCTTTGATGAAGCTATGTGCTCCATTGATCTTACTGAAATCCGATGTCAGGATGTAGTAAGATTTCTCATGCTGGATCTCGATGATCTTCTTCCCTTGCTTTTCATAGTCGGAACGACAAGCAGGGTAAGGAGTCATCTCTCTCATGATCGAACTCTTCCCGAATCCATTCGGTGCAACCAACACAGTCTGTTGAGTCAGATCATCTACAACTACATGTTTGATGTTGTTGTGTAAGAGTGGTTTGTATAAGTGTATTTCAAAACGTGTGATAAACATAATGACCTCTTGATAAGTTCAAAAGATGGTACAGGACCATCACTTAGAAAAGTGTAAATGGAACTATTTTCACGTATATATTACTAGATGTGGGAGGTGAGAGTCATGTTGCTTCCCACATCTATATTTTTTTTCAATCCTGTGATTACTTGATAGAAGACGACACTGTATCGTAGCTCGCAACTACGATACAGTGTCTTGTTTGAAGTCAAAAGATCACAAACACAGGTAGAACAGTTGTCAGGAAGCTGTCTACCTGTGTTCAACTTTCAGAAAGGAGGTGTAGCGTCAACTACCCTCTCCTAAAGGAGAGAGCTTGCTAGGTCAAGCCTAGTACACTGTATCATCTCAGATACAGGGCCAGTTGCTGGCATGCTTTTAAAATGATGCTTCTCCTCCCCTACCTGAAGGAAGGGGTATCCGAAGCATGTTTAATTATGAAAACATTTCATCAACGTTTCTACGAATTGTTCCACCAATTTGTACGTAATGGAATTAATGAGTTCGATGCTTCGAACTTGGCTGTATCGGTGATACAGCATGAAGTTCGTACAACCGGACACACCTACAGCTAATTAGCTGTAATCTACAATCATCAAGTGTTGTGTTCTGATCCTGACTCAGACCATGATGCTTGATGATTCTTTTTTACAACTTCACAACATACAGGTGAGATTGCAATAGAAGGTACAGGAAGGTAGCTCACAACTACCTTCCTGTGTCTCGTTGTTCGTTTCATCCTGATTACATGCAACCGTGAGCTGTCAAGTTGTCAGGTGACTTGATAGCGTCACACAACGTCATACGAGAGGAGGTGAAACTATGTCTGAGTTTGGCTACAGATACGAGACTCTGAAAAACGAGTTTCTAGCACGTGGTGATGATTTGTTGACCGCCATGCAACGTGCCGTTGCCCAGATCCAATACGAGGTCTGGTTGACTGGACACACATACGACTGTGTGATCCGTCAGTAACAAACAATGAGTGATATGCTAATATTACAACGAGATCCTGACTTATCGTTGTTTTGCTAGCATATTGTGTTGGGGGGGGGTGGTCTCTAACCAGACCACCTCCCATTAGTATGTCCACATACTTTCTCTTTTGTGTTAAATCACGTCAAAACATATTTACGTATATATAACACTATGAAGCAGATCCTGATAAGTGAACCTGGAACACAAGTTGGTGTGAAGCTTCCCGTAGTCCTGGACACCTACGGTAGTAAGGTAGCGTACATCAAAGACAACAACATCAAAACAGGAGTTTTCTCATGAGCGAAGAAGCGAAAGAGAAGAAGGAATTCGAACAGAAGTCTTACAACGTCGAAGGACTCGGCGAAGTCACCCGTCGGTCGAATGGTGATTTCACCATGTCTCAAGATGAACTGAACAAGTTCTTCAAGGAGAACGGCATTCCGGAATATGCCGAATTCAAGAAAGCGGAATCTGCGGCCATCGACACTCTCACCGAACGTTCGGTTGGGTTCCTCAAGGACCATGTCAAGAACGATCATCGCGACTGCGTTCTCAAAGCCGGACTCGGCAACGGTCGTATCGTTGTCGGCATGAAAGAGCATGTCGAAACGAAGAACCCCCGCGATCCGAACGGCGAAGTCCATCACAACTACGGTGTGGTCTCCGTGAAGTTCCAGCACAAAGTTCCGAAGCGTCTGGCTGAGGAAGGTGGAGCTCTGGATCAGGCTGCCAAAGAAGTGGAAGCTGCGTTCAAGGCGATCCATGGCTGATCGGTGAACTGAGTTCACCATACTAGGAGAGGATCTTGCATCCTCTCCTATTTTCTTTTTGATCAACACGGAGATGTACATATGCCGAAACAGAAACAAAAGCAACCTCCTCAGGCAACTGAAGAAGAGGTGACTCTCGATAGTCTGGAAGTGATGGATCCCGGTTCTTCCATAGTGGAGAACAACGAAGGCGATGATCTTGAAGACATCGAAGAATAACGATGTGGTACCTGATCAGGAGGTATCATGTCGGATGCAGTACGGATCTTAAGCTTCGACCCCGGACTCACCTTCGCAGGATGGGCGATCGGTGATTATTACAAGGGTCAAAATCTACTCCAGATCTTGGATTACGGAGTGATGGAACCATCCAAAGACTTGGATCGGTCGATCATGCGACCGATGGTGGAATTGTGTGGACGTCGTCTTCTGACTCTATTGAAGACAGAAGAGATGGTCAGTGATCTCTATGCAGAATACAGACCGAACTACATCTGTTCGGAAGATGCATTCTTTAATCGATTTAGACCGTCAGCGTATGCAGCCCTGTTGGGTTGGATCACAGCTGTCGAGTTGTTCTTATGGAAGACGTATCAGATCAAACTGTATACCTTCCAACCGAAAGTGATCAAACGAGCAGTCGGACGTGGGGACTCAGGTAAATTGGATGTGCAGAAAGCCATCCGTAAGATCCCAGAGATCCAGTTCGAAGAGTCCGAAAGATATAAGTTGAAAGAACATTCAGCGGATGCGATCGCGTGTAACTGGACGTTCTGTTGTAATGTATTGAACCAGAAGTGAGATAGGATCTAAACATGTCCGAACGACAAGCGAAGAAGAGACGGCGCGCTCTACGAGCTGCAGGGATGGAACCGAAACGTACTTCCTCTGATACAGTTGATATGAACAACATCGGAGAGTATCTTCTCCATATCCTGAAACGTTATCCTGGGTGGAACTTCGTCTCCATCTCAAAACCAGGATGTATGTGTGTTGGTAATCCCAAAGACGATAAGAGTCTCGTACCGATCCAGGTACACAAACTGTTACCTGCGATGGACGATCGTGGGCTCTATGATTCAGGGAACAACCACACGGTTCAGTTTATGCAGTTGACGAATCTTGAGTTCCAAGGACTCGTGATGGACCGTAGAGGGAAAGCGTGTTTGGGAGACCCGTTCCATGTGGAACTGGATGATCCCAAGATGGAAGCAACATTGAACCAAGCGTTTCAACCGAAGAAGGTTGAGATTGATCTGCGAGATGCTGACGTACAACAGCTTTGAACTAGTGTATACGTAAGATAGGGTCAGCCCTATCTTACGTATATATTACTAAGTAAGCACTTCGAACGATACTTTGACGAACAACAAAAGGAACGCTTATGTATAACCCGATACCGAATTGTAACTTCATCCATAGCTGTTATATCCCTCCATCCAACAACCCTTCCGGTATAGATGGGATCGTGGCTATGGTGAAAGATGTCGATACCTTGGAGTCCAAACTACATATCGTGAGGAACCCCATGGTACGAGTGTGGGTTGCGAGAAAAGGACTTCGCAACTACGAGAACAAACGAGAAAGTGCAAAACTGTCAGAACTGGATGTCTACATCTGTCAGTATAAGAAGATGGGAGAGACCTTGGCGAAAGCGTTAGGTTACCCTACATATGGCTACATCAACACACGGAAGCTCTTAGAGAGTCCTTATGTGTACGGAGCAGATATCGATCCTGAGATCCAGATGAAATTAGAGTATATCGAAGCTTCGAAGAAAGGTATCACAACCTACGACATCGGGGTAATGGATATTGAAACCTCCGTTCTCGGAGATGAGCAGATCATCCTGAACGGTTACTGTGATTGGAAAACCCGGACGATCTACTGTTGGATCTTGCAAGAATGGTTCCAACCATCTGAGAACTGGAGACAGGAGTTGATGGATCGGTGGAATCTTGAGTTGAATAACATTTACAATCAGCTCAATGACAAAGCCAAAAAAGTGTTCATCCCGGAAGAGTGGACACCGAAGTTCATCATGTGCTCCAATGAGAAAGAGTTGATCGAGCAATCCGTAAGAACTGTTGTCTTGTGCAAACCAGATTTCTGTTTGTGCTGGAACCTTCCTTATGAATCCGATTGGATTCCAAGACGCGCCCTGTTCCGTGGGTTGGATCCTGCAGATCTATACTCGCATCCAGATGTTCCCCCTGAGTTCCGGATGTTTAAATTCAATGAAGATAAACGTCATGTGGAACATCTGGCTGATAAGTGGCACATTATCAAGTGTCCTGGTTACACCTACTGGGTGGATCCCATGTGTCTGTATGGACGACTCCGTAAGGTAAAAGGACGTGAGGTCATGTACACATTGGATTACATCTGTGGGAAGAACCTGGGTGCTGGTAAGATGAAGTTCGGACAGAACCAGACTCACTACCTGATGCAGACCAAGGACAAAGTAGGCTACGCTGTATACAACTGCTTCGACGTTCTGCAACCGAATATCCTGGACCATGTCACAACCGACATATCCTCGATGATCATGTTGACAGGACCATCCCTGTTGGATGACTTCGCTCATCAGACAGTACAGTTAAAAGCACAGTTTTACGAGTATTGTCTGTCCAAAGGAGCTGTGCCTGGAACCGTATCTGGTTCCATGTCGAAGGGTTATGATAAACTAATCAGCAACGTCGGCGGTACTGTACTCAGTCCATCTCTGATGAGATACAAGGGCAGTCGTTGTATGCAGGAGTCTGACGATCCAACCGGCATCTATCGACTCTGTTGTGACTTGGATGTAACTTCGTTCTATCCCAGTATCACGATCGCGATGAACATCTCCCGTGAGACAAAAGAGGCTACGGTACTCTGGATCACAGGTTGTCCATATTCGATCGAGGAACTGCAAAGGATGAGAGAGGAGATCGATCTTCTCCCACCGAAAGAGAAGACCAAAGCAGAAAAGAAGTATGCAGACAAGATCGTCAAACAGAACGCTGAGTATATCTTCGAGTTCTTCTCCAGATATCCAGCCGTTGTAGAGAATGCAGTCAAGCTTTGTGAGCAGCATTTCAACATCCCTGGATATGACGAGATGCTCAGTCTGTTCGCAGAACAACATCACTTGGATCTGGACCTGAAAACGATCCAAGTTCCAACCAACCGTGTGAGCGTAGAGACCTCAAAATAAGAGGTCCCTGCACCACTGTACAGGAGAAGGATATTTCGTCCTTCTCCTTTTCTTTTTCACTTGCTATAGCAGGAGGTTTTAATGGTCAATTACAACAACTTACCGGACAGGATCGATATCGACATAAAAGGTAACATCTATGTACAGAAGTTACCAGGAGATGATCGAGTTGGGTTGTTGTGCCCTTACGCCAAAAATCAATTCGCAGTGTGTAATGTCCGATGTGCCAAATGTTCTGTTGAATTGAAGTGTACTGAAATGGATGAAAACGCTGATCTCATGGATGTATATCGATCTTATTGGGAAGTTACTTGTTGTGGGACGATACATCGTGCTCAACTTCTTTACCAACAACATCATGCAGGTTCGATGGAACTGCAATACCACGAAGTTACAAAACAATACAACTAATCAAATAGCTAGGATCAGGTGTAGTAGGTTGTCCTACTACACCTGATGCCTATACTAACTCGTTATACGAGTGTCTTGGTTATGCCAAGATCAGGGCTCTTCAGTGCCACCCTGTTCCGGAGCCGTGGTGATCGTTCCGTTGACAGTCGTGACAACCGAGCCTTCCACGTTGACGTTGAAGGTCGGACGGACAACGCCATCGAGAGCGATACCGTTCGCCAGCTCGATACCCTTGACCTGGATGATGAGACCCAGCGGGTTGACGACGATCGGCAGTTCACGGATGTTGCCGAACAGACGATGGTGAGCCGCTTCACCACTCGGGGTGTAATGGGCAACCATGCACCCATAGTCCCAGTTGTGAGCGAAGTGCAGTTCACTTTCGGTGTTGTTCGGGATGGTCGGCCACATGACGATCTTGTCGCGCATGCTGTCGAAGGTGGAGGTCACGAACTCGATCTTCACGCCGTTCGGCAGAACGAGGACGTATTCCACACCGTCACCGACGTTACGACCATCATCCTTGGACATATGGTCGTGGATGTGCGGCATACCGATGACGTTACCGAGGATCTCGATGCTGGTGATACCCTTGAACGTAGCCGTGGTCGAACCACCGAGCTGCTGTTGCAGGAAGGATTCCTGGAGGATGCGGCTGGTAGCAGCGGTCAGCATGGAGATGGCCTTCTGCTTGATGTCACCAGCACGGTCAGCATCACGGATGGTTTCCAGATTGGTCAGATCCAGATCGCCGATGAAGATGGACGGGCGAACCTTGTCACCAGCAACATAGTTGGTGCCGACATATTCGGGACGATCGACCGGGTTCGGGCTGACCGCACGGATGCGATCGTAGACGTCTTCGATGGTACGGATGCCGAGTTCGAGCGCAACTTTGTCCTGACCGAGACCGATGACCTTGGTGAGGTTGGTGGCGTTCTCTTCCGCATTGACCTGACCGATCGCGTAATCGAACACATAGTTCCGACCGATCGGGATATCGAACGAGAACGGAACACGGTGGGTCATAACCGCGATGGAGGTCTTGCGCAGGTTCTCTTCCGAGAAACGAGCGTCGAGTTCATAACCGATCAGGCTCAGAGCGCCGCTGTTCATCAGAGAGGTCGCGAATCCGCTGAGCTGAGTGTTGTCGATGTCGTGACGAACGCTGACGCTGACGTCCGCAAGGCAGTCCGCGATACCCCACTTCAGGGAGATGCTCGGCTTGACGTTGAAGTCAAGGACGAACGCTTCGCTGTCGCTCAGGTTCGAGAGGATGCCGGACGCAGAGCCGTTCGCCATCATCGCACCCTTGCGGAGGTAGGTACGGAACTTGATGTCTGCATTGCGCATCGCAGAGTCGTTGGCGTTGACCATACGGGTCAGACGGTTCTTGCTGATCGGAACTTCGCAGTCGAAGTATTCCGCTTCGCCACCGTTGAAAGTCAGAGCAACACGGATGAACTTGATCTGGACGTTGTCGGCGATCAGGTCGGTACGGTTGATGTGGCTATAGCCGTATTTGTCTTCGCGAGTGGAGAGCTCGAGGATGTTGGCTTTCGGGCCGAACTTGAGCGTACCATCGCCGTTGATGAACTTCTGTTCCGGGTCGTTGGCAGGGTTGACTTCGATCAGCTTCAGCTCGTTGCGAGCGAAGGACGGATCGGCGTACAGGTCAACGAGACGCTGGCTGTCTTTGGTGTTGCCGGTGAGATCGTAAACTTCCAGCCACTCCTTGGTGTAGGAGACGTTCGGCTGAGTCGTGGAACGGGTCGGCATAACGCGGGGGATCAGACGGACATGGAAGTCCATGATGGCAACCGTGATGGCAACCTTCATATCCGGAACCGCCATATCGACGTTGGTACCGAACGCTTCCTGACCGGCCACAGCTGTGCTGTTCAGGATGCCAGCAACGTCGGAGCTGTAGATCGAGGAAAGCGGACGAGCTTCCGCCTGACCGTTGGCGGTGTGATCCGCACGGAGGTTCTGCTGCTGCCAAGCAGCGGCCGCACCCTGCGAGCAACGGTTCATGATGTTCAGGATGGTCTTGCAGCAGTCCTTGACGTAAGCCTGCGGAACGCCGCAACTCTCAACGAGGTCTTTCAGACCATCGACGCCCTGCGCGTTCATCGCAGTTTCGAAGCTCATGGATTCGTTGCTGACGGTCATCTGTTCATAGGCACCACGCTTGATCATGTTGCGGGAGGTAAGGTACTTACCAACAGCATCATACGTCGAGCGACCGATACCAACCAGATCACCAGCTTTGCCAGTATTGGCGAACGCAGCATCAAGCTGCTTCAGGTATTTGTCAATAGCAGACATTGTTATTTGTCCTTATTCTTATTGATGTTAAGATGCTTGGGCAACTTGATGATGGAGTTCAGCAAGTTCACCAAGCTTTCAGGTGAAAGACGATTGAGCCAGTACGCTTTGACACGTTTCAACAGCTCAACCTTCTGTGCTGACAAGAAATTGGGAGAGTTCGCTAGGAGTGAATCAATGAACGACTCCAACTCTATCCTGTAAAGAACCGAATTTGCGGTCTCACCCGCACTCAGTTCGAGCTTCACGCCCTTCTTGTCATCCATATCGGGCATATCAGGTACTTGTGTGTGTTGTGTGTTGTGTGTTGTATCTTCTGTGCCCTCAGGGTTCCCTTCAGGGTCGGTCGGCTCTTCGTCAGGAGTAGTAGCGTCAGCTTCCGGGTCCATGTTCTGATCCAACTCATCGAAGTTGTTGTCCGACAACTCATCAGTGTTGGGATCTTCAGTGGCCGCAGCTTCTTCGTCTTCACCATCAGGCTGTGCCGGATCCTCTGTCATCCCAGTCTCTTCATCCAGTTGATCGAAGCTGCTGTCCGACAGATTCGGTTCACTGGAGGGTCTACTGGTTCTGCGACGACGGGATCTACCCGATGTTGAATCATCATCCTGCTGGGTGTCGGATGGGTCCGTTTCTGAGTTCCTTGCATCGATGGTAGCATCCATCAACTCACGACTAGACAACCTCTTGTGTTTGATCAAGTCGAGCTCGTCGAAACGAGCGAAGGGACTCTTCTGAAAAGCGTGATACATCTCGACACTTACTTCTGTCGGCTCGGATGCCTTCAGAAATGCGTGTAGTTGATCTGCATCCTCAGCCGTATCCCCTTGCATCAAGCGAGCCAGAAGCTCGCTGTCGTCAAATTGGACCTTGTATCGATCGCGAAGATCGATCAAGAAGCTGAGCACACAGCGTCTGAGAAAGTTCGATTCAGACGAGAGCCAAATGTAATTCGATTCACTTGCACCTTTCGGTTGCCACCCGGTCACTTTGCAGTAAACGAAGTAGTAAGCCCAGAGGAGCGAGTTGTTTGGGAAGGTGTTTGTATCCAAATCCAAACACTGTGCAGCGAGCACTCCCACCACACTATTGAATTTGAAGTCAGTCCAGTTATATCCTCTCCAGTAGGAGAAGATGGACCCAACACCCAATCCATACTGGGATGTCCCGTATTTGTGATTGGATGTGTAGTCGTACTTATAACCGGAATAACTCAAATCGTGACGCACGCTGAGGATCGCTCCTTGGTAGGTGAACGTCGGAAGAGTGACTGGACCAGGAACACTGAATGACTCTGTGCTCTGGGCATGTTCACCGTCTGCCAACGTCTCCGACCTGCGGGCTCGTTCAGCGAAACGCAAGTATGGACTATAGAATGTATTTTTCATAGCAACAGGAGCATCTTCTCGTTGATGAGATGCCCAATCGGAACAGCGTTCCGCATCGATCTGGTTGCTACGGTCATCATCGAGAAGAGCCAGGATATTGAGATACCCTTCCTTCTCCAGAGAAGGATCGTCTGTCTCAAGAGCATTGACCTCATATTCGAGGTCAACCAGCCACCATTTGGTGACCTTCTCTTTATACTCTTTAATAAGTGTCGGAAGACCCTTATCGTATACTCGCTCAAGGTAGTTGAGGGCGATCGCTTGTTGCATCAGGAAGTATACTTTACCTTCTGTGCTAAGCGAACGGAACATCTTGTCCGGATCTGCCAACCAGTCCGGATTATAAGGGATGGTGACATCCGCGATGAACTTGATAAAAGATTGCATGATTTGGATACCTCTATAGTAAGGGGTTGACATTTAAGCATAGCATGAGCTTTGGAAGAGGTAGGTGAACTCGTGATAGCGATTAATACGGATTTCATGTTGGATGCTGTATGTCTGGCAGCATTTTCTAAATCAGACAACTCCAAGGAGACATTGGGCTCGATCTTGGATATCTACATGGCTACGAAGAAGAAGAAGCCAGAGATCCTGAACAAAGATCTGGATGTGTTCTTCGAGATCATCCAGGATATCGTCACCAGAGATGCGGATCTCAGCAAGAAAGCAGAGATCAATCGTATCGTGGTGAAACTGAAGAAGAGTGATCTGGCTCAGAAAGATCCTGTGATCGTAGAGCAGCTGAGCAGTCTTCTTCTAAACAGTGAAGAGATCAGTGATCGGCGTGTCACTCGGTTGCTTCACAGGATGAGCAACTGGGTTGCGATGGCGAAGTCCATGGGGATCATCCAGAAGATGCAGATCCGTGGAAGTCAATTCAACCCAACGGATGACATGACGAACGACATCATCTTGAATGATGTGGCGGAATATGCAAGAGATCTAGTGAAGTCAGCAGAAGGTGGATTCGGAATGTCAGAAACGATCGACAATGTCGATATGACGGATCCGAATGCATTGATGAAATCTCTTGACAATTACAGGAACAAGAGGAAGTCCAATGTATTTCCAACAGGGTTGAAAGCATTGAACCGGATGTTGGGAGAAGACAGAGGATTCAAAAGGGGAGAGTCGTGGGCATTCGCAGCATCCTCTCACAACTACAAATCGCAGATGTTGATGAACTGTGCCAGATGGTGTACGGTCTACGGGAAAGTAGATGTACAACCTGGTATGATCCCATGTGTTGTGTTGATCTCCTTGGAGAATGAAGTTCCGGAGAACGCCAACAGCATGGTGGTATCGGCATATGTGAATGCGATGAGAGCAGAGCCTCCCAAAGACATGCCGATGCGTGAGATGGCTGAGCAGGTAGCTCGGTATTTCAACAGTAACGGGATTAAGTTCATCATGATGCGTAAGGATGAGAACTTCGGTTACTCAGACTTCGTGAAAGAGATGGAAGAACTGAAAAGGAAAGGCTACGAGGTTGTTGCAACGATCATCGACTACATCACACTGATGAGAGTAGATGAGGATAGTGACAATCCGGCTAAACGTCTTCAGAAGTTGATGCAGAAGATGTACAACTATGGACAAAGGAACAACAGTCTGATGCTGCATGGTCTTCAGTTGGATAGTCGTGCTGAGGAGTTGAACGCAAGTGGTCAAGCCAATGTTGTCAAATCCTACGGTGCGATCCATCTCGGTGACTGTAAAGGATTCCGAAGGGAGTTGACTGGATTGATCTTCATGTATATCGAAAGGAACATGAACGAAGTGCCTTATTTGACGTTATGTTGGAGTAAACACCGTGATGAGCCGCCGCCGCCGAAGGAGGATCGGTACTGTGCGTATCGGTTTATGGGTCCTGTTCTAGGTATCATGGATGATATCTACTTGGATAAGGACACCAGTGTGCCCGATATCTACAGCGACAACAACAATGAGGTGACAGATGCTGGAGGGTTGGCGCTCTTCCAGAATGTAACGGAACCTCAATCAGAACAACCTGTTCCTCAGGAACCTCTCCCCAAAGAAGAGGAACCGAAAGAACCAACGGTTGTAGAAGCAGAACAACCTCCTGCTGAGGAAGACACGTACGATCCGTTCGCTTAACATGTGATCTATAGGTAGGGTAGTGTAACTACCCTACCTATAGATCGTATCTTTTGCCATCGTATGACTCGAATAGAAATAACATAACAAAAGGAATACGACTATGATTTCCAAGTTTAGCTTGTCTGCGTTAGGGACGGAAGGTCTTCGACCGATCCGACCAACGCACCTTCGGAATGAGAAAGAGAGTTCCGATGAGAAGGAAGAGGATGACAAAGAGCTCAACCGTTACGTCATCTCTCGGTTGATCTGCAAACTCCTGAACGATTACTCGGAAGGTCCTGACTTCGTGAAAGAAGATCACAACTTCAAGACATTGGAGAGTCTGACAGAGGACGACTGGTCTGATGTTCTCAAGAAGATCGAGAAGGAACTGAAAGACAAGTACGATACTGATATCAAGATCGATGTTGAATACGACTGGATCAAGAAAGACGGTCGTGAGATCAAAGCGTTCGTTGATAAAGTGTGGGATCTTGTTGGTGGTGAAGACACTTCTGACGATGAACCGGAAGACGAAGAAGAGAAGTCTGAGGAACGGTACGTCTGTCGTAACGCCAAATCCAAGAAGGATGATGACTCTGATGATGAAGACGAAGAGCCTGATCCGGAGGATGAATCAGACGACGATGACGAAGATGATGATACAGATTCCGATGAGGACGAAGATGAGGAAGACGACGATAAGGAGGATTCCAAGTCTAAGGACAAAGAGAACGATGCTGAAGAGTCTGACGACAAAGATGATAAGTCAGACAAGAAGTCTAAGTCCAAGAAAGACAAGGATGAAGACGAAGACTCTGAAGAAGAGGATCCTGAGGATGAAGAAGATGATAAGGATGCTAAATCCGAGAAGTCAGAAGAGATCCTTCGTGTCTGTGCATCCAAGTATCCGTTCACCCCTTGGAACAGTGATGCTCTTTATCAAGACCTTCGTAAACTGGAAGTCTATCACAATTACCTCCGTACTCTGGACACCGCATCTACCGAAGGGATCGGAACAGGTCTTCTGAAGATCTTCATCGGTGTGACCGATGTGTTCCTCAAGATCGGCAATACATTCAAGACCAATATCTTCAAGTTCTACAAAGACTTGAAACGTTCTGAGATGCGGTACTACTACGAATCGCATACAACGATGTGTCTGAAAGCAGAGAGTATTCCGATCACTCAAGTGACAAACCTTGATATCCCCATCCCAAGCGGTATGAAAGGTACCTATCAGAACGCTTGTATGAGTCTGGAACAAGTCTATACTGTACTGGATATCCAGGCGTATGGACAAGGTGTTCTGGCTGCTCTGATCGATTTCAGAAGGAAGTTGATGCGGAGTGAAGATTATAAGAGTACCCTGGTTCCCATGGTGAACCTTGTCAAACAGAGAGAGACCAGCTTGAACTCTCTGAAAGGCTCTGTGGATAAAGTCTTCACAGAACAAAAAACTCCGATGGATGTGAAATTCATGTCCGTTTACAAGACGATGAAGGAGTTTAAAGATGTCAGACTCTCTCTTCTGGATATGGAGAAGTATCTGGCAGCGACGAATAGCCTTGTCAAGATGGTGGATGATATCGACACGGTATTGGCTGATATCACTTCGTACCTGACTGAGGATCAGGAGATCGATAAAGCGTTGGTTACCGATATGATCAACATTGTGAAATACATGGGTGTCAGTTTCGACATCTACGGTACGACCACAACCCGTCAGATGGCTGTGGAGCACAATCACATCGGTGCGATCGGCAAAGTCTGGTCTACGATGCACTAGGAAGGAGGTGCGTTGTGGCTGAGGAAACGACACATCAGGCTGTCTGTATTCAACAGCAGCAGATCGGAGAGATCAAAGCATCTCTGGAATCTAGGAAAGAAGAGAACCTGAGGATAGAAGGTCGCTTAACGACGATGGTTGATATGCTCACTTCCTCTCAATTGGATCAAACGAAGAGAGATAACGATTTGAAAAATGAGCTGACCAAGATCGCCACAATCCTCAATGGGGAACAAGAACGTCGTCGTGATTTTGAGCAACGACAAAATGCTCAGAAGGAAGACATCAGTGGTTTGCAAAAAGATATCACCGAGATCAATAACAACATCAGGCACATATTGGAACTGAACAACAGTTCTGCTGATGTACATGCTGGGTTTGAGAAACGTATCAAACACTTGGAGCATGTATCGATCTGGGTGTATGCATTCTTTGCAGTTATCGGTGGTATCGGTATCATCATTGGATACCTGTTCACGCTCACTCTCAACTTAAAGGAGCTGATCGGATCTCGTGAACAGAAACAAGAGTGGCATCAGATACAGCGGGTAGAAGATCACTCGAGTACCACGACAACCACTACGAACAAACGCAATAAGTGATGTAAGGTAGGATGTAGGTGGGATATCCCACCTACATCCTACGATCTATTACTTGAATGGATAGAACCGTATCACGAGATTGTTGCATCTGGATGCGATCATCGAACAACTGTCGCCTTTGCCGACCACCACACTAGCGTGTAAGTCGTAGCTACCTTCTGTTACGATAGCTTGGTTGGTGATAGCCGGTACATCACCTTTTCACAGCCCTGACGATGATCGACGCTGATCCACTGTTCGTGGAGTGACCTTTCGCGTAGTATACACCTGCATTGGGTGCGATGTATGTTTCGCTACTGGTAAGCGTGACAGCATTGACGTAGTCGATCTCCATATCGGCATAAACGTGGGATAAGATCCCCATATGTTTTACGTAAGCCATCACGCCACCTCCGCATAGATTAGGTCGTTAGCTAACGACCCCCCCCCCGATGGAACGAACGTGACTGTAGCACGTTGCCCTTGGAAGGAGAAATCCCAAGTACTTCCTGCACCGATCGGAACTTGATACGACACATAATCGATGTAATGTTTCTCTCCATTAGTATCGTTGAACACAAATGCAGTTCCATCAATCATCAATCGATTCGCACGGTTACTTCCGAACTCATCAGCCACATACTGGATGAACAACCAACCCGATTGTGACTCTGTGTAATGGAATGCGCGAGTGCCGTTGGAGTTGGTAGTGTAAGGTCTGTTCTCAGCCTTGGAGTAATCAGGCGCACCGATAGCACCTCCGTGTTCCAACTTACCCATATGCTTGATGTAAGACATAATGTTATCCTTGTTGTTAATAGAACTTCTTGGGAGATACATACTCCCAAGAAGTTATCATGTTGTTAACCGAGTGGTTCAAACAGCAATGTATACTGCTTGGCGATTTGTTCAGCTGGAGACAAGTTGTCTTCAGATCCTTTATACCCACGAACAACACACCTTGGAGATATAGTCCAGAAGATGCTGTTGAAGGTTGTCAGGTTGAACACCTTAACTCCATCAGATCCAGCTTGCCCTGGATCTTCGAACACGATCTCCTCTGCATTATCCAACCCTATCGCAGCAGATTCAATGGTAGTTACACCAGCCGGTATCGTGAGAGTTCTTGCACTTACGATTCGGATGCTGTTATAATTGATCCTTGTTAACGTGTTTGGAAGCAAAAGAGTTCGTTCATTGCCGTCGTTCGCTGTTGAGAACCAAGTGTACTGTGGAAGAACCGTTATCTTGGTTTGGCTCAGATCTAACTTCACAAGTGGACTGTTGTTGTATGAGAAACCTAAACCGATCTCCTCAACGGTAGATGGAAGTGTTACTTCTCGATCGTGAGGAGCGGAGGTATCACAGGTATACACAAGAGTTGCAGTCTTATTTTTGTTATAAAGAACAGAACCATCCGTAGAGTAATAAGGATGTGTACTGTCTACTTCAAAACCAGACCAAAACGCTTCAAACAATCCGTTGTTGGCGATAGAGTTGACCGTGTTCGGAATACGCAACACATTCAGTGTACTATCACTTGGAACTTTGATCACAGACCGTAATGCAGCTGAATAAATAGCAAGTAATCCTTCATTCAAGGTGAGAGACTGCATCCTACCTAAAGCGAACGCACCACTACCAAGTATTTTGGTAGTAGAAGGTACGATATATGCTGCTTCTTTCTTAGGAGGATACTTGATCAATGTATTCAGATCTTTGGTGAACAACACTCCATCCACCGCCGCGAATGTCTGACTATTCTCCGATACGGTAATCGCAGATAAGCTGTACATATTAGCGTAGGGTTGGAACGGGTTGGTTGTTAGAGTAGACGGTAGATTCAACGTTAGTAACTGTGTGCAGGAACCGATTGAGCTTTGCGCGTTTACAACACCTTCGCTAAGTGTCAGCGTAGTCAAACTACGGTTGGTAGAAAACGCACTTTGCCAAATCGTCGTTACACCATCTGGTGTAACATATTCAGTCACCCAATCAGCGGATGACGGTACTAAACACAACGTTGTTCCATCTTTGGTGAACAAGCACCCATCGACGGATTTGTAGTTGGGATTAGCAGCTGCTACATTAAACCCGGTTATATGCTCTGACGAGATGGTTGTTGTATTGATCTCAGTTACCTTAGCTGGGATGTTGATCACCCCAGTAAGTCCTACCATCGAATATATCCAACTTGATCCGAGGTATTCCAGATTAGCTGGTAACTCCAACGTAGTTATCTTCAAACACTCTTGAAACGCACCCCACATATAACGTAGTGTAGACGGAAGTGATACCGACTCCAAGTTAGAGCAGTGGTAACATACTTGTTCACGAAGCTCTTCGATACCTTCTCCAAAATAGATTTTGACAAGGTTCTGATTACCCGCGAACGCTTTCAAACCAACAGATTTCACAGGATACTGTACCCCATCCTCATCTGTGATGAAGGATGGGACGTACAACGCTGATATGTTGGACTCATTCGACTCCAACCCTGTGATACGAGCAGCGGTTACCCCGCCCCAGTCAATAAGCGTATATTTAAACTGAGGGGGGGTAATTACCCCAATGTGATGATGTATCCGGAGAACCGCTGTGGGGAGACCAATCTAACTTTACGCGAAGATGCGTCAGTTTCAGTTGAACCCTCGATATGCACTTCCACGGATTCATCAACAAGGACCGACCCTCCTGTCTCATTCATGTAGATGTGAGATGAAGTGAAATGGTTCGTATTGAACGTATAAGTGAATGTACCATCACTGTTATCGTTCCACTGGGATGCTGTGAAATCATGTCTTACGAACATGATCGCATTCTGTTCCAGAACACCAACACGAGCATCCAGATCAGTGATCGCAGATGCCGTAATCGAGTTGTACACCTGGATGTACAGCGCCAAACGAACGTGTTTGGGTTGGACTTCATTACCAACTGTGGTTTTAGAATTACTTGCAGACACTGTAGTGTTTCTAGTTGCGCGTTCTGCAGGCATGGCACTACCATGAACTCCATCAGCAGTCGGGGATGCGTTGCCACTGACATTTGTGTAATCATTTGTGTGAGTGTGGTCAACAAGCATATCGTTCTTCGCGACGCCGATATCACCAACCGCATCCAAAGAACTGATAAATCTTGTGATCTTCGGAAGACGAATGTTACCAGTCGCTGTGTCGATCACGAATGCACCACACTCACCGTACGTAGTCAGCTCTTGTTCGTAAACAGTGGGGGTAACCACTCGGATCTTACCGCTGGTTTGATATTCCAGCGCTTTCTGGTAGAACGTCGGATATAGCGTTTTACAGTTCGTGATCATCTCACCAGTCCACAGTGGAAATGCGCCTCTTGGTGTAGCCGTTGATGTCGAGTAAAACACCTCGAAGATATCCTTCGAACCTCCACCAACAGGTTGCCAATCACTCCAAGTCCAGAGAGCAGACTCATCCTGACCTTCAGCCAATGAACCAGCAGCACGATGACCGATACGGTAGTAGATGCCATTATCGGTGGTCAAAGACTGAGACACATACCGTTCTCCGTAGATGGTAGTATCACTATCGTCTTCTTTATCAGCAGAGGTTATCTCTGTGGTGATATTCAAAAACGAAGCGGCACTCGGAGTTGTGATGTCTGGTTTGTTCAACGCAGAAGACATCACCGTAGGAGATATTGAGACATTCCCCTGTTGCGTCTCGTCATTGAAATCAAACGGATCGGTAACAGCACCAGTCTCTGTATCGGTACCAGCGATACCGATCGTTGTGTTCGGATAGATACCGACTAATTCAAGATCAGACTGCGCAAGGTAGTTGTGGTAGTGTGTGATAAGAGCATATCGGTCATCGTGGTTATGACCAAGTTGAGAATACCTCTTATCCAGATCTGGGAGCAAACTGGCAGCTCCACCCAGTTCTTCCAATGTATGTGTATGCACTCGATGTGCATACAGCTCTTGGTTCTCAGAATCACGATGCCCTGTTACTGCGGCATTTTGTGCATACTGAACCGTATGTTGGCTCAGCGCAGTCAGCGCTGCACCATATGCGCCATTCACAGCAGACATAGATGCAGCATGTGCTTCGCTACTGTCGTTTGCATAATCATGATACAGATTCGCACTCAAGAGCTCAGTGAACTTCGATATCAACACATAGTTGTTCAGCATTTGGATCGAAGCGAGTACGCCAGCGTGTGCATTGAGATCTTTGATATGTGCTTCCAATTTACCGTCAGTTACATCACTACCAGTGATGTAATCGTCCTTCAGCAGATACTGAGGATGCGGATTAGCATTTGTATCCGCTATGTGATCCGCCAGTCCGTACGTTGAAGTACGGGAACCTGGGGTTCTTGTTGTGATAAAATCATTAGGCATGATGTTGTGTCCTTATTTAGATAGATCATCCTACTTCCAGGACAGTCCACGTCGTTGTGTTGTTAACGTATGTAAGTTGCATATCGATAACAAGGATATCGGACGTGCTTGTGTTTTGGAATGTTTCCTCTGCATATTCAGGTTCCCCCTTGATGTACTTGACAACGGTGGTGATTCCTGGATGAAGATGCAACACAAGTCGTGCGCCATGCGGTCCTGCATTTCCGGAGCTGGATGGATAGATTGAAATGGTTCCATTAGCGATCACTTCCAGCGTATAGTCGAACTCGGATATATCGTAGTTTCCAGAACCATTCGTAACTGTTGCGTTAGTTACATTGATGAAGTGCTTCATCAAACGCTGCTTCTTTTCGATTTTCGCATTCAAATCGTTCTCTAATGCAGTATCTGCTGCACGGAACTCATTACGGATCGCAGTGTCCTCTGAAGCACGGGTCTGTTCTTCTTTAGCAACGCGGTTCGTAAGGTTCGTGATCGTGGTATTGATCGTATCGACCTTGCTCTGGAAGTTCTCCACCAACTTTTCGACGGTACCATCGATGTTGTTGTCTACATCCAGAGCCCATATGTTTACACTACTACCATCCGGTTGTTTTTTAGGTACAATCTGAAAAATATATTGAAGGGCACCAACCACAGTTCCTTCTTCAGAGATATCAGGGGTTGTGACCTGTTCGTTCGTTCCCCAGACCACCTTACCGTTGTTCACCCACTGGGTCAATCCGATCCTGGTTCCTGTTACATACAGTTTAGGATCAGGCAGGGTAAGCGTCCAGCTGTTGAACGAGTGGTACATGTAGTTGACGATACCAGTTTTGTTACCACCCAAGATCTCACATACCCAGTTACCACCCATCGTGGTCCACACAGACCAAGTGATAGTAGTTCCATTCGTGCTGTTACCCACACGAGTATAGGGAGTTGTCTCCGTGGTGCTGTCTGGATAGTAGATCTGACGATACCGATACTTGAAGGTACTCTTATCCTCATCCGGGTTCACGGTGTGGATCACCAGATAACCAGGACTGGTAACCGGAGGTCCGTTTTTATACGTATTCACACGCGACACACCTGGTGCCACGTAAGTATCCAGATCGATGTCATCCTTCAACGTAACGCCGGTGAACAGTTTGCCGACGGCGTATGCGGAGGGGATGAACTGCTTCGATCTGTTCTGCGATGCGTCTGTCACATCCCTTACGAGGGGAGAACGCACCACAGGTGGGATAGGCGCAGTAGACATATCTAAGCTCCTTATGTGCTTGGTTTTTCAAGGTAGTTTTGAGCCATAGCATGGCGTTAGACGAGGCTGTGATCAGAGGTACAGAAGCATGGTATAGAACACATTCGTGAACCAAGTATGGGGCGGCTTACCCCCCCATGCGAGGAATATCAGCTGGGGGTCGTTTGGAGTTCTTCTATGACGAAAGAACAATTCAAGGCACAGCTGAAACAGACTGTGGAAGCGTACATCAAGACCGTTCTCGCTGGTGAGATGGTGAGTGACATCAGTACCGCAAGTCGTGCTGTTGTGGACAACAAGATCCTCAATCTTGTGGATACGGTGGAACTGGCGCTCAGACGCGTGACCAACGAACCTGGCAGCGGTGGTAACAACTACTACTGGGAAGACGGACTGTTCTTCAGTGACCACCAGCATCCTTCTGTTCCGAGCAACGCAGTTGCGATCACAGAATCTCTCTGGACCGACTGGTGTGCTCAGAAAGATCACCTGGAGGAGGGAGACACCATCGAGCAAATGCAGGGTCAGATCCTGATCCGCAAACAGAAGTTTTCTTCCTCGGATGGTCGTCTTATGTATTGTGTGACACACATCGTTACCACCGAGACACCGAATCGGATGAAACTCTTCTACTTCATCCCCGCGTAATAAACATCTAACACTAGAGTGGTGTTGTTGCCACTCTAGTGTTAGATATGTATTATCCTTGTTTTACAAGCTCCAACATGCGGATCAGACTCATGTATGGGATGTCACACTGACCATAGGTCCAGTATCCTCTGGTGTTGAGGATGTCTTGAACCAATGTCTTCTTCTTATCGCTGTTCAGGATATCGAAGACCTTGGCAGGATCCATACTGAAATCCACATGAAGATCTCTTGTGTTCCAGTTGTTCTTGATGAAACAATACTGGGCAGCCAGTTCCAGTGCACGTCTCACTTGAGGAGAGGATCCTGCGATCTGACGAACGGTATTGCGAGAGATCGTAGTATCTGGCATCAGGAACGGTTGCTGCTTTTGCTTGTTGCCGTTCAGACCGAAGTAGTTGTTCAGTCTGAGGTAGTGGTAGTTGGTAACAGCATTCAGGAATCCTTTGGTCTGGGATGCAACGAATGGAGTTGTTGTTCCAGAGCAAGCTGTCTTACAACGTTCCAACGTAACATCCACTTGGAAGATGTCCTTCGATGCAGAAGTACCGTCATCGTAAAGAGGTTCCTTGTTGCTATCGACAAGGAGGGTAGCGTTGGTGATCGCGTAGATCGAAGCCAGGAACTTGAGATTTGATCCGCAGCGCTTGAGCTTCCAGGACTGTTTACCAACAATCGTCTCTTTGGGGGTTGGTGAGTAAGGATCCATCTCCAGGATCTTATCATAGTGTCCGGTACCAACGAAGATGATCCCGTACTTCTGACAACGACGACGCATGGTTCGGATCCACAGTGTTTTCTTGTTGCCATCCACCATAGCGACAGTATTGTTCTTCGGGTCACCGATCCCTTGTGTTTTCTCACCATTGACCATATCCTCTTCCACTGCCGTCACCAGCTCTGTGATGCTGTCCATCATCATCGTAGTTGGGATCATCACACGAAGAGGTTTTTGAGTCTTCTCATCGAAGAATGGAGTTTCCACCATGAGGTCTTTGGCATTGGCTTCTTTCTTGATACAGTAGTCTTTGAACCACTTATCGAAGCTGTCGAGATCGTAGTCGATGCCTTTCAGCCACTGGACATTATTTCTGTTGATCTGAGGAGCCAGCTCTTCAGCCATCGCATATGCACGGTCTTTATCTTTAGTTAGACTATCTTCCGTATCTTCCACGATCAAATCACTGTCCGGATAGATCGCTGTAATACGTTGCGCACAAGCGTTGGTGATCGTACTCTTGAAATGTCCGTTCCGACCGCCGAATACTGTGATATGCATCGGTAATCCACCGGTCAGATACCACTCACCATCCACACCTTGTACGTATTTACCGGTGGGTAAATCGAACAGTGTTCCAGTATTGAAGTTCGGGTTGTCACCACTGTCGAAAGTGTCCATGTCACTCAGAATGTTCATCTAAAAATCTCCTATGTTAATGTTGTTCGCATAGGGTGAATCGTAGTTGGTAAATACTTAAGTTACTCACACCATTTAGTACACCCAACTAACACAAGAGGAATCAAAAACATGACAACGAAAACAGACAAGGAGAACACCACCATCACGCAAGCGATCCACTACACGACTGACCAGATCGGACTGAAGATCCGTAAACGACCAGATCTTCTCTACGATAAGAGCAAGAATATGCTCACTCGTCGTGTACGACTGGATGAGTTGGAACAACTCATCAACCGAGAGTTTACGAACCTGTATCACTTCTTGAAGTTCAAGCAGTATACGGTATATGCATACGACATCAACAAGATCTGCCGGTATCAAGAACAGGTTGCTGAGCAAGGCGTCCTCTGCGGACAAGCTGAGATCCGTGTATCATTCGTATGGGGGAAGTCAGAAGACGATATGCTCTGCCTGAACTGGACTTACGACTGGCTTACGAATACGGATATCGTGAAATTGAAACATGTCGATCAGACCAATTATACAACAATCTTAAGGAGTTGAAGATGTTCTACGTCTACCGCACCTTGTCCGCTATGGACCAGCACCTCCGATCCAGCTATCGGTTCGGAGCATTCCACACGAACGACACAGCCAAGATAGGACCGATCCTACAGAAGTTCTTGGGTCATGCGATCCGTCAGCGTGTCCTGACGACGTATTTCTTCAAGGAGTCGTTGAAACGTGATACCAAGATCTTGACGTACGCGTTGCGATACGATCCTCCAACCCGTGTCAAGGGGGATAAAACAAAAACGATCCGTGGGTTCGTGGAGATCGAACAAGTGTCGTTCTTCCGGTATGGTAAGACGAAACTTCAACGGTTCTGGTCTTATTGGATCAAGGACAATACTCCGTATGATGAATCGGAGATCTACTACAAATTGTAAAATTGTACTGTAGGGTGATGGATATCCATCACCCTACAGTACCTTATTCACTCTTCGAAATACATCTTGAGGATCTGTTGTTCCGCAGTCTCCAAGATCTTGTTGCACATCCCTTCGATCTTAGGAGAGTTGATGATACGGTTGTCGATACCGATCGTGGAGAACAGAGCATGTCCTACCAACGAACCATCTTCACTCACCCAGGAGTTATTCGAGATACCTGTGCAGACGGATTTCAAGGAACTATCGAACTCCAATTTGTCTCCACCGTTCATCTTCATATCCTGTTGGATATAGAATCGGAAGATCACAGTCTCTTCATCCAGTTCGGTCATACCGATCCGGTTGGACTGTGTGATATTCTGAGAAACAGGGTAGTTGTCCTGGTTGACAGTTCCTTTCGCAGCTTGGTGTTTCTGATATTTCATCTTGTTGATCAGACTGACCAACCCACGAACACCAGGAGCCATGTCTTGGATCCCTCCGATGTAGAACGCATCCAGTGCGACTACTTTACCAGTGAACTTGGCTTTCGGAGTTCTCTTGTTGATCTTACCCAACAGACGGATCGCATCTTCATCCAATCCACCGAACATATCCTCACTCAGTTCAGACTGATCGAAGATCATCAGAGGATCGATCGATTTGACCTCTGTTCCTATGGCTGCATATTTGTGGATCGTAGTCTTCTTGGTGACCACGATGTCACGGATATGGACAGGGTTGAATGCGAGATCCTTAGCAAGATCATGATCCATGATACAACTGTCATCCAGTGTACTGTCACCGTCGATAAGAACGACGTCTTTCAATACTCCGATGTTCCAATTGACTTGTTTGCTGTACGGATCAGGAGTGAAGAACCGGTCGTTGTAGATGATAACATCTCCACGCTTGACCTTATCTCCTTCTTTGTATCCGTTGATTACGATGTTCTGAGTACAGTAGAACCCACCACCACCGTTCTTGGTATAATCATCACCGAACGATACAGCGACGGTTTTATCCTTGTATTTCACACGGAGGATCTTCGCTTCCTGATCGATGGCTTCGATCACACCGTCGGCTTCTGCAGCATAAGCGAAGGGAGGGTTACAACGATGAGCTACGATCTTCTCGTAACCTGTACGAAGACGAGACACTTCACACTTTTCAGTGGGAAGGTAGTGAGAGAGGTGGATGGAGACAAAATTCTGACGCTTGCTCTTTATCTTCAGTAATGATCGCTAATCATTACCCGAACTATATAAGTTCCGCTTCACGCTTTCCGTGAATGTAGAGACTATGTCAAACCCCCAGCTTGACCTGGTAGGGTCCATTCCGTTTCCCAGCACCGCTTGGTGGGTACAGGGCGATTAACCCCTTAGTCGTTGAGCACATCCTGTCTTATGGACAAGACTTCGCTACTAGTAATTCCTTGTTAGCAACCCTTAGCACCTCGTAACAGGCTTTTATTTCAGCATAGGTCATTTCTACATTTCTTTCTGCTTTCGCGACTATCACGCCCGCCTTTTGAGCCACGTTGTAGTATGTAGAACCTTAAGAACTTCCTAGTATTAGGAATGGTAACAAGCACACCCTCTTCGGGTATACCGGACTGTTATAATGTTAATCATCTTGCGTCACTCCAGGCATGATCAAAGAACTAATCGATAGGATCTGAGTGGGCTTCAGCTCATCTGGGTTAGAGGTGAGTGTCATCCCACGCATATTGACGATCGTCGGATCCATCGAAGTGGATGCAGCGAATGCAGTCTTCGCACTATCGACCGTTGCTTCCGAAATGATACCAACAGCATCTTTCGGATACTGACGGTCTGGTACGGTGAAACTATCCAGACTCTTCCGTCCACCAGCGAATCCAGCGTGGGAGAACTCCTCCTGATACTTGATGTCGTTGATGGGGTTGATGATGTCAACATTCTCCTTTAACTGATCCTGCATAACCATCTGCTGCACTTCGTAATCTGCGATACTCCACTTGTGAGTAGCGCCTACACTCTTGCTTCTGTAGTTCGCGAAGGATCGACTCAGTACTTTGTATATTGCACTATTGATCTGTTCATAAGAACGGAATCGGAAGTTGGTGCTGGAAGCCTGAGGTTTGTGATCTTCTGTCGTCAGAAGCTGAGTAGCACGGATCAGGATATCTCTTGCATTGGTTGGTTCTTTCATCTGTTCCAGAACCTCTCTGGAGATCGGATCCACGAACAGATCGAAGAAGTTATCGATCCCTTTCAGGAAATGAACAGAACGTTTCTTACTCTGAAGAAGATCGTAGTAGATATCCTTGCTGTCCATCTCTTCCATATTGATCTTGTTCAACTGGAAGAAGTTCAACCCAGCGAACAGCATGCTGTTCACCAGAGGAGACCTCGGGATGATCAACGTCTTATCCGCGAACCGGATCACGACATCGGACCAGTTCCGATAGGAACGTTCTCCTGATTCCAAGATGCGATACTGTGTCTTGGTGTAGTTCAACATCTCACTCAGACCATACCGGTAACAGAGTGCGAAGATTACAGGAACCGTTGTCTCCAACAGTTTGAAATCCGTCCACTCTGACAGAGGAGTCGGAGCTACATTCAACTGCTCACACAAGAAATCGATGATCGTTGTGGAAGCAGAGGTTGTATGGTCGTCCAAGTTGATCACGGTAAATATGTTGTTGATATCGATGAACCCGATTAGACGCTTCCCAACGTACGCTACAGCAAGGCATTTCGCGTCGCTCTCGATCGATTTTACGAGGTCCAAGTCCTCTGGTAAGAGACCCCCAACATCCTTCAACCACTGGTGTCTTCCTTCCAGGTTGAAATAGAACTCAACTGTCTCTTCCAACGAGAGTTTGATGCTGAGGTATTTCTTAGCCAACGAGGTGTACTCGTAAGGAAGTGTCACATTATTCCAAGTTTTGGTGTTCAGCTGAACAACAACAGGATGTTCTGGTGTATTGCCTTTGTTCAGGATCGACTCGATGTAGTTGATATAGCTGTGAGCCACCGTGACATTCCGCACCACCAGATACTTGTTGTAGTTGCTGGTCAACGTAACCGTTGTCGGGTTGATCTTACAGATCGGAAGAGGGACTCTCTGTTTCTTCAGGACGCTAAGTGTACCGTTCACATAACAGTATCCTCTCTCATCCACCTTGGGAAGTTTGAATCGGATGACATGAGTCTTCTTATTCGTATCCTCGTAGGTGACTTTGTACTCCATCAGCTGGTTCAAACTATCGCTGACGTCTTCCACATCCACTTGCTTCAGGAACATCCCTTGTTTGTTGAATGAGGTGAGGTTCATCACCATATCCCGAAGGAAGAGTTTCTTCATGTAGTCGTGTTCGAACGTAGCAACGGAAGATTTCAACATGGACTTATCCACGATATCCGGATCGTCCTCCAAGAAATCCAACGTGTTGGTTGCAACCGTGTCATCTGGTACTTCCTGGATGATCTGTTCGATCGTCTTATCTCCAACTTTGATGTTCTTGTATGCTTCAGCGAGTTTCTTCGCTTGCTCTGCTTGATAGTTGTTGAGATGTTGATCATTCTCGATATGAGTCTTCGCTCCTTCGTCAATCTCATTCAAGAACTTCTGGTTGGAGGTTTTCTGTTCCTCTTCCGTCATGTTCTCTTTGAACTCGGGAGCGTTTTGTTTCCCCTCCACCATCTCCACTTCCAACCACTTGGGATCGATCGTCAGTGTCTGGGGTTCGAAATCGAGATACTTTTCGAACTCATCGGTTTCCCGTTTGATCCTCTGTTGTGTGGTGAGATACGGGATGGGTTTTCTCCTGGTAGGAGAAGTGAACATCGTCTTCACAGGAGACGGAGGTTCCTGTTTCGGCTTAGGAGCAGGCTCCGCAGGAGGTTGCTGTAAGGTAACCTCGTTTACCTGATTTTCCTCTCTGGGGGATCCTTGTGCAGAAGTACTCTGATCTTGGTTATCACGATCAGAAGTAGTCTCTTGAGTAGTGACATGGATCGGTTCCTTCTCTTCTGTAAAAGGAGTATCCGCTTGAACAGCGAGTTCTCCTGGTTCTTCTTGTGTATCACATGCAACCGGAACATCACCGAAGTCCTGCATCGCAGCTTGATGACCTTCCTCAGCCATCAGGTTGATCAAATTCATCACCCGCCAAAGGATCTTGTTCCCTTCGTTGAACTCTTTCAAGAGCTTCATATTGAGAACAAGGACTTTGGTTCTTGTATACAGAACGAAGTTGATATATTCCCAATACTTCTCAGGGACTTTCTCGAACAGAGACGGTGTACTCTGCGTGTTCAACCATCCCAGGAAATGTACCATGAACAGATACCACGGATCCTCTGCAAGTTTCAGAGACCCCTTATCGTGTTTGATAAAAGAGGTCATGAACTTGTTTCGATCAAAGACCTTATCCCCAACGGGGATCGGGATGAAATGTCGTCTTCCCGTTCCGATCGAGCAGATCGTGTTGAAGATATTGGTGAAGATGTAGTTGAACCGACGATATCCTCTCAGCAGTCCGAAGATACGTGCACGGTAAAGTGCGTTGTACGAGATGATACTCTGTACTTCCGGACGCATCGGACTTGGGAAATCCTCGAACTTCACAACAGGACGCATCAGGTTCTGATTACGCTTCTTGAAGTTCAAGATCGTAACAGACACCCCTGAGGTAGGTAGAGCGAAGGTTTCTGTAATAGGGATCGCTGTTGCAGGCACCGGTTCTATGATGTGCATCACGAACTTACGGTCTGGTTTTCTGGTCATAGACCAACCAGAGGTATCGGGAACCAACACAACAGGGTGGTTCATCAAGAAGTTATCGTCGATCAAGTGAAGCATACTCCCTACGGGGTATTCAACAAGATCCTCTCGGTTCCACAGTCTCGTAAGATCATTGATCCTACGGAACATATTCGTCCGAAAGAACTTATCGTAGAGAAGACGTTCTTCACTCGGTGACATATCGAATGTGAATGGCATATTCGCCTCCTTCTTCTATAATAGTCTAAATGGCATACCATGCCGGATCCGGCATAGATGTCTACTAGAGTGTGGTGTCAGCTCACCACACTCTAGTAGTAAGATACGGCAACGCGATACTTGCTCATCTGCGCTTCTTGGAAATCTTTTCCATCGAAACTATTTTAGTAAGTCGCTTGGTCGGTAACTTAGTGTAAACCACATCAGATTGTTCAGATACAACGACACGTTTCGTCGTCTTATGAGGTTTGACAGTCTTCTTGGTTGTTTTATTATCAGAAGACACCGCGTAGGTGCCTGATGTACCACGATTGATAGTAGGCATGTGTGTAACTCCTAACGTTGTTTTATTCATAGAATGAGACGTAAGAAAGGAACAACCATTATGACAACAAAAGTATTCCATATGGCGATGATGGACAACATCATTCACCTGTTAGCACTTTGGTATTTAGTAACGTATGTGAATGATCAACCGGACTGGTTTTATTTAACATGTAAGGTACTGTTCATCTGTTACTTAATTACCTCGCTCACCACGATCCTCACATTCTTCCTCAGTAACCTACCACACTCCAATCGACCGAAACCTCCACGTAACCCGTGAAGTTCATCCGAGTTTTGAATATATATTTCTCATTGAAAATGATTGTTGTGCACATACGTTGGATAGGTTGAGTTCGATACTCAACCTATCCAACGTAGGCAATATTAATGTATATCAGGTGTACATTTTTTGCCAAAGATAGGAGGTTAACATGGAAGAAGCACCAAGAGACATACTTGTTCTCTATAACAAAACAACGAAGGAGTCCAAAGAGGTTCAGTTGGACTTTGGATTTTGCAATGAACCAGAAGATCTATTGATACGGTTTGGTGGGGATGAGTACAGACTCGTCTCTACCAAAACACCGGAACAGCTTCGTTTGGAGAAACAAATCACAACTTTCGGAACACAGGAGTTCCCGAGGATCGCCAAGAAGTTCCCTGAGTTCGGAACCTCTTCTACCAACATGAAGTTTACCGATGAGATCCGAATGGCTTTACAGGAACGATTGGACCGTCCTGCATACAAAGCAGTCAGACGTGCTGTTGCCAAAGATCCCCAAATATTCACGCGGATCTGTCATGCATTCGCACAGTACATCTCGGCGACCAGAACCGTAGAGGCTCTCCAGAAAGAGTTAAGAGAACGGAGACAGGATCCTGTCTACATGTTGGACTATCTCAAGCGATACAAGGCGATCATGGCTCTTCTGGTTGATCGAGATCATCCGCCTCTTCGTAAACGTATTTCAGATCTGTTCGCAGAGATCAATAAGGACATCGACATGGATGATCGAAGACCGATCGGATCCAGCAAGGTTCTGGAGTTACTATCTCCGTTCATGTCCGCTTTACAGAACTACAAGGATGATTTAAACAAAGTACCGATGGAGGATACGTTTTATGCGCCTGGAGACGAAGATGAAGATCGGACTGCTATGTGGGAAACTATACATCAAGCATCCCTCGCTACGCAAGCCAATCTGGAAGATTACCAAGTGGGGTGTGAGCAGCAAACTCAAACGTTTGCTGAAATGAAGGAAGATAAACTTCACTATCACACCAGTAAGATCTTGGAGTTACACAAAGGTCTTCTCAAGATGCATCAGGATACGTTCTTGCATACCAAAGAGGATCCCTCGTCTGTAGGTGAGATGCAGCAGAAGTTCGTAACCTATCTGAAAGGATATGTCGCCGATATCTCCAGCTGGGGATGCGACTTCGTATGTGATCGAAGATCACTCAGTGTGTTCTTCACCAAGATGCTGGAATTGCAATACGATACGGTCTTCTACTATCTGGAACAGAGATCGAAAGATGAGCAGTGGATCCTTCATTTGGTACAAGCGATATCGGAACACATCCCCTATCTGGAGAAAGCTCTGACTGGAGAGCTCCAAGAACCCTCAGCGCAAGCTTGAATATATATTACTACTAGAGAGCGTATCGAAGGAATAACACCCATCAACATAGGAGGTAGCGTCGTATGCAATTCGAACCTTTCGTAACAGACGAAAAAGTAACGTGTGCGAAACTCGACATCAGCGAACTGGATGTCGAGCATTCCGACACGGAACTGAAATCTCTGTTGGATAAGACGAAGGATCTCTTCGTCTTCAAGATCAGTACTTATGTGAAACTCAACCCATCCAGAGGCGATGATGGATGGAACGTGATCTTCGCATCGGTCAACGCGTTCATGAACACATTGAGCTCGGATGACAAAACAGAACTGGCAACCTGCATCGGACTGATGCATGGACGGATCAACAACTATTTCCAGGAGTGTCATGGGAACATGTACGATCTGGAGCAGTTCATCGGAGAGCTCGGATCCTATCTGGATCTCCTGGATCGCAACATCAACCTCTGTGACAAACTCAGAGCATATGTGGTTGGGAACATGCCGATCGGATTGTTCGAAGGTGCCGGGAAACGAGCACAGGACAGCGCCGAGTTGACATTCCATCCGCCGGAGGTGATCGATCTCATGACGATCACTTTGCTCTGCAAGATGCTCTGTCCGATGTTCAGTACGATGATGAAGAATCTCAGTCAACACATCGACAGCAAGCTGAAAGAGATCCAGTGTGCGAACATCTTCAGTCGACTGTTTAATCGGAAGTATCAGTTGCTGATCGCCAAACTCGATCACTATATCGAGCATACGGTGAATCAGGTAACGGAGACTTCTCTGAGCTCGCTGATGCATGGATATAACAGTTTCAATCTGACTCTCTATTTGAAGAGTCAGTTGTTGATCCGTCAGTTCGTCAATGTGGATCTGAGCATCCGCGACGGGAACTTGATGACCTACATCATCGTCTCGGTCAAACGAGCGATCCGTACGGTCTACAGTACCATCAACAAACTCCCAACCTACAGTCGTAAACCGATCACAACCAAACATGAGGATGACGGCAACACGGCTCAGATCGAGATCGACTCGATGACCTCTCGCAAGACGAGTGATACTCGGATGTTGATCTCGGTTGCTGTGAAGAACACGAAGAAGTATCTCAACCTCTACGGGATCGATCCTGAGGACTACGAGACGGTGCTCGCTTATTATGCGAAACATCCGATCACTCCAACTCCGATCAACCAGATGCTGTGCAGTATGTTCTACAGCGATGACATCGGTGGTGGACGTGGGATCCTCTACCTGAAGAGTCCGGAGTATACCAAGCTGGTGGCTCTGCTTCAGATGGTTCTCTTCCAGTTGGATACCAATTATCAGACGCTGGCGCATGCGATGACCATGCAACAGTCCTCCGATCAAGGTGTCAGTTCGATGATCAACGATGGACAGTTCCGACTGAACGTTGGTGCAACCGATGTGTACCGTCGTTGCAAGCAGAGGCTGGAAGCATCTCCGTTCGGAGCATCTGGGAAGGACTGGGATAACTACATCCAGGAACTGACCAACAAACTCCTCCTGACCGGATACGTGTACAACACCGCTCCGTGGTTGTGGGATTGGTTGGATCAGGACAACCTCAATGGGAAGCTGATCGAACCACAGGAGATCACGATCGTGGCGATCTGCTCGTTCTACGATTGGCTGCTTGAAATCGAGCAAACAAAACAAGTGGGGTAAGCAACGATGATCAAGGCGATCCTTCCGGTTCCGAACCGGATCTATCGACCTGGTGCCATGATCCTCGGAGAGACAAGCGAAGACACTTGGGACGGTATGGGTACCCAAGATACCTGGACTTATGGGAGGAACATCCGTATTCCTCCTTTGGCATTCTACAAGGTGTATTCCACCTGGGACGGGTATCTGATCGCACATACCTTCATCACCGATGAAACATTCGACCCAAGATGTCTTCAAATACATAGAGACATATACACTGGGGGAGTTTATCGGACTCCCCCAGTGCTTGTTCCTATCTCTGCGACGTATGGTAAACCAGGTTGTATTACAGAGACCTTCCTCTTTACACAAACGATCGACTTCTTATTGTCGAACTATGTGTTAGGGATGAAGATCAGTGATAGCACGAACATCACTCTCCCTGTAGCACGACCGATCTATCCGGATACACCAGATCGGATCCCGATGGGCAACTACAGAGGTCTGTGTGGGATCGTGGAGTATTTGGACAATATGCTTCAGATCGTATCGAACACTCGGATGGACAGTGACTTCGTCCGCTGGTGTCCGAACGACCTCGCATTCAACATCCGACAGAAGGTAACCCCAGAACGTCCTGCCACGGTGATTAACCTGTTGAAGGATCTGGTCTTCTATGAGAAGAACCAAGATGGGTTGTTCACCTTGGTGGATGAGTTGATCGGCTTAAACGCGAAAGAAGATCCGAGATGTTTGATCGATGAGTTCATGTTCCGAGGTCAATATGACCCTGTCACCATGGTCTGTTTGAACACTCCTTCTTACCTCACGATGGATGCGCTGCTCCCTTACCTAGAGGATCGAAATTTAGCCTGTGGCTACTTCGACATGGCTTGTGCAGACGTACATCTTTCTGAGAGTTATCCGCTTACTCCATTGATGGACCAAATATCCGGGTTGGAGGAAGGGATCGATTTCGATGAGTTCATCGAGTTCTTCTGTCATGTTCCATACACGGATGTAACCGTTCGGTTGTCCTGTGATCAACAAGAACCTGAGATCTACACGTACGATCGGTTCGGAGTCTATCAACAGACGGATATGGTCTTCGGACCACTGCTAGATCAACTTCGTAAGATCTTCCTGAACTGGAAAACTTCGATCCACAAGTACAGCGAAGTTACGTTATCCAAAACCTGGTTAGGTGAGATCTTGATCGCAGCAACCAGAGGAACCTTGGTGGAATGGTATTATGTAAATCTCAACATGTATCACCTTATAACTCCAAGTCTGGTGAACCGAGAGCGGTTGGAATCGATCGCGTTCAACACGAACTTAGGATATACTTTGTAATATTCTGAGAGCGGTTTCAACTATATATAACTAGATATAGAAGCGTTAGGAGGTTAACATGTTGTATGATTTAGTACCGATACCATCGAGGTATCAATCGGATGCGAAGTTCTCATCGGTGGTTCCGGTGTTCTCCGATGGGGAGCGCATGGATGATATCCACTGGTATGGCTGGGATGTCGATATCGTAGCTCTGATGAGTGCGGGATTCCACAAGTACAAAACGGTGGAAGTGGTTGGTAACAATGTGATCGAGCGGATGTTCGTCACATCGGAACCGATCGATCTGAAGAAACGTTGGTGGACATCCGATATCCAGATCAACGGGATCTATCAGAAGATGCATCAAGGATCTTCATTGGCGAACGTCAAGACTGTGAAGTTCTTGAACGGGATCACCGGTGTGCTACAGATGACCGGGATCGGACTCTGTTGTCCGAGGACCATCCACAGTCACATCCTGAGAGCCGTATGCAACTCTCTGTATTGGAACCCCAAAGCAGAGACACTGGTGCGGAACTTGGACCACATCATACACAAGTGCATCTTCGGACACGACTCCACCAACGTGGATGTTCTGGAGAGAGTTCTTGGTATGCGAAGTGATCCGAGGTATGTGTCAGAGTTACCATACATTTGTGATTACATCCCGGAACATGACGTAGATCCATTCACCAAAGTGTTCCTGCAGGACGATATCAAACTGAAAGATCTGAAAACGATCCGAGCTTTGGACTTCGGTGTACCGATGTGCTCTGTGATCTCAGCAGAGATCGAACCACCGTTCGATCCTGCAGGAGAAGGAGTGAAATATGGAGAAGAAGATGTGGATCGGAGGTGGGGGTTCATGACGCTCGTCCAAGCGTTAGGTATGATCGAAGCCACTGACTATCATCTCCATATCACACTGGATAAGAACATCGTATCCGATCACAAGTACGAGTTGTACAATCGGTACAAAGGGATCGGTTCTCAGCAGTCAGCCATGATGGATCAATACCACATCGACGAAGTGTTCAATGCATTCGCAAGATGGTACTGGCACGATCTTACCAAACCACCGATGAACAACACGGTGGTTGAGATCGACATCACCAAGAACTGGCTGGATGAAGCATACATCGAAATCAAACACAGTGACGACTTCGTGGATCAATACTACATCGACTTCACCGTATATGCGGTAGCGAGTCTGTGTGTGATGGATCAACACGGAGTGTAACCTATAACCAAGTCTAGCACAACGCATAGGAGGCTAACATGCAAGACTACAACCAGTTCGTCGCCAACCTGTATGGCATGCAGGCACATCTCGGCGACTACATGGGTCCGCAAGCGACCCTGTTCTTATTCTCACCGAAGCTCTTACCCACACAGGTGCTTCGGTCATATGCCTACAACCTGACTCCTCAGTTCTACAACGATGTGGTCGGCAGAGCGTCCACTCTGCAGGAAGCTGTAGCACCGAACGGAGCAGGCAAAGCAAAAAGTGTTGTAACAGCGATCCTTCCGGAGGATTTCGGATCCTTGCTGAACACCTACGAACTCTCCAATACCTGGAGTTTCGTGTTGACGATCGATGACAATCCGATCAACCACGGCATCCGGATGGCAGCACCATCTGCATCCACACGATTCATCGGAAGTGGATATGTGGCAGGTCTGGACAATCTCGGAGCTGAAGAACCGGTGAATCCGTTGACACAATCGATCAATCCGAGAGCGGTATTGGTGTTCACCCACGCGACGATTACCTATCTCCACAATGAGATCGGGATGAGAGGAGGGGTCAGAAAGTACACCGTATCTCACGATACGGATTTGATCTCCGCCTTGACTTCCATGATGTCAGCATCCAGCGAACAGCTATTCCTGGGTACTCCTGGAGATCTCATGGGGATGATCGATACCAGCGACCCCAACACCATGGTTGGAGCGTACGGTCCTCTGGCGATCACCAACAACGTGGTGGATGAAGGGGCGAAGAACATCAGCTCCGTGTTGAAATCTCCGAAGCATCAGCTGAACACTGTGATGCATGCATTGGATGCGGCGTTAGCACGGTCGGATGATGACTTCATGAAGAGTTCGATCCTCCCGGCTACTCCGAACGTACAAGCAGATGTGGTCCGGACATCATTCACCCAGGAACTTCCGAACTCCAACTACAGCATCCCGAAACAAGGGATCGATACCTCCCGTCCGATCACCTTGATGCAGTTGCAGTCGATGTTCCCGAACATCAACATCCGACCGATCAAGGTACCGAACCAGGGTGGTTGGGGCATCACTCCGCAGGAGAACATGTCCGTTCGGAACAAGATGTGTTCGATGGTTGCATCCACGATCACCTCGATCCTTCCGGGATGTGGGCTGGCTGATATCTCGTTCCGGTATAACAGCTGGATCAAGAGCGATCAGTTCATGGCAACGTCATCCGGCATCTGGGAGTTCTACGAACCGATCCACTCTCTGGCGCAGTCGACCCCTGAGCAGATGAAGAAGATGGTGGAACTCTTCAAGATGACGTTGGAGAACGAGTTGTTCCCGATCTTACGTGCCGTAAATGGAGAGTTCGACCTGATGGCGATCTGCAACCTGACTGGTGAGATCCTGTTGGATCTGAACTATTTCGATGATCAGCGGAATACAACGAGTCCGGAAGACGGGTTCTACGAGACCAACGGACGACTTGGTGGTCTCATGAATCCGATGATCTGCAAACTCGATGTTCTGAACTCCAACGCGAGTATGCTTTCATCGTTGGCGGATCAGGCGATCGAGAAACGGTTGGGTCCGAAAGCCTTCGGAGATAATAAATATACATTGGAAGACGAACCAGTATATACTCCGGAAGCCAACCTGCCCCCTGGACAGGCTCCCTTCCAAGGAGGACATACGATCCCTGATCATCAGCTTGGTCAGTCGATCAACGCGAACACCTTTTCGAGTTACTCGTTGTAACAACATCAACATAAGGAACGATTATGAAAACAATCGACAAAGACTCATTGGCGAACTTCGAGAAGTTGCTGATCGAGATCGGTAATGTCTTCCAAGTGCAGGACGACCATACGATCAAGAACCTCTCGACCCAACAGCCGGTTACGGTGGTGGATGGTAAGAAGACCAAGATCGTGGCATTCTTCTATGAAGGGATGCCTGGTCATGAGGATCTTGCGATCCTCAATCCGTTCAAAGAGTGCATCGGGATCAACCGGGCAAGAGAGTGGTTCTACAACAGCATGAACACACTCTGTGCTCTGATCCTCAAATCTTTGATGAAGAAGATGATCCAGGATGCGGTGGAGAAGAAGGATGACAACTACTCCCAGTTCCCGCTGATGTCGAGGATCATCGACAAAGTCGACGCAACGATGATGGATGAACTGGAGAAGATCCGGTCGATCGACCTCCTCACCATCTTCTACAACAAGAAGACCAAGACCGCCGAAGCGCAGTGCTGTGTCTTCAACGAAGACTATATCAAGGAACATTCCAAATACCGGAAGAAGACCTGGGAAGTATTCCAGATCCTCATCTCGACATTCCTCGGAACGGATGATATCTCCGGAACGTATACTTATACGGCCAAGCTCCTCGGCATCCCGGAAACGGATGCCAAACTTCATGTGATCATCGGACTGCTCAGCGCGATGGATCCGTGGAGTCGTGATCTGTGTGGGATCGATCTGCACAGAGAGGAACTGGAGGAACATCTGGATGCGCTGGAAGGCTATGCGCAGCTCTACGCCTGGGTTACCCAGACTGTGGAGAAAGTTGCACCTCAGCAGACCTTGGCACCGTGGCAGCAGAATACGCCGATGGCGTACAACCAGCAACCGCAGTTGGTTCCTGCAACCGCTGGGATCGGAGCACCTCCGGCACCTGCGATGCTGGTTCCGTCCAGCTCCATCGATGTCAACGGGAATGTCATGTATACGAACTCCTATGCAACAGGTGCTGCTTCGCCGTTGGTCAGTGCGGCGTCAGGACCTCTGGGTGTGCCGACGTATCCGGCAGGATCGTTCACACTCTAAACGATATCGCTGACCTTTGAGAGACTCTGGTAGGAGGGTGACGTGGTGTCACCCTCCTACCATCTCTTTCTTTTTTGTGTGATAGCTTGCTACGTAAGCCAGGCATGCTATGCGAAATCGAATATAATGAATAATAGGAGGTTCTATCGTGAGCCAATTACAGGACTTGTTCAATCAAACAAGTGAGCAGTTCATCCGTCAAGAACTAGGTCCGGTCACACGGATCTATGTAGATCTGGAGTATCTACAGGATCTCAGATTGGGTGCGCTGATGCATCTGGTGAAGGTACCGAAGGAGATGGCATACATCCTTCATAAACTTCCTGAGTACAACAAGAAGTACGATTACGAATGTTGTTCTCACTTCCCAGCATTGAAGCATACGGATGAACAGTTAGATGAACTATTGAGTGATCCGAATCAAGTGGATATGATCTGCTTTAAAGCACCGTTCACTTCGATCTACTACGAGTTCGGTAATATCCTGATGATGATCCAGCATCACAACCGAGCAGCTTCGTCTAGACCTGTAGACATCAGGATCCGCATGAATGTCGCTAATCCTCTCTATCCAGATGAACTGTTGAACGCATTACAATTAGCGTTCCAGGAGAGGATGTCGAATGTTCACTTTGACATCACCAAAGAACCCCGCTACACGTTACCTGTGAATGATTATGCAGACAACAAACTGCTGTTGATCTACAACATCGAAGAGTTCGTGAAAGAAGGAACAGATCTATCCGTTGCGTTTGTATCGGAAGGACGGTTCTTCGATACCAGGATCTTCACAGTACCGTATGTGAACAAGACTTTAATTCCAGACCCGGAACAGTATCAGGAAGCTTTGACCTCCACGCGAGCACAGTTGGATCTTTACTGCGACTTCGCTTACATTCCGTCTACGATTCCGACGTTCTGATAACTTGAGGAGATTGCGCAATGGGCGCTGACCAATTCGACAATCTATCCGCAGACATGTTCGATGAGTTTGATATCGACATGGGTGATGACAGCTCCAATAAGAAGAAAGGTTCTGAGACATTGAAGAATGTCTCTGAGCTTCTGAAGAGCACAGGCAAAGGTGCATTGAAAGGGTTGCACAACGAACTGAAAGATCGGTTCGGGAACACCAGCCAACTCGTCGATGAGACCATCGCTACTGTAGATGATTTCAAGAAGCTCCAACAGGACCTTGCCAGCGAGATCTCTCCAGCTGTCAACAGCATGAAACAGATTACACTCCGTTCCATGCCCATGGTGGAGAAGATCATGCCCAAGAAGTGGTATGATAGCATCAAGAAGAAGCTGGAAGAGAGCATCATCCCTGCGGAGAAGAAGAGAGATATGGAAGCGGAGATCCGCAATGAAACCATACGCTCTTCGTTACAGTCTATCTTCGAAGGACAGGCTGAAGTACAGAAGCAGATGATCATCAAACAGGATACGGAACGCATGGTCGACCGTAAACTGAATGAGGAACATTTTAAAGCTTCTTATGAAGCACTCAACAAGATCGGTGACAGTGTCAGTACAGTTGCTGAGTTCTTGACGGGTACTTATACTGGTTATTTGAAGAAGAGCCTTGAACTGAAGTATCAGGGACTCTTCGTGATGAAAGACATCCATAAGGCGACGGTTGCGATCGCTAAGATCTCAGAAGAACGTCTGAAAGAGATCAGTAAGAACACCAGCGTTCCTGATTACATGAAAGCTGGTAATCTGAGAACAGGAGGGCTTGCCGCTTCCAGAGGATCTCGTCTCCAGACCTATTCGGAGTATCAGTCTTCGTTCCGTAGCACCATGATGCAGAACATCTCCAAGAGTTTGATGGGAAGTGTGAAGAATGTCACCAGGGGGATCATCCCTCAGTTGGACATGATGACTTCCATGATGGAGATGATGGGGGGTGGGGAGAAACTCACCCCCATGAAACTTGTTGCTATGGGACTGGGTGCTGGAGCCCAGCTCGGAGCTAAGCATCTTTTCGGCGATAAGCTGAAAAAGTACGATGGACTTCGTGATCTGATCGAGAACAAAGGCATGTTCATGAAGAACAAAGGGATCTCCTGGCTTCAGCAGTTCGCGGAGAGACATCGTGGTGAACACGGTACCCTCCTCGGGTGGATCGCTGATAAGATCCCGAGCTTCAACAAGCAAGCTGTTCGTAACAGTATGTTGGAAGGGGCGAATGAAGCGGTTCCATTCGACAATACAACGAGACAGACGATCGTTGAAGTAATGCCACGTCACCTGGAGAGGATCGGTAATCTGGTAGAAGCGTTACAGCAAACCTTAGCTCCGAATGCTAAGATCAACCAGATGACCTTCAACGTCCACCAGAGGAAACTCACAACAGTTGAAGAAGCCAGAGAGGATTTCATCTCCAGAGAGTTTGGTAGCAAAGAAGATCGTGCTCGTCGTATGGGTGAGACGATGGGTAAGTTCCGTGCGATCCTCTTGACGAACAATCACGCTAAAAAAGGAACTGCTAACGCGACGACACTTCAGGATGAAATGACACGTATAGAAGATCATCTGAAGCGGTTCTTGATCAACTCTGCATCTGCTTCTCGATTCTTCGACGTTGAGGCGATAGCGAATTACAAGAACTCCTTTACAAATGAGAAAGGCGAGTCAAAGAACCCTGATAGTTCACCTTACATAAATCTTGTATTTGATGGGATACCGAAAGAAGTCCATCAGAGTTTCGCAGCATTCCTCTTGAAGCTGTGTGTCGATTCTAAGACTAAACGTCTTAGTGGTATGATGGTAGATCGTATCAACGCTGCTATTTCAGAGCGTATGAACGATACCAACATCCAAGAGATGATGGCGAGGGCTTCGGAAGGGTTCGGTCAATCTCAGTTGTTCTCTGATATCGCTACACATAAAGAGGGTGTCAAGAACGCCGGGATGCTCAATATGCTGGATCCCAAACTCAAGAAGAAGAAAACCACCTACTATAATCCAAAAACGGGACGACCGTATACTCAACAGGAGTTAGAGGATCTTAATCTTGATTTGGAAACACAAGATGATGCAGAACGTGCAGCGTCATATGAGATGAAAGATCTTCTTCATCTGCAAAAAGAAGAAGAGAAGCTTAGGCGTCTATGGAAGAAACGTGGTGGTAAAGAAGGTGACTTCGCTGATAAGCTTTCAGAAGTGCTTGGTGGAGCAGCATATGCTGTGCCTGATTTCATCAATAACGATCTCACGAAGGCTACTGACTGGCTGAAAGGGAAGTATCAGAAGACAAAACGAGGTGTAACGGATTTCTTCTCTGATGATACTGTAATCGGACGTACTTACAGCAAAGCGAAGAGCAAGTATGATGAGAGCGAACAGAAGAAACCACATGTGGATTCTGTTGTGAAAACAGGTCCTACTACCTATGTGATCTCAGCATCTGACTCGAGACTCAACCGATACAGTGAGACGATCAATGTGTCGGCACCTCTCCAACCAGGGAACCTTCCTGTGGAGGAGATCAATAAACTCTGTTCGAAGAAACGTTGGGTCTTTGATATGAGTGATCCCAACTTCCGCTACAGTGAGATCACCGAAGAAGGTGATATCCCAGAACATTATGAAGAGGTGAAACCAGAGTCGACATACACGGTGACACCTGGCGCTTCTGGTACTTATTCTGTTGGTGGAACTTCAAAACGTAAACGTCGTTCTACCAAACAAGAGACAGTTCGTACTGCTGCGGATGTCGCAGAAGAAGCCGTTGCATTCGATGCAGATAGCAGAACGTCGCTTCGTCGTTGGATCCCAGATAAGCTGGACCGTATCATCGAACTACTCGGTGGTGGCAAACCAACGAATGGTCCTATCCCACCGACTGGCTACAACCCAACAGATGGTGTTGAGTGGAGAACCAAACCTACTTACACACAAGAAGGTTCCCGTAAAATCAGTCTTGATCCTATGGATTCAGCTGGTGTAACGACTACTACTGAGATGCAGGTTGGTAGTGTTACTTCCAACGTACAAGGTGGTACTCCAGAAGAACATCGCCCTATGGGGTTCAGTGCTCTGATGGAGGAACGTGAGAAAGCAACACCTAGAACGACTGCGGAAGTTGCAAAACAGACGGTCAAAGAAACAGCCAAAGCTGCAAAACAGAAAGTACAAGACGTCACAGGTAAGCTGGTAGAGACATTCCAAAGCAGAGATGAACTGGTGAAGTATTTCCCAGAGTCGATGCAGGAACAAGTTGGTGCTCTTTACGACAACGCTGTTAAACAAAAACACAGTATTGGTAAGTTCCTCAACAAACTTGGAACGGATCTCAAAGCCACCGGTGCACAGAAGAAGATACTGGATGATCTGAAGAGGATTTCTACTGTAATACCAAGCGCTGATCAGCGCAAAAAGTATCTCGGTGAAGTACTGAGTCAGTTGTCCTCTTACAAGAGTACGATCACCGATAACAAAAAACGGAAAGAAGCCCTCGACAACATCCGTAAGAAGATGGTGAGTGGGCTTGAGGATATCCAGAAAGAGGTCCAGGAAAAAGGTGTTGGTGGAGCGATCAAAAGCAAAGCGACATCCGGTATCCGTGGTCTCTGGAGGAAGCTTCGTTATGGGTGGTTGAAGTTTCGTCGTTCTAAGATCGGTCGCTGGATCATGGCTCACATCCCGGACAGTGTCAAGAAAGACGTCAAGGAAGCTTTTGAGAAAGCCAAAGGTGACGTCAAGAAAGGTACAGAAGCAGCCAAGAAGGTGATCGAGAAGTACAACAAGAACGCGAAACCCGGAGAACAGAAGATCGATCCGAAGATGCTGAATGCTACTCAGCTGGAAGGATCTGGAGATGAGGGTGAGTCCACTCCTCAGGACATCGCGAAAGATGCCATCCCGGATGCAACTCTCCAACATGCTGACGAAGAAGTCGGTCAATCGGAACCTGTTGCAGCCAAACAACCAGGGTTCTTCAAGAAGATCGGATCTTTCTTCCATAGAGATCAACCTCAGTCTGATATCAAGAATGTCAACAAGGTTGGGTTCTTCGGTAAGATGAAGGGACTCTTTCATCGCAACAAACCGGAAGTGAAAGAAGCTGCAGTCGATGCAACTCCTGCTACCACTACGGTACAGGCTACCAAGAAAGAAGAGTCCAAAGCTCCAGAAGGTGATCTGAAGTTCGAAGGAGAGGCTGAGTCTGTATTCCACAGTGACTTCAGACTGTTCGCTCAACGACAGATCGCTGATAATCAATCTTTGCTCTCTGCTATCATGGGTATCCCAGGAGGTGGCAAAGGCAAAGGAATCCTTGGTTCTATCATCGGTGCAGGTGGTAAGATCGGCGGTGGTTTGATCGGAGCTTATGGTCGCATGATGACGGCTATGATGGGTATGTACGGTAACATCGCCAAAGGTGTTCTGAGTGGAGGTGGTCGTGTCATCGGAGGTGCTCTGAAAGCAGCACCTGCTGTTGGCAAGGCGTTGCTCACTCCAGCCAAGTGGCTTGGTAAAGCGTCTTGGTGGACCACGAAGAAGACCGTTGGTGGCGCTTGGAGAGGTGGCAAGTGGTTGGGCAGCAAAGCCTGGAAAGGAATCACGTATCCATTCCGTAAGAAAGATGCAAAACCACTGGAAGAACCTGTTCCAGAGGATAAACAGTACTATCAGGATGCCAACGGAAGATGGCATGGTCCAGATGGTAGAGTCGTCAGTGCTGATCAAGTACCTGAACAGTATAAAACAGCACAAGCTGGTGCGAAACCTTCCCTGGTCAGTCGTATCAAAGACAAAGTGAGTGGTTGGTTCTCCAAATCAAGTGGACCTTCCAAGAAGAAAGAAGGGGAAGAAGACGATAACATCTGGAATCGCAAAGGATGGGGTGGTCTCTTCCGTACCGCTTGGGATGGTGCTAAAAAGGTAGGTTCTGGGATCGCTAAATTCTTCAGTAAAGAGAAAGAAGGTGACTCCGAAGTACCGAAAGCTGGACGTAAACTTGGTATCGATCTTCTTCTGAACAAGATCACCGAGATCTACGATCTTCTGAAGGAAGAACGAGATCGTCGCGTCGAGAAGGATCAGAAAGAAGAAGAAGCCAAGAAAGACGCCGAACAAGCCGAAGCCAACATGTCCGCTGAAGAACAGCAAGCTGCCAACGAAAAGCGTCTTGAAGAACGCAAGAAAAAGATGGCAGAAGATGCTGCTGCGAAAGCCGCTGCACAAGGTGGAGAAGGTACAGTCCAAGGACAAGGATCTGGTGAAGGTCAAGGAGATGAAGAAGGTGGTGGGTTGATGGACGATGCGATGGATTGGGCGAAAGGCAAAGCCCTGAACTTCGCACGTAATAAACTCGCAGCTGGAGGTATGAAACTCCTTCGTAAAACTAAATGGGGTCGTCGCCTTTTAAAATCTCCTGCTGGAAAACTGATGCGCAAAGGTGTAGGTACACTTTTGCAAAAAGGGAAAATTGGTACCGCAGGTCGTATCGGCAAGACCCTTGGAGGAGTCGGTCGAGTCCTTGGTAGGGCGACTGGATCTGTCGGTTCAAAGGTCGCTAGCATCGGTACTAAACTCGTACCAGGCTTAGCTGGGAAAGCCGGCATGTTAGGTGGTGTAGGATCAAAAGCAATGTCGTTTGCTGGTAAAGCAGCTGCACCGCTGGCACTTGCTGCAGTTGGATATGGTGCATTTAAGGGGTTATCTTCAAGTCGAGAAGAGGACTCTCAATATGCACAAGATCTTGGCAAAGAAGGTTTGTTGAAACGAGCATTCAAGACAGCAATCAATCCTGTCCGTCAAGGGCGTATCATAGCGTCTACTGTGAGGAACATGTTCGGTCTCACGAAGGATCTGTCCAATGCAGGTGTTAGTAAATTGAAAGTCAAAAGTGCTACTGCGGCTCTTGATAAAAAACGGATCAGTAAACTCAAAGAGCTTGGAGCTTCTGAGGAAGATCTCAAGCGATTTGAAGCACTATCCGGAGATGATTCAAATGAAGCACTCAAAGAAAAGAATGCTATCTACGTAAAATACAGCAGTAAGAAGCCTAGTGACGCTACAAAGGCTGTGGAGGGCATTCCTGAAAAGACCAAAGAAGGAGTAGATCACAGCGAGAAAGATAGCGGTAAACTGAGTATCCCTCAGAACGTCGCACAAGCTCTGATGGACACCTCTGACACCATGGCTGAGTTCAAGTCAGAACTTAGAGATTATGTCGATGAACACTATCCAGATGCGTCGGCATCCAGTCGCCGAGCACTTATCGAAGCAACCGTCACAACGATGTGGGGCAACAAAGGTGGAGTATCCGAGAAGACCACTGAGTCGTCTGAAGAGAGTAAGACGGAAGAATCATCTAAGGACAAAATCACCGGCACCAAACTAGATGGTGTAAGAGCCGTTCTAAAAGGTGTACCCAAACAGAAGAAGTCTGGTTGGGGTAGTAAACTCCTAAAAGCAACTGCGTTCGCTTCACCAGTTGGTCTACTTGCTATGGGTGCTAAAAAGTTCAACCTAACAGGTAAAGCTGCTAAAGGACTTAAGTGGGTACGCGGTAAAACCGCAGGCTTAGTTGGTAAAGCTGCTGACTATCTGGAAGGTGTTGCTGCGAATGCTAGAGGAGAAGGGTTCCTCACAGATCTGAAGGATATCGCTGCGACCGGTTCTCGTGCTCTTGCTGACAAACTGAAAGGTGGTCAGGCGGAGAGAGCTGCTTATGTCGAGAAGATCATGAGCATGCCTGCAGAAGAAGCGGTGAAGATGGTTGGTCCTGAAGAGTACGACAAGCTGAGACGTGAGTATCAGCATACTCGTATGAAACATCATCTCGGTCTCTGGGATCGGATGACTGGTAAACAGATCGACACCAGCGGTATGTTGTTGGGTGCAAAAGACACCCTTACTACAGACGACAACGGAACGGTCAGTACTAGTGACATCAGTCAATCGTTGAATGCGTCGATCGTTAACCGTCGTAAGAAAACAACGGGTACGGTTGAAGGTCTGCATGGCGCTCTTGAACGCAGAGCCTCTACCAAAGAGGTGGTCGGACCTGATGGTAAAGTTACACTCACCGAAGATTTCGTTGATAACGACAAAGAGAATGTCGTTGAGGCGATGAGTGATCTCCACAACATCGGTCGTAACTTGAAAGGTCCTGGTGAATATACGGAGTTAGGTCAATCGAAACGTTCTGCGAAAGACGTCTACGATGCCCTTGATCGGTTCGCTCCGAAGAAGCAAACCTTCTGGGACAAAATCACCGCCACCAAACCGAAATCACCTGTCAATACAGCATCCAGCATCAGCGACAAACAGATGGCGAAACACGATGGTGTCAATGCTTATCTGGAGAGCAAACAGCCTTCTAAGGCTGGTGATGCTGCTAGTCAACAGGCTGCTGGAACGGAAGCACTCGTCCAAGCGACAACTTCCGGTAACAGCAGTATCGTCGATAAACTCGCTGAGATGGTCAACCTGATGAAGGAACAGATCGTCGTCACATCTGACAGCAAAGTGGCTCAGGAGAAGGCAACGTCTGAAGGGGCTCAGAAAGCATTAACCGCTGCGATGGCGTATGCCAAAGAGACCGCTCAGAACGCGGTAGCAGCGTCCCGTCCCAAACCAAGACGAGAACCTGCAATCAATGTTGCCAAACCTGTACCAGCGTAAGGAGTAGTATATGTCCTATCAGATCTTAAGAGATGCTGCTGGGATCACCTCTGTTGGTGGGGACTCCAACGGGTGGGTTCGCTCACCCTACGGAGTCCGCATCGCAGAAGATCCGGATAAAGCATTTAAAACACTCATGGAGATCGAACGGTTCGTCTTGGCTCAAGATGCAGACAACAGTGAAATCACTGCGAACGTGACACAGTGGATGAATATCCTGAAGAACGTGGAACAGTCCGATGCATCTTCTGCAGCCTTGAACAAAGACAAAGTCACCGACGAGATGGCTCAGGGTAAGTCGCTCTATGCCTCACCGAACTACACGGATACTCGTGTTGGTGGGAATGATGCGATCAACCCGTACTGGCAGTTCAATCGAGACGATGATATCGTTCCTCCTCTACTTCGTATACCTGGGATGGAAGCGTTTACCTCTGGTATGGGAAGAGTCTATGCAGAAATGTACGACGACAATCAGGAGATCCTCTGGATGCGGATGGGGGTACCTGAATTCGTCAACGTACTTCAGTTCTATACCGTTAGTGGTAATCGTCAAGCTGCGATCGCGATGAACCAGGGATCGATCCGCACTTTGGTTGGTAAGATCATCCGCATGGTGTTCAGTACCGCGATCTGGGCGATCACGTTCCCCATCGTAGCTCCATTTCACATTAACCGATGGATGATGAAACTCGATAGTGAACGGATCACGATGTATTACTACTTCAAGCCAGCGATGCCTCTCTACTACGAGACGGTTAACACGATGCTCAGTTATCTTGCGGTTGGTATGGGGTTGTATCCTACCTGGATGTTCCAACGTTCTGATCGAACGAAGGATCTTCCGAACAATACGAACAAACCCCAACCAGCGAATGATAACGGTATCGTACTGAATGCAGATGGCAAGACTGTCGCTCAGGTCAAGCGAGAAGCAGGATACAGCGCACGATCCGTGATGCCGATCGATATCGGTGAGTATTCAAAGTCAGGGAAGTTCTCCACGAACGACTGTGGGATCCCCGAGTTGTTGAAGAACGGTCCTGATATCTTCACCATCATGAACCGACGTGCGATGTTGTTCAACGCACAGCGTGTGAAAGTGACAACGCGTCAGTTGATGGAAGAGCAGTGGAAACGTCAGCAGGAGACGTCTCAGTACTATGTGAATCCTCAACCGAAGTATGAGGTTGACAAAGATGGCAACTTCACGGAAGTCAAGAATAACGAGTCCGAGGGTGTCTTCACCAAATCGTTTGAAGCTTTGAAAGGAACGCTCTTCGGTGCTGGCGACTTCGTTGGATTCCGGATCGAACGTGGATTGAACTGTACCGAAAACATCTCCAACCAGACAGGTCCTACTGGGATCAGTCAAAAGTTGAACCAAGTCGCTCAACAGAAACGCGATGAGTTCGATGATACTGGTGGTGGTAGTTTCGTAGCTCGTCTTGCGAAGAACTTATCGGAGAAGAAATCGATCGGTGACTTCGCTAAAACAGTTGGTATGGAACTACTTGCTAAAACAGCAAGTGCTGTTGGTATCGGTGACATCGGAGCGATCCTGACCGATGGTAGTGGATTCATCGATATCCCTGAAGTGTGGAAGGGTAGTTCCTTCAGCAAGTCGTATTCATTCACGATCCAGTTGAGAGCTCGGTATGGAGATCCTACATCCATCTTCCAGAGCATCTACATCCCTCTTCTGATGTTGTTGGCTGCCGCTCTTCCCAGATCAGTAGGTGACAACATGTACACCTCTCCGTTCATCATCAACGCATACTGCAAAGGTAAATTCGCAGTACCGTGTGGAATGATCACGGATATGTCGATCAGTCGTGGGAAAGATGAGTTTGGTTGGAGCAGTACCAACCTGCCAACTGCGATCGATGTGAGTTTCAGCATCAAGGATCTCAGTCCTGCTGTATTTCTCAGTATGCAAGACATCGGGTTCTTCGATACCTTTACCAGGAACAACAACCTGATGGAGTATCTGGATACCTTGTCTGCATTGGGGATCAGTGAACGACTGTACTTGATGCCGAAGTCGATGCGGAAACTTGCAGCTGCAACCTTGATCAAGAAGAACACGATCTTCAATCCTACATGGTGGGGTGCCAAGATCGGACGTTCTCCTGCGGCCAGGTTCCTTACAGCTACAGCTCCGTATGCGAACCACGAGAAGACAGACATCAATACGAATGCTACTTCTCTCAATCCTGTTACAAATCTGGGTCGTGGTACCGATACTGCAAATATCAGCAGTCGTTGATACATCTGGAACCATGGGTGAGATGTACTCACCCATGGTTCCATCCTATGCTAAATCAGGAGACTTATTATGTCATTTAACCTTACACCTCTTTATAAGGACCCATCTTTGTCCACGGATGATCGGATCCTTTTGGCATTAAAGGAAGATCAACACAATGATGCATCGAGAGAACTGTTCCAGTCCTTGGAAGATCTGGATATGTTGTGTCGCAATCTGATGTGGTTAGAACATCACATCGATACCTTGCGTACAGATCATGTGTTTCAAGATATCGTCGGTTTACAACTTGCACAAGAAGGTTATACTTCCAGTGTTGAAGTGGCAGGGGGGATCTCCAAAACGATGACTACGATGTGGGATAAAGTAACTGAGTTCTTCCCGAAGCTGATCCGTTACCTCACAGAGGTGATGTCGGTCAGTACCAAAGCATCAGCTGATCTCCTTCGTAAGTTGGCGAACAAATGTCAAGATCCCAAGAATGTGGACAAGCTCAAGAAAGAGTACACCACGCATGGTGAATCAACTGAGTCTATTGCAAAGTTTCTGAAAGAGATCTTGGACAATCAGAAAGAGTTCCAAGATCGAGTCGATAAGCTTAAAGCACTGAAGACGAACGAAGAGACGGTACAAGCACAAGGTCAGGAGGAACAATCTAAAACGGAAGATAACGCCCTGACCACCACCCAAGACCAACTCAAAAAGGAGTCTGGTAACGGGAAAGATGTCCGCAATACTGAGGATGGTATGGACCCTGTCAACGGTAAGTGGTTCGATGCTACCAGTTTGAATACTTTGGCTACACGGTTCGATGAGATGAATGCTTACATCGGAGCTCTACGCAACTTCCAAACGACAGCGAAGGCGATCGCCAACGATACGAAGTCTAACACTCAGATGTCAAAAGAGATGGCGAAGACCAAACTCGACACCGTGAAGACTCTTGTCAAACAGATCGACAACAATGTACGTAGTGTGATGAAATACTCTACGCTTGTCGGTAAGAAATGCCAAGTTCTTTTGAAGATCACAGGGAAGTGAATAAGGATAGAGTGAGGAGTGGTGTACTCCTCACTCTATCAAGTATTAAGCACAAGGTATAAAGTACAGCCAGTTAACATCTGGTCGATTCCACCTACCTTTAACAACTCGTACAATGACAGTCTGTCCTGCTTTCACAGGCATCAACACCGACATATGTCCGTTCATATGGTACGATGCTGGTTGCGACCAATTGGTATGCGTAACACCGTCTATGATGAGATTGATGATAGCTGGACTTTGTTGTTCTTTAGCCATGAAGAATCCTGACATATATCCATTTACAGTTGGGACATAAGTCACCTCCTTAACGTCTGCAGGTGGTGTTAGATCAACTCGGCGGGCGTGATCTGGAGCACCGAAATTGTTCGATTTGTAGGTATCCAACTGTCTGGTGAGTTCTGTTACTTTCGCAGATAACTGAGAGATCTGGTTGGTGAGTTCACCGATGTTGACGAGAGATTGATCCGATACACCGTGATACACTTGGATGTAAAGAGGTAGGTTCACGCATGCAGGAGTTACCTCACCTGCAAATCCATACCCGTCATTGTCATAACGTCCGTATACAGGGTTGACTCTCCCGAAGTCAAATCCAAGTCAATAGATCGCACCTCCTCCCTTATAGGAACCACCAGAATAACCTGCGTTGTAGAAAGGTCCACCTTCCTGGATCGATTCTACACGGCAAACTCGTCCATTATTCCCTCCTTTGATCCCAGGAACACCACTCAAATGAGTAGTACCATTCAGGTTTTGCTTTTGAGCATTTTCAAAGCTTCGTACAAACCTTGTGATCATGGGAAGTCGAATATCATTCCCTTGGATCACGAATGCACCACACTGTTTGTATGTAGATACTTCGGATTCATACTGAGTGTTGTTCAAAGTACGAATCGAACCATTGGATTGATATTCTACTGCTTTCTGGTAGAACGTTGGGTAAGTACCCGCACAGTTCAGGATCCACTCACCTGTCCAGAGAGGGAACGCTCCGGGGGGGTAGTCGTCGTGGAGTAGAACACTTCGAAGATGTTCCTACTGCTACTCTCCATCTTCTGCTTCATCTCTGGATCCAGTTGGATTTTACGTCGTGCGAAAGCCATAATACACCTCTTGTTGATGATTGAATATATTTGATACCAAGTTCGTCATAGCATGCACAGTTAGAAAGGATTAAGAACCATGGATGCCAAACAACTTTACGATCTTGTTTACCAGAAACAAGAAGAACAATTGAAGAACATGTCGATCCGCATCAAGAATGCGAAGAACCCAAGTGATGAGATCACCAGATGTATCCACGACCTCGTTCACGATGCATATCGTCGATGTGTGGAGGAGATGTATCACGACAAGGTGTTGGAGTACAGTCTGAACGTATCTCTTCGTGTCGTGAATTACAGTCTGTTAAAACAGATGGGAGTTGCACTTGGTGTAGTAGAAGAGATCAACAAGCATAACCGAGCTTGTTGTAATTACGGAGAACCTTACTTCAAGATGGACTTGGTTGGGTTGTCCAAGGTAACAGTAACTGTGAAGATCAAGAAGAGATTTGGAATATTCAACAGATGACAGGAGGAACATTATGGAGAACAACATCGTAACAAGAGAAGAATTCCAAGCAACCATCGACGGGTTGATCCAACCACTTGCAAACAGTGTCTGGAGAAACTATGGGTATGTCAAGATACCAGCGTCCGTAGACGCTAACTTTCGAAACACTCTAATAACGTTTCTCAAAGAGATCATCTCTGTACCAGAGCAAATCAACTACGAAGCAGTAGCGGACCAGATCATGTATCGGCTACATAAAAACGGCGACCCTTGGGTTAGAACATGTCGTATCGACAACCCCGACTGTGTACCATACACCGTAGAAAGTATCGCCAAATCGTTCTATGAACCCAATCAAAAGTCATTACAACAACCTGCGTTCCACCCGCTACCTGATTGGGTGATGGATCTTTGCACAGAGCATATCACAGAACCGGGTATCATTAAGAAGATATTTGGTTGTTGTGCAGATGCTCGCATTGATACGTTCAAAGACGAACAAGAAGCGACCGATAAAGGGTTCCAAAAAGAGTATGCCCTTTACACAACCGCGATCAATCATGTTGTCGATAAGTTCTATAAGACACTATACAACAGAGCGCTGACTCGTTACTTACAAGATCCGGATACTTACACGGAAGATAAGTACTGTACTTGTTGTGAGTTTCTGAATGCAAACTACCCCGTGTGGAATCGAGACACATACATTTGTAAACACGACACGTATCGTCTCGTCACGCTGTGTATGCAAGAGTTTGAACTGACAACAGATGATACACGGTACTATAACTGTGTTAAGAAGATCTTGGATGTACTGTACAAGAAGCTTCAGGAAGTAACGTGGGACTACCGGTACTTCAAGACACGCAATGTATCAGAAAAGGACATTACGACCACAGCATCAGATCTTGATGTGGCGACGAATGATCCGTACGGTCTCACGGATACAAACTCTTGAAACTACTAAATACTGTGTAGTTGTAACATGTCTCACGGTAACATCATATGTGTTGAGGTTACGTGTATGTCTATCTCTTCAGACTACATTTGACTTCTTGTGTGTGATGATCATCTCGTATTGTACGTATAAACATCTTTACAGGAGTGAATACTCATGGGTATCAATCTTGGTTTTGAAAATCTGGGCATGGCTCCGAAAGGTTCTGGTGAACTTTCGTATGAGTATCTGGATTCTCTGATCCAGTTCAATCAGGCTGCTTCCGATGTCCTGGATCTGTGTCATGAACTCACCGCTACGGTTCGCACTTATGACAACGTCAACGCCATCAGCAAGTGCATCAAGAAATATGGCGTGACTCGTTCTCTGGAAGCTCTCTATGGAGAGAACTTCAGCAGCGCCGCTTCTATGGAAGCTGAGAACGAAGAGGCCAAGAAGGGTCTCGGTCGGAAGATCAAGCAGATCCTGAAGGATCTTTGGGCGAAAGTTACGAATTTCTTCAAATGGCTCTTCAACCAGAAAGAACGTACTGCTTCTGCTCTGAACTCGCTGAAGTTCAAAGGTCCGTTCGAAATCAAAGGCGGATCTGTGATCGATGGTAAGATTACCGATGAAGGTAAGTTCACGGCTGCTCTCAATAAACTGAAGCAGGCTGTCAATGAACTTGGGAAGACAAAAAGTCAACTTGAAGATCAGCTCAAAGGAGCGCAGAATGCAGCTACTGATGAATACATTCAACAGCTGCGTGATGCCATCAAGAAGGCGGTCGAGGACGACAGAAACGTCATCCGAGTTGCCAACTCGTTCATCGCTGCCGCGAAGCGTGCAGGTGGTGCCGACAAGTCGAAAGACAAGAATGCTGACCAAGCTGCTCCGGAAGAGAACGCGGCTAAGTAAGCTGTAACTCTTATATGAACTTTGACATAGGAGGAGGTCTTGTTCCTCCTCCTATGTCTAGTTTTAAACAAGAAGGATCGATATGCGTTTTGGATTTGAAAATCTCGTTCCGTCCAAGAACGACCATCTCTTCTCAATCGAGGACGCGATCGCTGCTGAGTGTATGCTCGTTAGCACCATAGATGAAGCAGAAGACGCGATCCGAACAGCAGAAGAGATCTTGCACTCGATCGAGCATCTCACCATACTCGATACTGTGATCCAGAAGTACGGGTATACTCGTTCTGTGGAGTCTCTTTACGGTAATACACTTGCGCAGTATGGTATCGAAGTAACCGCTCGCGAAATCGGTGGTGTTGTGAAGAAAGGGATCACTGCGTTCATCCACGCTCTGCAGACGATCGTCTCCAAGGTGTTGGATTTCGCAGAAGCGTTCTTCTCTCGTAGTCAACGTTCCTACACGAAGCAACTCGCGTTCATCAAAGACAAAGTCGAGTCGATGCAGAATGAGAAGTTCCATTCGACCTCTGCTTCTCGCTTTATCAAGACGTGTGAGATCGTGCAGAAACACTTCGAGGTAACGTACGATGATGTGGTGAAACCGTCTCTCCCAACGGCTCCGATCGATAGCTTACGTGCAACATATCTGCAGAGGTTCAACTCAAAAGTTCCAGCGGGTGGTATGAAGGTTGGTCCCAACTATCAAACACCCTACGAAGATCGTCAACGCAAGATGTCTTCCCTACAGACGCTTGGATTCACGTCGTACGATAGGTTCGTAGAAGTGGATAGCAAGATCAAATCTTGTATGCAAGCAGGCAACAGTGTTCTTACCAACCTGAAAACTGTAAGTAAGGAGACTCGTAAACTGGTCTCTGGTCTTACGAACAACAGGTTCCGTAATGATGCTGGACCTACCGTTGAGTCGCAAGCTGTATTCGTGTACACCAGGATCATCTTCAACGATATCAAGTACCTGAAATCTGTGGAACAACGGTTCCGTAGGTTGGTTACTGAGATCGCCAAGAAAGCACAGGGCTACAGTGTTGCTACGCAGGAAGAACAACCACAACAGGAAGCTCAACCTGAAGAACAACCAACCCCTGATACTGAGAAGAAATGACATATCTACACTAGATTGGGATATCCCAATCTAGTGTAGTTCTATGTTCTTTCACGTATATATTACCTAGTAACGAACCAACAAACTATATCAATAGGAGGTAGTATTATGCATCCAATCATTTCCAACAGTACAGTCGTTGACTTGACAGCCAAAGAGTATCCTGACATCTATCAGTGGATGGATGCTGGTGTCAGTCGGATGTCCACTGACAAAACTAAGTACCACACCGTGCAACATGTCGAGACTATGCTGCAAGTTCTCGATGCGGAGTACAAGAACCCAGATAACCGAAAGTTCTTCCAGGATGAACTGACAGTAGAAGACCTGGCGAAAGTACTCGTTGCGACCTGCTGGCATGATGTTGTATACATCCCAGGAGATCAGTACAACGAACAGAAATCCGCAGTTGAATGGGAGCAGTGTGCAAAGAACGTTGGTGATATATCACCCGACTTCATTTGTGATGTCTCTGATATGATCAACAGCACCAAGATCGGATATGATCTTAATCAGATCAAGCAACATCCCAGTTGGGCTCTACTCCACGATCTGGATTATATCTCATTCGCATCGTATGCCGTGATGGTGATGAATCGAGAGCCATTGCGGAATGAGTTCGGGTTTTTCAGTGATTCAGAATACGTGGTAGGTCGTCTTAAATTCCTTAATATGTTGATGGTCTCTACTGCTTCATCTGGATTGTTTCTCACCCCAGTCTTCAGTAAGTACAATGAGCTGGCGATGGAGAACATCCTTCGTGAATATCAGTATTGCAAACGCAAGGTATATCGTCCTGCAGACCCGAGAAACCGAGAAGGTTCAACTTCAAACTACACGGATCAGCAACATGAGGATATCACATTAGATTTCTTTATGAGGTTGACCATGATCCTGAACGACTGGGAACCGGAGGATCGTCTGAAAGCGTTCGATATCATTAAGTGTGAGATCTCGGAACGGATCAGTACAGAGGGAGAACTCTGGCGCGACTACCCATCCATTGAACGGGTGGTTAAACTCATCCAAAATGCACCGCTGGAAGAACGTGATAAAGTTCTCATGCAACAGATCGCTACAGCGATCGAACGGATCGAGACCTATCAGTCTCTAATGGATACCAAAGACGACGAATACATTATCACAGGAGAGGAAGCTGACGAATCTGACCGCTAAAAAGATGCGATGTCATCTGAACAACACACCCGACTTACTTGTCGATGTTGGGTATCAAGATGACATCCTGGCTACTACATTTATCAGCATGATAGATGTTGGTACAGGTTATGTCAAGATTGACGTATTCAAAGGAGATCAATACATCGGGCACACCGGTGCTGTTATCCACTTTGAAGAAGAGAAACTCTCTGAGCCGAACGACTATGGAAAAGCTGCATTGCCGTACATTCAGAAAGCAGTAGAACAACTACTTAAAATGGGCAACGCAGACCTCAACGACACCATCGTTGATAAGTTCGTTCGTAGATACGTCAAACCCTCACCAGGCGACAGCTTCTCATCGAGAGAAGCATATGTGCTTTTCATTAAGCACGCGATTGATCTTAAGGCTTATTATCTCGATAAAGAAGAGTTCTACAAACAACTCAATCGAGCTATGGCTATTGAGTATCGAGAAGTCGGCGATGACATCGACTATGAGTCATCAGCGTGTATTTTCGAAGGATTTGAATTAATAGATCAGGAGGTATCATGCACAGGCAAATAACCGTCAGGGAAGCTATCGAGCTTCTGAAGAAAGTAGAGGATCAAGATCTTCCACTCGCTGTGTGGATCAACAGTCAAACACCAGAACCTGTCTACACAGGGTGTGATCGTATCCCTGTGGTACACGTGGATACGTCTGTCACTGGTGTGATTGACATCTGTTGTGAAGCGCCTATGTCACCAACAAAAGGAGAATAATCATGTCAGAATACACCAAACATCCATGCATCGAAACAAGCATGGGAAACCAAGACTTAAGATCTTCCAGTACTTCTACAAGGAACTGACCTTGCCGAAGTACAGAGAAGAGTCCACCGCACCAATCGACATGGATACCAATTCATTGTTGGATTCCATGGCCACTAATGCATCATCGTTCCAATCGAACCCTGATTTCTGGAACAACGAACAGTATATCAAATCGGTTACCAAGACGATCAAAAGGAAGTTCTTCGATCGGATTATCGACCTCTTCATCGAGAGACAGAAAGATCCTGTTGAGACGACCTTCGACAAGATCAAGAATGCCAAAGGTGCATTGTCTGATGATACCCAAGCTATGGTCGAAGTCGTAACTCGGTTGGCGAACCGTGCTGCCCAGAATGGACAAACAGCTCTTGTGGAAGAGCTGAAGAAGAAACTCAACGCACTTATCGGTGAGATGACTCTGGTCAAGAACGGATACCTCGAGTATGTCTCAGAGGAGAAGATGGTTGAGTTCTTCTTGAAGTGCAAGAAGGGTATCCGGATCGACTTCATAAGGAACTACACAGGATTGATCCCGTTCCCTGTTGCTGAGAAGAAAGACAAGATGGACAAACTGATGGTGTTCGATAACTACTGTATCGCACACTACGATCCCAACTTGGAAGCTTTCAAAGTAGCGGAACTGGACAAAGCCGTGATCAAGAAGAGAGATCCGATCCTCTTCGGCATGATCGAAGGATCCAGACGACTCTATTACGTCGCTGACTGGGTGACGGATACAGACAGTTTGACTCTGGAAGAGCTGAACCTCGTTGTGGAGAACGCTACTTCCAGGTTGAAGAAGTTTCATGATACGATGCCAACGGCAGAAGACATCATGAACACTCTGAAGAGCCTCGAACCCGTCGAGTAAGATGGATCATACGCATCCAGTACATCACACACCCTGTGCACGCAGTTGCGTGCACAGGGTGGTTGTTCGGTACAACCACCACGAGGTTGTACGTTGTCAATTGAACCATCACGTGGTCAAACGCAATTACCATTGTGATCAATATTTACACCAAAAGGAAGAGGAATGACTACGGCTACTAGTCAGCTACCTGACGATTGTATCACAAGCCTCACACATGGAGTGTTTACAATCAATATTAACTCATCCAGCTATGTACTGATGCCTTGGATCGACGACCACACCGACAAAAACGGTGTGGAGAGTTTTCGAAAGGTTGTATGGAATGTATTTAAGAACGGCCAGAAACATGGAAGGATCCAGATATACTGTGCCGTTTATCATCCATTATCAAACATCGAATATGTCACTAACGATGAAAGGATCTATCAGTTGGTGCACTATAAACGATCTGATCTACCACACATAGAACTCCAAAGAGCGATCTTTATAACGATCGTTACTGGATTCTCAACTGATGCCAAGGCATTCAACGAACTAATTGTTAAACTTCAAAAGTTGTTAAACGGTAGAGTGAAGTCGGATGCTGAAGACAACCAGGAGTATCAATACAAACGTAACGATTACGATAAAATCATCAGTGTACAGACGAAGGACTTCACGCTTTGTCTTGATGAAGAAAATGCCGAGTGCAGATCTTCACGCTGGGAAATCTTCACAAGCACATCACGATATATCGGTCATGTCGTCATAACGAGAAACATCTCGCGTGATAAGCTTGGTGAAACAGCCAACTACGTCACAGGTGAAGTTTCCATCATACCTGATTCTGAAAGAACTTTCAAACACTGGATCGTGCAGTGTGGTTACGAATACTCCAACATCGAGGATCATCTTGAAGCTGTTATAAAGGAACTCTATGATGAGTTCTTCAAGCAGACACCTAAGAAGGTTCGTAAAGAACGCAAGAAGACCAAACAAGTCCGTCAAGAACAACCGAAAGAAACATCCAACCAAAAACAAAGTCACATCGACTACACGATACAGGTGGTATGTGACTCCATCATACCTCGTGTATTTTGGGGATCGGAAGGATTCATTCTTACTTATCACGTCATCCCAAAAGAAGCATATGGAGCGGTTCCACCACATTACCTCAACAATGCAAGGATACGGATCCACAGAGGACAAGATGGTTGGACCATCTTCGCCGAATGCATCAATGGTACCGAGATGGACAAAGAAGAGAGCTTCAAACTTGTTGGTCCTGATTCAGAGTGTGAAGATCTTGTTGAGATCGCACGGATCTATACCGTTGCTTGGAATAAGAACTTCCACGAACAATACAGTAACGCGTTGAAGTATCTTCCACACCTTCAGTACCTACAACATCTTCAGCAGAATACACAGTCGTGCTCTACTGACTAGACCCAACGAAATTTAACCAACTGAGGACTATAAGTGTACGGTATACCGTACACTTATAGACTCTATTTTAACTAACAAGGGGAATCATCATGAAAACTTACCAACCGAATAACGGACCGATCAAGTTCGTGGTTGTGAACTCGGAGTATAACGATGATCACACCTATAACAAGATCATAATGGATGTGTTCTACACAACCACGAAAGACAAGTTGGTCTATCAACACAGCACAGTCGGTCGCAGACAACCACAATCGATCGATGTGCCAACAAAAATGAGCCAAGAGGTAGATGTTCACATCGGGTTGTTAAGAATCGAAGGCGATACACCACGTGACATCGATACTTCAAAGGTCACATGGAAGTTATCGATCGGCAAAACACCGTACGATACCTCCTTACGATCTCCCTACTATGTCACGAATCACACAACGATCAACAACACCGATTATGACTTCAACAAGTTGTTGGGAGATATCGCCGATACGATCGTCCAATACTACGAGAATAATCCAACAGAACCACCCAATAAGGAGGAGATCAATGTGAAACAAGATGTTCCCAAAAAAGAGGATGTGACCAAACTTCCTGATGCTCTCAGGAAGAGGATCAAGATCAACAACATCATCTACAATCTGGATGGTGTCCCCAATCAGTCACCAACACCGATCTACGAAATTGAAGTAGATCTGACAGGCATCGGTGTTTATCCACACATCAAATCCGTTCTTCTGAATGTTTATGTGTGTTACGATGGAACTTCCCAGAAGTTCCATACCAAGGTGGAAACCGTACGGATCAACGGTGTCACCATCACCGATCTGCAACTCGATGATGTTGGATTTATGGAGCTGACAGCCATCTACATGCACGATGCTCTGAAACGGATCGATTTCACCTCAGCTATCGAAAACCATCTGAGGATGCTGAACAACCGGTTGGATCTGTGTCACAAGATCCTCAACTCCAATCTGGAGAGTTGATATGTCCAAGTATCAAACCAAAGTTGATTACAACGTGTTCACGAGGCATCATCCAGAAGCTGAAGATGTCCGTAGGGCAGAAGGCTCTATCGAGATACCACATGAGAATACACGTAGTGCTTGGAGTCTATGTATCATCACCAAGCTCTTAGATGATGATCGAATTGAGGTGACGGCTGAGTTGACTGTCGATTGGTGCGGTGGATCTTTCGTTCAGAAACGGTATCTTACAAGAATGCCGGAAGATGACGAAGAGATCATCGAACTAGTCGAAGGGTTGATGGACGACGAGATGCAGATCCAAGAAGAAACAAACGATCTGTATGAATACTAACCACTAAGGAGGGATAGGGTTGATCCTATCCCTCCTTAGTTCTTCTTTTGTTTTAAACGAGAACTGGATCTCTCGATAAGTTGAAGATCGTCAATTTGATCAAGTCTGTGGTACCATGCATCAGTTTTCCGTTACTGTGGATGTAACGTCCTACTGAGTCTAGATACTCATTGATTTCTTGATTGGCTTGTTTACTTAATACACCATTGGAAGAGGCTGTGTCGCCATCAAACATCTTCCGTTGTAACTTATTGAATATCAATAACTTACATACGTTTACCCACTAACCTTCATTAGCGGCCTGACTATACCATCCACCCAATCGCTCGGGCGGGAGCACCTAGTCGATGAACTTTCTCATAGCGGCTCAGAGAGTCATCTATAAGCTCAGCTGCTGATTGCACATTATTCTACTTCATATAGAAGTAACGACCCTTAGGACCTGTATGTCGGTGTAATACATACAAGCTTTTATTTCACCATAGGCCATCTAGTTTGTTTTTTCTGTCTTTCGACGGCATATCGCATCCATCCTTTCGGATCACGCTGTAGCCAAACTAGCTCTTAGATGTTTCCAGCAATTCACTTTCTTGTCACCACCGGTTACCCGATAGCGGGACTTCGACTGTTTTAGCGAATCCATCCCTAACCCTCCTAAGATTTGTGGATGCGGGATCAAACTATCCACAAAGGTATTGTTGATGATCGGATACTCTGGAAGCATGATCCAGTTATCATCATCCATCGTAGAGAACAAATTGACTTTCCTGGCAGGGTTCGTTGAGATCAAGTGAACATGATTCGGAACCTCAGATCCAACTTCAATCGCTGGATACCGTGTGATCAACGAGGTCTTGTCGTAAGTAGCACGATACGCTGCAATATAGAACATTTCTGCATAAGTGAGAGGTCTCAACTTCTGAGGATCGTAGACACCTACTTTATCCTTGATCTTGTTGATCACTTCACTGACGCTTCTCGTCAAGTAGATCACTTCCGTATCATCGTAGACCATGTAGAGGTAATATCCTTTGCCCTCTTCGTTGTATACCACAACAGGAGTGAACCGGAACTCAGGATCCCTGAAAAGATCGATCATCTTCTCTATCCCTTCCGATGAGAGGAACCGACTCTTCTCATCCTCATCGATCGGCTGGTAGACCAAGTTATTGGTTTCTGGATCGATCAAAGCAACCTGGTCCGATGTGATATGGAACACTTCGTTCAGGAATAGCATCCGGATGTTGTAGATGATCAACGGAGTGAACATCTTGCATAACTGGAAGAGTGGGATCTTGATCTCATCCATTTTCAGATACTGAGGATCATCTGGTGATAACGCAGCCATGGATGCTGTGGATACCACATTACGAGTACCCAGTGCCAAGTTACGAGAACCGTATTTTCTCTGAAAGAACCCGAACTTCCCTTCGATCATGTCGAAGAGGTACTGATAGATTTCAGAGACTTTCTTCTGGATCGAGAACCTGACATTGTCATAAATATCTGACGTGGTCCTGGTAGTGGGAAGAGCCAGTGTGTAGTTGATCAGAGAAGAGTAGAGTTTGTTGATACTATCTGCAGCTGGTTTACCTTCGTCTTCTCTAAGGTCTCGTAATCTAGCTGGCATCACAAGGCATTGTTCCAATGTCAACTTACCTTGGTGTCGTTCGATCACATCGACCATCTCGTTGTGCTTTAACGATTTGTTCTTCTCGAACTTCAGATCGTCTAAATGGCTCATGAAGAACTGATATCCGGTATCAGCATCTTCGTCTTCTTCCGATGCACGAACGAACTCTCTGGTATCTGGATTGAACACAGCATAAGCTTTCCGAGCCATGATCTCTCCATAGAAAGCCTTCAGCTTCACGATATCGATGTAGATGAGCGGATGTAGGATCTTCGTCCGAAGATCGACATATCCGAACCGGATCAACCGCTCCGGAGTATTGATCTGACCGAAGATGTCTTCTGAGAACAACCCATCGTGTTTAAACTCATTCGTTGTGGTCTCACGGATGAAGACGGATGTTACAGGTTGACATTTATTCTCTCGTATGAATTTAGGCACATCCATCAGCCAGATGCGTACTGGATCTAAAGCCATAAATACCTCCTTCAGTATAGTGTATATCAGAGTGCATACCATGCTGGGATACCCTCAAGAAACAATGGTATACAGAGGGCTTTTACTCGTATTATCACTTACCCTTCTCTCCCTCTGCGGGGGGGGGTAATTACAATGTATCATCAAAAGGACACAACATTATGAACCTCGGATTAGAACACCTGAGTATCCCGCAGCAACTCAATATCACAAGCAACGAAGAGCTCCTGGATGCTTATATCGCGATGGAGTCTGCATATGACGTCACATGGGAAACGTACAACTGTTTGATGGACTGTATCACCACGATGGATCAGCTGATCCAAATCCGTGATGTGATCCAACAGTCTGGAAGCACTGAAACGATCCAGTATCTTTACGGACAGAACGACATCTCACTCACCATGGAAGGTCTCGGTGAGACTATCTCCAAAGGTTGGGACGCTGTTGTGAAATGGTTCCAGGATCTGTGGACGAAGATCAAGAACTTCTTTACGAACTTGTTCAAGTCTACGGACAAAGCCAACCAAGCGGTTCAGGAAGAAGCTAAGAAAGCCAAAAACAACAATTCAAATAAACAGCCATTCAAAGCCGACGACGTCAATCCTACCGATGGTAATCCGACGATGGTCGCTGAGTCGTTTACCAACACCAATATCCAGAAGATCATATCTGATTTCGATCGGTCGATCTGTGACAAAGCCAATGTCGATGCGATCCGTTCTATGCACGACGAAGAGTCTGCTCAGATCAAACAGCATGGCAATGATTTGGCTGATGAACTCGGTATTGTGATGACTGGTGGAAGAAGAGACTATCCTAAGAAACCAGTCGATGAAAAGTTCATCAACGAGGCACCTGAAATGTCCAAAGCCCTTCATGGAATGTGTAAGAAGGGTGAGAACCTGGTGAACAGTCTTCGCACGATCCCTGAGAAACTCAAAGAACGTGCTGAGAAGAAGGGTGACACTGATCAGCTTAAAGTTGCTCAGAACACGATCAGACAAGCCGCGATTGTGATGAATGCTATTGAGAACTGTGCCAAACAAGCGGCTAACGGTATCTTCTATATCAAGAACCGTCTTGAAGCATTTAACCGTAAGTTCTCCAAAGTAAAAGAACTTCCTGCTCCTGCCAACGCATAATACATTCCAACGTATCTAGGTATGGGTAGTTATCCCATACCTAGATACACCGTATGCAGTGTAGTTCAAAAGATTTCGCATATATATTACTTATTGAATACACTTAGATGTATCAACCTAACAACCCTAAACAAAGGAATCAAATCATGAAACACATCATCACCCTCATCACCATCGTCCTCACCATCAATGTTTTCGCACAAGATTGGAGGACATCGGCGATCGAACTGATCAAACAGTTCGAAACATTCAGATCAACCCCCTATACCGATGTCAACAAGAAAGCCATCGGTTGGGGGTTCAACGACAAGAACCTCGTTGCTCGTGGTCACATGACCAAAGAAGAAGCAAACCGTATCCTGGACGGATACGTAACCAGTATCGGTGGATATATCGATACACAGGTCAAGGTCCCTCTGACGGACAATCAGAAGGCTGCTCTCATCGTATTCACTTACAATGTGGGGAGATCGAACTTCGCTTCATCCACTCTCCTTAAGAAACTGAACCAGCGCCAGTATGGTTCGGTTCCCTCTGAGATCCAGAGATGGAACAAAGTGAAGAGAGTCTCGAAGGGCAAAATCGTAAAGGATAAGAACGGTAAGATCGTTTACGATATCGCACCGGGGCTTGTTAAACGTAGACAGGCTGAGTCCAACCTCTGGAACAAAGTCAACTAATAACCAGCTAGGGATAGTGGAGGCGAACACTCCACTATCCCTAGCTAACTTGTTTGTATTGAACAACACTTCATAGTTTTACAGATCTGATCCAACCAAGCTGATCGACTCACTTGTGCTTGAGTCGGTAGTTAGGAGGTGATTTGTATGCCGTTTGCGATGATGGATGAGAAGCACCCAACCGTGCTATCTCCTAAATCTGCTTCTGAAATGCATGATGCTCGTGTAGCACGTGCCAAAGCTAGGCAGAAGATGTTGATGGATATGCTCCGTAAACACTACGGAATATATCACAGCAACAAACCAACTAAAACGCCATCTATCGTGGCAATGTTAATCACTTAGATGTGAGTACAATTCAACATCGATGATTGATCTGGTTGATGTTGTTTCGACAACTGTGAAGTGTTGTTCTTACTATATCCAACGTGTGTAGAGTTATACTTCGAATACACGATTAGCTAAGGGATGAAGGATACAACTCCTTCATCCCTTAGCTGTCTCTTTTTCGATAAGACGAGTGATGGATGGTAGGTGACTACAGATCTGAACGTGAACTACTCCTACCTGAAGGAAGGAGCTTCCTCGTGTTACCGAGTACATCGACTTACGTCGATGGCCTGTTCCAGGCAACAAGAACATTTTAACCATATGTTCTTAGCATACTGTCCTTCTATTACATCACGATGGACTAACGTCCAACGGAAGGATAGTTCGTAGTAACATACATCCCTCACCTGAAGGAGAGAGGTTCTGTTACTGACTCTTATAACCAGTCCTACTGCAAGACTGTTTAATCTACAGTAGTTAGGAGGTGATGTCATATGACCTCAGATGAGTTCTTCAAACGCATCTTAGATCCGAATGCCGGATACAAGTGTGTTGCTGAACAAGAAGCACGTGATCGTCAACGCTGGGAGCGCAATGCTCTTAAGCAAACACGTGTTATTGATGCAAAACTCACGTCAAAAGCATCGAGTGTTGCTATCGCTCAATGATCGTACGTGACACAAATCACCGATGACTGATCTGGTTGGTGATTTTCGCACATCTACAACCCATCACTCTTTTGAATTTAAGTGATAGGAGGTGTATTACAGACATGCTCCAACCTGTCACACCACAAAGACAGTTCCCTGTTTGTGGTAGAAGGAGGTGAGCTCTATGGCATTTGCATATATCGATGCTAAACATCCTGAAGTTCTGGTACCACCCACTGCTTCAGAACACATGCAATCTGTGATGCAAAGACATCCCAACCAGTCCAAATTAGACTGGAGAAAGTGGATCGTCAAGCATCCGCAGAAATAACCAGTGAACTCGGTTGTTGATGTCTTGTCTGGTCAACAACCACCGTAACATTTCCTATCACTCTTTGAATTTAAGTGGCTCATACAACAGCATACAGATCTGTTCCAACCGAACTTATCCGTTCATTCGCACTTGAACGGTTAGACTGGAGGTGATCGATATGGCGTTCTCTTACGCTAATACCAACAAGAGTGCTTCTCAACACATGGGCGAGGTCATGACTCGTCTTAAGGCAAAAGAAGCATATCTACGAGAATTAAGACGACAACTCTTCTCTAAGAAGAGTGTTGTAACCAACTAACGTTCTCCCAATTCTACCCTGATGTCTGATCTGGTCAGTGTAGATCATCGTTGTTGTATGTGTCACTCTTAATATATCACAAGTGTAAACAAGTTATACTCATCAACATTAACCCAAGGAGGATTCTAATGCAATCTAAACCAAACAGAGCTGAGAAGCTCGAAACCATTCGTCGAACCTTCGAACACATGTACGACCATGAGTTGGATGTGTTCTTTGATAAAGTTCGTACTCGTGTTTGGCATCCGGAACCGGTGTTCACTGCAATATGCGGATGTCGGCAATCCGGTAAGACAGAGACATTGTTCTCGATGCTCATATCCGAATGCATACAGTGACCCGATCTCCACTACTACGTAGTGAGTAAAAACATTGTGTGGAGTACCATGTGGGATCGCAAAATCTCACTATGGTCCAGCCCGGTACTATCGGATATACAATTCATTTCGGAAGAGTCATTCCGAGCTGTATTGAATCGTGAGTTCAGTCCTGATATATTCCCAACCGATAAGGAAAACATCAGACTCTACGTGGATCTTGATACGGAGGAGTTCACCAAACAACTGATACAGCACATCTCTCTCAAAAACGTACGGTGTACCGTACTCTATGAGAATCAAAAGAACGAACTACTTGAAATGTATCATAAGCACGGAATACCGGTGCTCAGGATAAACCTCACATTTACACCAGGGAGAGCTTAATATGACTGACAGAGTATTGCACAAAGGTAAAGATGGATTGACCATCATCAAGTGGAAGGGGTTACTGTACATACGGTATCCCCAAACTAAGAAGTTCGAACGGGTCTCTGAAGAGGTGACCTATACTACTTGCATGTCGATCAAACATGCAGGTGTCAGATGAGGAGTGTGTGACATGTGAAGTACACAGAGAACAACTATTCCTATCAGTCGTTAGGACACTTCTGGTCAGTAGAGTACGAAGTCGTATCTGACGTCCTCTACCGACTAAAACCCTTGATATGACAAGCGTAAATGCTGATATAATCAAAGAACGACTCCCATCCTCCATCTTCTATCATAAGAGAAGATGGATCCTAAAATACGTCAGCTGTAATACGGACAACCTCAGCATCTACTACGTAGATATGTTCAAGGAGAAGTTACTGAGGATCAGCAACCACTGGTCCTATGTGACATTCGATGCTGCCTGTTCTACGAAGATGTGGATACGAGGTTGTTGGTGGGAGCTGCATGGTAAGCGTGCAGCGAAAGCCTACCACTTACCGAAGTACCAAGCGTTCTATGGAGGACAGATCGAGTTCTCCAAGTTACAACCAGTTCACAAATAACATAAGGAGTATAAGACCAACATGGAACAGAACGAACTGATTACATCGATGTTGAACCAAGTTCAACACTTGATGGATACGACGTATGTCTTCCCGGAAGACAAGATCGATCTATTAAAGTGGGATGAAGAACACAAGTGTGTGATCTTCCCAGAAGGCTATCCCAAGAACGATGGGAGTTACCTGGAGGTGTTAACTCATACGACTCAACAAGTATTCAGTGATGGGTATGTCCGTCACGAAGGGATGCTCTATAAATCCAAAGTGGAGAATGACTTCCTGGTGACTGTACACCTGATGTCGATCGTGGATATCGAGAACGTCTACGATATCCATGTACAGACCAAAGTATATAAGCATCAAGGTCATACACCTGTAGTGGTATCTTGTCAGCTGACTTGTGCAGGATGTATAGACTGTACGATCGAAGATTATCGTGGATATCTGCTTTATCTGATGAACCAGAAAGCAGTCACGGAGAGTGGTATCGAGTCTTCCAAGAAGGCTTATGCAGAGATGCAGTCTACGATAGATAAGTTCAGGTCATTGACTGTTGAATTAAGCGATACCCATCTCAACATGGAGACGACGATCCGTCTGATCCAGAGGGAGGTTCCTAACCTCCCTGAACAGATGAGAACCTACACCAGAAGGTTAGCTGAATACAACAACCAACTGTATGACGTCGTAAGACGTATGAGAGATATCTAACCAGATAACTCTATCAACGTAGAAGATCTCACATGGAAGAGTAGAGAGGGTGTATCTCTCTACTCTTCTTCTTTTGTTAGATATGATTAACCTATAACGATGTAACTTTTTACTCTGTAATTAAATATTGCTACAACTATATTATTTGAGTGAGCGTAACGTACGTGAAGCGAACGGGAATATCATAAGAGTATCTATCCAGAGATGGGTAGGGGAGATCCACCAGCGTAAGCCTGTCAGATCTATCCTCTAATCAATCGAAGATATAGATATCTTGAATTGGTTAGAGATAGATCCAGTGTATGATCAGATCTCCCCTACCCTCCATCCTTAGCATCATAAATGTAGGGCTACGCCCCAACCCCTACCCGGGGGTTCTTAGGGGGTTAGATAACCATATTATTTAGAGTATAGAGAAGAGAGTAGAGATCATACTCTACTCTCTTTCTTTTTGCTTCTTTTTCTTTCTCCGAGAGACACACTCTTAGTCTCACGCTATGACCTATATAAGGAGAACGTTATGGATATGGACTACGATTTGATGATATCTGAGTTGTACCAGGCTCAGCATGAGTGTTATATGCTTGCGATGGCTTTGAATAATGTTGTGGAGTTAGTACCTGTATATGAACATCCTCTACAACCATCTGGAGCTGGAGAAGCACTGCTTATCCAACAAGTGACGGATGCGCTTGTAAATGCAAACATCACACCTTCATACGAAGGGCTGTTGGAGAGTGCTTGGGATCTTGTTGTGAAGTTCATCCGTAAGCTGGGTGAATATTTTAAGAAGATCTGTGATTGGATCTCTGAACATATCAAGAAGTGGTTCTCTAAGAAGAGAACCGATAAGTTGGATGAAAACAGAGCGTTCATCATGGAGCATCGTGAGATTTATGACAAATACATGAATAACTTCACGATAAGCCAGGAAGCTGTGAATCCAATATCTATCCCACCCGTGTTTACTCAGGCGATGAAAATTGATGATAGTGATGATGTGTATAACACTAAGGGTGAAATTAACCCTAAGAGTCACGTTATATTTTCAGCACTGCAAAGCAGATTATCGTGCATTCGAGACATCAGGCGAAGATCGAACGTGATGTAAGTCGTAGTTTAGATCAAGCAAACGCGTTTACCTCTGTAGAGGTCGATAACATCATGAATGGTGTTTATTCTTGTGATGTAACTAAAAAGACTGATGAGTTACAAACGATTGTCGATAGACTAGGAGACGATTTAACCACGTTACACAATGCGATAACAGAGTTGAATGAGAATCGGTTGGAGCGTGGTCCGATTGATAGTGGTTGGGATACAGCTCGTTCTGTAGATCGGGTTGTTAACGATTATCATGATCTCGAAGCTCGAATAACATCTGTGACTCGTACTCTGTCAACTGCTGCCAAACGATTGAGTGGTAAGTCGCTCGTGAATATACGTGTACTCGAACACATTCAGAGTTTACAAACGCAAACGGAACAAACTGATTTTAAGACGTATTTGCGTAATTTTGCAGCTGCATGTCAAGCGATGTTAGAGACTGTTAGAAGCATACACACATGTCTCACGAGAATCTCAACTGATATGGAGAAGGTGTTTGGGAGTGTAGAACAAGCAGCTTCTCGCTTACGAGCTATTATCAATCAATTACGAGCAACTGGTAACGACCGTGAAGGTAAACGCGGTACATTCGATATCAACCACTAACGATCCTATGTAGTGTGTTGTGTTAACATCTATGGGTGGTAACCCCCCCCCCATAGATGTAATGATATCTTAAAAGGGGATATGTGTGTTTATACAGGAGCATACAAATACAACTCGGTATTGAATCACTCACTCAAACCAAGGTATATCCTAAGTGGGATGATACAGAGCTTTCTTATGAGCATCTCACCACTTCGATGGAATGTGCAGCGATGTTGGATGAACTGCAACGGGATATCACGGCTGTTGATAACCTGATCCAGATCGGACAATATCTGAAACAGTACGGCGCCACGGAAGCGTTCCGTACCCTGATCGACGACAACGGTCAGATCAGAGCCCTGATCGGAGATGATTACTCTCTGGAGCGTCTCGACGATGCGATCACTGGATTCTTTGCAAGCATCGCAGAGAAATTCGAATGGCTTGGAACACGGATCGGTCACAAGATCTCCACGTGGTTCCCGACGATCAACCGTTACGAGAAACTCTTCAATGAAGGTAAATCGGCGATCCAAGGCAAACAGATCGATTACGAAGCGGTCCTCGATGAGTCTGTTCGTGGGATCAACGCCTCCAAACTGGATGGCGTCTATAAGCTTCGTAAAGACGGTCTGGATGCTTTGAAAGAAGCGATCAACATGGTGAACGGTGGTGTTGACAAAGTTCTTGCATCGCTTGACTCCTCCAACACGAAGCGTATCTTCTCGTTCGTTGCCTACAAGAAAGACAGTCTTCTTCAGAAAATGTTCGGTAAGGCGAAGCTGAGTGCACTCGGCTACACGGCTCAATCTTTGGACAAGGTCGTGAAATTCGGCGATCAGATGTTCGATCTTTATGCCGATTATGAGAAACTCGGACCGATCTTCGCATCCGGTGCCAAGAAAGCATCTTCGGACATCCGTCGTATGCTGAATGCGAATGACAAGACGAACGCAAGGGAACGTCATAAGAACTTCGCCCAATTCCGGGCGTTTATCGTACATCTCTGGAGCTACTACTCGGTTGCTCTTGATCAGATGGAAGACGAAGCTGCATTCGCTGCTTATACGATCCAGAAGATGAAGAAACACATCAAGTGATGCGCTACCTGCTTACTGTTTGAATCGATCTAACATCGTTGGTGCTGTTTTAGCACCAACGATGTTATGATTGTGTGTTGTATGGACTATCGGAGGGGTTTACCCCCCCCTCCCGATAGTGATCGTGTTCTGGGGGTTAAGGGAGACCTAATATGCGTCTTGCATTGGAAGAGTTGGGTGTTGTTCAACCCCAACGTACGATCGTTGATGCACTTGTCGATCAGATCCAGCTGATCGAAGCGGAAGATGCACTTCGAGATAGTTTGGAAGAGGTGGATGTACTTCTTCACACTTATCACAGTCTGGAATCGATCCATCAAGCGATCAAACAGTGTGGAGTTACTCAGAGTATCGTTCAGTTGTACGGTGAGAACTTCTCCTCTATGGAAAGCGATCAGACTGGTGATGCTGAGAAGGAAGTGGAAGAGAAGAAACAAGGTGTTCTTGGGAGAGCTTGGGAAGCGATCAAGAACTTGTTCAAGAGGTTCATCGAGTGGCTCGGAGGGTTGTTCACATCGGTGAACAGCATCAAATCCAAACTGAATGAAGCTAAGAAGAAGACGGACAACTGCAATTATCCTTTTCCGGTGATCATTCTTTCACTTCGCACCATCAACGAAGTCGTCAAATACATGAAAGGTCTCGCTGGTGGGATCCTCATGGGCGTTACGAAAGAATCCACTGATCGGAACTTTACATCGATCCGGAAAGATCTTGAATCTGACTTGAGCCAGAGCAATGAACGTAATTGTCCATCTGCTCAAGTAGCAGCTAATGCTTGTGAGAATCACGAGTATTTCTTCGACGTCTTGGGTGACTTGAAGAAAGGATTTGAAGATATGCTGGGTAAAGTATCCAGACATCAGACGATGACTAAAGACCTTGGTGTTGATCCTGGAGAGGCGATGTCTCAGTATAGAGATTGTATTGCACTCTGCAAGGACATTATCAAAGTCAATGTGACTTCTTCCAAGAACTTGATCGCTGCGATCAACAAAGCACAGAAGTAACATCACTTCACATTGTATCTGTAATACAACCGTCTACTGGTGTTGGATATCCAACACCAGTAGACGCTCTGTCTAGTTTCAAGTATATATAACTCTATAGCAAGAAGTCACAGTATACAAGAACACAACACCCTAGGAGTTATGATGGAAACAGATTTCAGAAGTGAAATATCAGCAAGTGATGCTTCTGTGATGAACATGGAGCAGTATGGGAAGTACACCATCCTGGAAGCATTACCGAACTATATCGATGGATTGAGATTGGTCCATCGACGTATTTTGGTTACGATCGGAGACAGTACTGACCGTATCAAAGGAGCAGCTGTTGTTGGTGATTGCATGCATCAATATCATCCACATGGTGATAGCGGTATCTATGATGCAGTGATTCGATTAGCACAGCCGTTCAACCAATGCCAACCTCTGGTTTACAGTGAAGGTAATATCGGTGCGTATGGTGGTGGTGATCCAGCAGCACCTCGTTATCTTGACGTAACCAGCGCTGAGTTCGCCAGAGATGTCTACTTCAACTACACCAATCAGAAAACATTGGTGTATGTTCCGAGAGAGACCGGCAAAGGAGTGGAGCCAGCGTATCTGATCCCGGTGATTCCGATGGCTCTATTGACAGGATCTCAAGGGATCGCGATCGGATTCCGTTCAGTACTTCCTCATCTGAACCTGAACTCAGTCTGTGATCTTGTGATGAAGTATATCAACTTACGTCATCACAACTCGATCAGTGCTGCAACAGCGTACAAAGAGTACGCTAAGTATCTGATCCCGGACTATCCGGTTGCAGGTCTGATCTTGAATGAGCAGGAACTGTTACAGGATTACAGCGAAGGGAAGTTCGATACATCGTTGGTATCGTGTGGTGTGATGGAGTTGCATCCCAATAAGATCAACATCCGTACGATTCCATTCGGTCAGGACTTCTCCAAATGTGTGAAACAACCACTTGGTCAGTTGACTAAGAAAGCATCATTCGTTACATCGAACTTCACGGAAGTTCTTGATCTCACCACAGGTAAGATGATGGGTGATGTGGAACTTCCTCTGAAGAGAGGAGGGGACCCCTTCGAAGTATTGGATACCTTGAAGAAGACTGTACGGTTCACGATGTCCAGAGCTCCGATCTGGAACTTCTGTAATCATGAAGGCAAGCTTCTCTGCATGGACCCGATCACACTGTTGGATGCTTGGTATCAGATGCGTACTGCATCGATCGTGTCCGACCTGAAACAGACCAATGTGGATCTCTTCAACGAATATCGTGAGTTGACTGCACTGGTCGTGATCGCTGACAATACGAATAAGGTTCTTCGTATCTTCAAAGAAGCGGAGAACAAAGAAGCAACGATCCAACCGTTGTGTCAGGCGTTCGGGTTGTCTCAGTATCAAGCGAAGTTCTTGTCTCGACTTCAGATGCATCAGATCACCCATCAGGGCAAAGCCGAATTGGTTGCGAAGGTTGAAGATGTGAAGAAACGCATCAATGATCTTCAGCATCAGTTCGGAAGGGTGGATGAGATCGTCAGTGAACAAGTTCTCAAGATCAAAGAGAAATACGGTAAGAAGTGTACTCGTAAGACCGAGTTCAATCGGTTCACTTGTGCACTGAAGGTGAAAGGCTCTGGTGTGATCCAAGCGAAGGATCTTACCGAGTTGTCTTCTCTGGTGAGTCGTTGGGAGTCACGTGACATCGAGATCGTGATCTACCCCTCTACGAAACACAAGAAGATCCCGTACTTGAGTGGAACACCGTATCCGAATATCCCTCAGCAGTTCCTGTCGAAAGACTATGACTTGCAGAAGGAGTTCCAATGTGATGTGTTCCGTGTTACTCCGTATTTCGCTCATCACACAATCATCTTGAATCATGCGGAACACACGATCTACAGAGTCAATGAAACTCAGTATATCGACGATAGCAACTACAGTTGTTATCCTGTTGGTGATGATTTCACTGTGATTGAGAAAAGTGGACGTGTACGGACTGCTCGATACACCGAGTTTTCCAAACGATCGAACCTGATGGCTACCGGTGTGAAGACCGATGTGGTGTATGTCGGTGATAAACTGGATCAGGGAGAAGGGTTGGTTCTGGTCACGATGAACACCAACGATCTCAATACTGTGACGTTGGAACTTGTGACGGATGGTTCCAAGTACAATCGACTTCTGATGGGAACGACACACTTCGTTGGGTTGTTTAAGTTGGATGAGTCGATTGGATTCACAGTACCGTCTGATATCCTGATGCGATGTGTGGTTAAGCACATCTATCTGAAGAGTCTCAGATTCTTGATGACCAAGAAACGTGTTCAGATCCTTCTGAATAAGAAACAGACTTCAACGGGTCTTACGATGGAGTCTTGTTTCAAGAACTCGAAGATCTGGACGATCAAGGAGAAATGATCATGGGTGATGAATTGAATAAGTTGATCGATGATACTGCATCTGGAAAAGAACCGCTCCCTCCAGGTGTCACGAGGATGCATCCTGCATGGAAGTTTCCGAATGAGTGTATCGATCACGAGTATGTGAGGAAGATCGTTCGAGATGAGTTAACGAAGATCTTGACCGACATCGAACGCCGTCCTGAAGTAGAACGTTTGTACGATAGTCTACAGGACAAGATGGATGGTAAATCGTCTGGTTCTCGACGACGTCCAGAAAACGAAGCAGTCAATGCACTGGTTCGTGATATTCTCGAATCGATCAAGAAGGAGAAGTGATGCATACGAACTATCATGTTACGTGTTCTCAGTGTGGTAAAAAACTCGAACTCAACGATCCTAAGTACTCTTGTGATGGTTGTGGAAGAGTGTATTGCTCACACTGTAAAGAACACTACCTTGCGATTACGCAAGGGAACCAACATTATACTCGATTGCTCTGTCCGTGGTGTTTGGACAACGGACAGCATCGAGTTATCAACAGAACCATCAATAATTAACCAAGGAGGCTATTGTGGCTGTAAAGCGTGCGGTAAACCGCAATCTCACTCCCAAGGAACGTCTGCATCGACTCCTTGGGCAGATGTTGGATCAGGAAGTATCCGACATCACCAAACGGAAATGGGCTCTTGAATTCGAACAGATCGTCGAAGGTCGGAAGATCAACTCAGCTTGGCTGACGGAGTTCGGTCTGAAAGCCGATACTGGCGTTGACAACGGAATGGGATACATCGATATCTTCGTCCCTCCCACGGCGATCCCGCCCTGGTACAAGAAGCTGATCGAAGATAAGAAAGTGGATGGCCGACCGAAGGTTCGATTCTACTTGACCATGATGGAGACCAAAGGATCTTCCAACGCAGGAGTTGGTCCTGTGAATCCTCAGGACCCTATCAAGGCTTGATCGTAACAGAACGGTACTTGGACGATCATCCGAACGTGATCTTCGTATATGGAGATAATCTGCTCCATCAGGGAAGAGGTGGTGCAGCTGCATTACGGTGGCATCCTCAGACGTATGGGTTCGTAACGAAGCGACGACCCAGTCTATCTGAGCGTTCGTATTACCGTCCAGACGAGTATCGTCCTGTATTCGATCAAGAGTTAGCTAGACTTCGGGATGAGATCCAGTCACATCCTGACAGGATCTATCTGATCTCGAAGTTAGGAAGTGGACTAGCGAACCGTTATCATATCTACGATGAGATCATCAGTCCTGTGCTACGGAAGTTATCGCAGGACTATCCTAACGTACACCTGGTATATTGAACTATAGAGAGGGTGGTGGTACCCCTCTCTATAGTTCTTCTTTTGTTACGGAAGTGATCCTATACGACCTAAATATTAGGAGGATTATACTCATGGCAGCACCTATGTCTGATCGATGGAGAGTGTTCATCGGTTACCTGGCTGAATCAACTGGTTACAGGAATCAGAGAACCTTCCACATATACGTACCCGAATATCTCCCAATGTTGACTGGCGATATCACTCCTGAAACATCAACTCATACGGTTGAAGTAACCAATGTAATGACAAACCAGAAAGAGTCCGTCAACGTACAGACCGCTACGACGATCACTGCAGAGTATCTCGGTGTACTCACATCCCGTACTGTACCGACGATGTACAAGAACCAACAGGTTCTCGTGTTGAACTTCGCAACGGATGATCGGTTCTTCTGGTTACCGTTGGAACGAGATGATTACATGCGGACCTTCGAACAGATCCGGTTCTCAGCTCTGGATCAAGCGATTACCAACAAGAGTCGAGCTGTCGGAGATGATGTAGAAGGTAAACAAGCTGGTATCACGGATGACAACAGTTATTTCTTAGAGATCGATACGAAGTATCATAAACACATCTTGTTATCTACTTCTGCTTCTGATGGTGAAGACTGGAGGTATTTCTTCAAGATCGATACGAACTCACGCAGTGTTGAGATCTGGGACCAACCTGTCAAAGACAAATCGATCCCTTCGAACTCGATCAAGCTGGAGTCTCAGCCGATGCCTGGTTGCAGAGGAAGGATCAAGCTGGAAAATGCAGCTGGCACATCGATCACTCTGGAAGATAAGAACATGGCGATCCATGTTCCCAAGAACTTAGAGTTCTTCGTAGGTGGGAACCTGGTGACCAACGTCAATGGTAACACGGTTGCGTCGTTCAAGGGACCTGTGGGAGCTACGATGATGGATGAGTTCCACCACAAAGGATTTGGGAACGCTACGTTCAATTATGTAGGAGATGTTGGTACTGCTGTAGCGGGTGGATTTGCCCTCTCTGTGCTGAAGAACATCATCACGAATACTCCGATGGCGATGATCAACAAGCAAGGTCTGCGTACTGTGACCACATTACAAACGGACATCGTCAATGCTACTACAGTACTCCGTAATCAAACGACACGTACAGTGACCACGATAGGAAGCGATACATTGGTTACTGGGTCATCCCTTATTACAGCGTCCACTGGTAATTGGAACATCGGTGAGATCGATGATGTTTATATGCTCGAGATCCCATCGATCGGAAGGGTCCCCTGCAAGATCTCTTCGATCGGGTAGAAAGATATCACATGCAATCTTCCTATACAACAGGAGATACTATATGTTCTTTTCAAAAGCATCCCATCTGACTCCACAGTTGGATGATCAGATCTACAATGATTTCTTATACTTCTATGATCTGGAGTGTCAACTTCATAGAAGGAATCAAGATCGTTCTTCAGAGGTGAATGATAACGTCTGTGAGAACATCGCTCTATTGGATCCATCATCGTTGAACGCTAAAGCTGGTGTGAGACGTGTGGATTATCTATTCGGATCGAAGAGTCCTGTTTACAAGACAGGACATCGGATCGCTGTATTCACAGCGTCTTGTATCGTGAAATACGGACCATCGGTTATGGCTGAGTACAAAGAACGTTGCTTACGTTCCTTGGAAGAGTTCCATGTATCGAGGGATGTGATCCGAGATCTCGATCGCAAGTATAATACATTCTGGACGTATCCTCTGTTCATCAGAGCGTACCAGAACTTCCTCTACAAGTCAGTTACCAAATGAAACAATATAGTGAAGGTAGGGTGTTGTTATCCCTACCTTCACTATCAGTCAAACCATGTTTTCTTGATTGGCTTTTACAGTGTTGTATGTGTTCCTCAGATACTGGATCACACGCATGTCAGGGATCAAGATCGACGACATCCCTCGGAAATCCACGTTACTGTTCATCTGGTTGATCAGCAACACGATCCAAGCAGTAGATCGGTACATCTTGAGCTGATCCTCCAAGAAGTCTTCCAATCGATACTTCATCGTGTTGTGTCGGTAGACATCCAAAGTGACTTCTTGTGCGGTGTTCCTGAGATACTGAAAATGATCTCTTACGAACTGTACCCAGTTCTGATCTTCACTGCAGTACTGATCCACTTGCTCTTCGAAGAGCTCACGTAATGTAGATGGCATATGGCTTCATCTCCCTTTTGAGTATATATTACTATCTAAGTAAGTAGAGTCATAACATTGGAAACTATCACACCCAAAAACACTAGGAGGAATCGAATGTGAATAAACAACAATTCGTATCGGATCTAAATGTAAGACCGGAATTGACAGGATCGCCTGCGCTCCTGTCGCCTTTCTTACAGTTCATCAGTTCGCAACGTGGCCTAAACAACATTGGGCGCTATTACAGTAATGTAGTGGTGAAATCAACCTTCTAACGGTCTGGGATCCACTAAAGCCTAATCAGCTACAACGTAACTCGCAAGAGTAGGCGTGAACGCGGTCGAAAGACAGAAAGAATGATTAGGATGTCCTATGCTGAAATAAAAGCTGTGTGTTACAACACAGTGCTAAGGGATATCGCTTCGTATGAAGCGAACAATGGGAAATCAGCTTCTAAGCTTCTCTATGAGAAGAAAGATCAACGACTAAATGTACACCCAAGTGGGTGGAAATGGAGGTTCTCCTTACTCAGTAAGGAGTGAGATATAGTCTGTTCTTATAGCAAATCTATAAGCGGAGCAGGTAATGCTGCGGGCCGAGAAGTAACGCACTCGGTTGAACATAAAGAATGCTCTCCTCAAATGCCCCGCAGATGATGGTGGTGGATGGGTGTCAGACTGCAAGGATCCAGTCCGGCTATGAGACTAAGATCGGCAAGTATGAATTTGACAAAAGTACTCGAGATCAAGACGTACAGATCGTCGCCGTGATCCCGAAGTTCCGAGTCAACGCAGGTCTTCAGAAGATCAAGAACAACCCAAGCCTTACCGTGATCTACATCGGAGCAGAAGATGGTAAAGTTGGGTATTTCGAAGTCGACAGTTATACCGAACTGTATAGCGGATTCGGATACATCAACAAACAGATGAACTTTGACCAGCTGCAAGAAGGACGTCTGGTCAGTCAAACAACGAAGTTCGTTACATCTCCGAATCACGAAGATGGGTTGTACAAGATGGGGGTGAATGCCAATGTTGCGTATCTTCCTCTGTGGGCTACTACAGAAGACGCGTTCGTGATCAGCAGGAGCCTTCAGAAACAGCTCTCACACACAGTGATCGACAGTGTGACGATCGATGTCAAGATCGACGACATCCCTCTGAACCTGTACGGTGGGGAGAACGAGTATAAGACGTTCCCTGAAATCGGTGAACAGATCCGTGAAGATGGGATCCTGATCGGATTCCGGAAACAGAACAAGAGTTCGTTTCTAACGGATATGACCGATGAGAAGCTCCGTCGTGCAGAGGAGTTCCACGATGATCTCTATCGCGCAGAAGCCGGTGCAACTGTGATCGATGTTGAGATTTTCACGAACCACAAGAAGTATCCGGAGCTGAGTTCTGATACAGCATACGCCCAGCTGATGCAGTATCAGGATCAGTATCACACCTATTGGACGGCGATCGTTGATGTGTATGAGCAGATGAAACGAGAAGGACGTGAGGTTACTCCTGCGTTCAACACTCTGGTAACCAGCTGTAAAGGTTGGAGTTACTGGAGAGGTGGGAAGTCCATGTTCCTGATGAATAAGAAGGAACCGGTTGATTTCATCCGAGTTAAGATCACCTACGCTTATCAGCGAGAAGTTGACCGTGGTTACAAGCTGGTCGGTAACGCTGGTAACAAAGGTGTGATCTCGGACATCTGGGAAGATGAAGATATGCCGACGATGGAAGATGGAACCAGAGCCAGCATCTTGATCACAGGTGCATCTCCGTTCAATCGTCTAAATGGTGGTCAGTATTACGAACAGTATATCAACTATGTCTCTGATGTGGTTGTGCGGAATCTGTGGACTCAGCAATGGAGTTCGATCGAAGCTCAGTACGAGTATATCCTCGATTATCTCCAAGAAGTAAGACCTGTGTTCGCGCAGTATGTTCGTGAGAAGACCAAGAACTATGAAGATGAATTCGTGGACAGTTGCAAGAAACACGGGATCTTTATGGTGATCCCTCCGTTCTGTGACAGCATCAGTCCTGAGATGATCGATCGATTGGCGAAGAAGTATGGGATCCGGAGAACTCCGGTTACTTACAACGCCAAGGATGGGAAAGGTGGTAAGAAACAGGTGAAGACCTGTACGGATGCTCTCTGTGGAGAACTCTATATCCACCTGCTCGGTAAGATCCCGATCGACCAGTTGAACTGCATCGAGTTCGGATATCAGAGTCAGTTCCTATCTCCGATCAAACCCAACAGCAAAAGTCTGAAAGCACAGAGTATGTTCGGTCAAACACCGATCCGATATGGTGAGGATGAGACCGCTATCCTTACGATGTGTTGTGGTGCGAAGATGGCTGTGCGATTACTGTGTACATACAGCAACTCTCCTGCAGCGATCGATCGACTTCAGTATCTGTTGCTGACGGCTGATAAACCCAGCGGGATCTACGATCTCGGGATGTCTACAGAAGAGATGATCGATGGTGCCAGTAACATCGGGATCTTCAAACACCAGCTGGCAGCCGTCGGGTTCGAGGTCGAAGAAGTCGAGGAGGAAGTATAATGCTTGTATTAACACCAGATCAGTATACCCAAGCTGGTTATGCCGATCAACTTCGTCAGACACATCAAGATCGTGGGATGTGTAAATTGGTTCTTGGAGACAACAAGAGTGTTCAGATGCCTACACGTATGGCGATCCTGAATATCCTGTACTGGGAACCGTTGATGTACTTCGGGATCTTACCAACGATCAAGGAGACGTTCAATATCAAGAGTATCTCCAGCGATAGTAGTAGTAAGATTTACAGCATCATCTATGATCGATTCTTGGATGAGCGTCCAGACGTAGACCACATGATCATGGTCCACAAGATCTTCCGGAATGTATCGAGGATCTACAACTTCATCACAACGGAGTTGGGTGAGTATATGCCATCTATCGATGGTCTGAGCTTGACGCAACTGTTGGAGTATCCTCCGATCAAGGAACTGGCTGATAAGGTCTACGATCCGAAGTGGGGTACTCAGGTTGCGGAAGCTCAGCTGAGACAGGATGGGAAAGAACTTCTGAAGATCTTGAAAGATCCGAAGACTCCGAACAACGTGCTGTATCACTACATCCAAGCAGGTGTTCTGAAGACCAACCAGATCCCACAGATGCTACTGGCATACGGACCTCGGTCAGACATCGATGATACGATGCGGAAGTTCGTGATCTCATCCTCATCCTTCAGTGGGTTGAAATCACCTGTGGAGTTCGCAACCGAATCCCTCTCAGCGAAGAAGTCCATCTTCTTCTCACGAGATGTAATCAAGAAGTCTCAGTATTTCGGAAGAAAGATGAGACTTGGTTGTTCCACGGTACAGACGGTTCATCCTGGAAGTTGTGGATCCGATCACAACGTGATCCCGATGACGATCAAACCAGAGTATGCCAAGAACTTCATCAACAAGATCATCATCGATGATGGACGAAGGGTTGCTCTCAGCAACATGAACGTCATCGATCGATACGTTGGTCAGACGGTGAACATGGTCTCTCAGTTCGGGTGCAACCATCTGGACGGGATGTGTGAACACTGTGCTGGATATGGGAAAGATCGGTTGATCAAGTATCTTCCACATGGGATCCATATCGGACTGCTGTGCTCTACGAAGGTATCATCCACTGTGTCACAGAAGGTGCTGTCGGCGAAACATCTGATCAACACCAACTCGCTTATCTACAACTTGACGGAAAGTGCTGCAAGGTATTTCGTCAAGAACAACAACTCCATCCTGTTCGATCAGAAGTGGGGGAAACATATCCACAAGTATCAGATCCGGATCCCAAGTGATGCGCTTGGACCGATCGTTGACCTGAACCTGGATACACTTCCCATCGCAGAGTCGTTCAGTAAGGTATCTTACCTGGAACTGTTGAAAGATGGGGAACTGGTGGAGACGATCCAGATGGAGTACGACGCATTCGTACCGTATCTGAGTGAGGCGTTCCTGGACCACATGAGAACCAACTATAACAAGTTGGAGTTCGATGAAGACGGTGTGATCGTTCCGATGGCAGGGTTCGATGCGAAGCAGGACGTGTTCAAATTCATCATCATGAACGATGATATGATCACGTATACCAAGAGCGTAGCGACCTTCCTGACCGCTACGATAGGGAACTATAACAGTGTTCCTCACGCATTGAACGATTTCTGCGAGATCGTCTGGCGGAAATCTTCGATCCCGATCTTCCACCTGGAGACCGTGCTTCACAACTTGGTGATCGACAACCATCAGAACTATCAACTCTGTACGGTAACCGATCCCTATCATGTGACGTTCGGTAAGTTGGAAGATGTGATCAGCAACCGAACTGTGTCGATGGAGCTTGCATTCGAACGACTTAAGGATTATTTCAACGATCCTCAGACTTCGAATATCGCACGTCCTATCGGATTATTCGGTCCGTTCTTCGGTATCTTAGATTGATATAGTAAGAGGTGATCATGTTCGAGATCTTTATCGGATTTGTGATCGGTTATATCGTAGCATGCATGTTTCACGGTAGAACCGTACACATACACCATCACTAATACCCATACATCAGGGGATAACACCCCTGGTGTATAACCACCTATAATACAAGTATGAGTAACAACAACCAAGTTCTGATCGAACGAGGTAGCACTAGGGCGATCATCCATGTCAACCCCAACAATGCATGGGCACCGAACATCCGAGCGATCACTCATCATAAACTCACAGATTACGACTTCGTGAAAACACGGTACGGTAGACGTATGGTGCCCACGAGGAAGTTCATCAGTGCAGATTATGTGAGAGATCGTCTTTATGTTCCGATCAACGCACTACCTCTGATCATCGACCAACTCGAAGAAGTTGGCGTAGAGTTGAACATCGTGGATGAACCTTTGGTCACCCCAAGGAAGATCGATATCCGCATGATCAACTCATTCACTCCTCGACCAGAACAGGTTGGAGTGATCAATTTTCTAACGAACCAAGACATGTATCGCAAAGGGTTGGCGACAGCAACTGGTTCTGGGAAAACTGTCTCATCGATCGCTTCCCTGGTGAAGTTAGGTTATGCTGGATTGATCATCGTCTCTGGTCTACAGGATCAATGGGTACGTTCGATCTACCAGTTCACCAATGCCAAACCGGGGCAAGTGCACATGATCCAAGGGATCGACAGTATCACCAGACTTCTGGAAGGGAAGGTTAAACCTGATATCTTCGTGGGTAGCTTAGAGACGGTTCGTCTTTGGGTGAACAAGAAGAACAACTATCAAGATCTCCCCTCCTGGTCTTCGTTTTTGAAGTACTTCGGTATCGGTACGAAGATCATGGATGAAGTTCATCTGAACTTCCACGCTGATACGATCATCGATCTCAACTCGAATGTGATCAACAACATCTATTTGACAGCGACCTTCTCAGCTGCTTCCAATATCACTCGTCGGATCTTCAAGATGATCTATCCATCTGAGATGCGATATGGGGAACATCTCAGGAAGCGATACATCGATGTTTACACCTATGCATTCATGGGGAATGTGAACGAAAAGAAGTGCGTCAAGGCTAGGGGGTACAACCACGCAAAATACGAGCTGGAGTTGTTAAAAAGACCCACGTATCTGAGGGCTTTTTTCAACGAAGTTGTCTTCCCTGTTGTTAACATCCATTTCATAAATAGAAGAAAAGAAGGTCAGAAGATGCTGATCTATTTCGCACGCTTAGAGATGGTGGATTATGCATACAACTGGTTCAAAGAGAAGTACCCTGAGTTTAAGATCACAACATACACTGGAGGGATAGATGATACCGTGTTGATGAACAACGAGATCATCATCTCTACTCCGAAGAAAGCAGGATGTGGGACAGACATCAAGAACCTCAAGACTGTGATACAAACCGTATCTTGTAAAGCGGATACTGTTGTAGATCAGACAAGAGGACGGTTAAGAGAGCTTCCAGATGGAGAGACTCCTGAATATGTAGAGATCGTGGATTGGGCGATCCAAGCCCAAGTACGTCACTACCATGAAAGGAAAGATCTGCATCAGGAACGAGCACGCAATGTTTACTTCTACCATCTTCCAGGAGGAGGATCTGAAGGATGTTTACGTTAAATGGCACCTGGATCGACTTTTCCCAAACGATCGGGATGCGAGTACCGCATATGTATCTACCGAAAGGTTATTTGATCGAGAAGTATCCTGCGACATTCACGAAGGATGAAACGATCTACCACTTTTCGATAGCGAGAGGGTTCGACCAGACACACGTGGCTTTCACATTCCACGTTCCGAACAAAGGACAACCTTACTGGTTGATCGAGTCGAATCTCAAGAAGAAGATTCCGTCACAAAAGACAGACTCTTTGATCGCTAAGATCCAGTCTAATATGACCAAACAGAGGAAGTCCAGAGAGGGCTTCGGATACTATCTGTGAACCGTAGATCAGGAGGGGTGTTCTCTCCTGATCTACGTATCTTTTTTGCCTGCTATAGCAGGTCATGCTATGCCTAAAATCTACTTCAATCGTCATAGGAGGTTAACTATGATTTATGCCTTTTGCTCCGACGGATCGTTCGCTGGGGTGGGTGGAGGCTCCATGCTCTCTTATCCGGATATCGGTAAGAGTCAACTTGGGGTTCTCAATGATCAGATGATCAACTACTTCCTCAACCCAACGTCGTTGTTCGATCCAAGATCGGTATCGCAGAACAACAAACGTATGTCTCTTACTCCCTTTGGAAGACAGGCGTTTGGCCGCATGACTCTTCAGTTCGACAACACCCGTAAGGGGGATGGTAACGATTACACCCATGTACGGCCTGTGTACATGGATGAAGCGGATGCTCGCGGGATCGATGCGATCAGCCAAAGCGATGTTACAAGAGCTTATCTGTTCAACATCATCGAGTATTGCTTCCTGCAACACACCAGTACTGATACGCTTCCTTCTGCTGAACAGTTGGATGGCGCGATGAAGAGTGAATCTGCTTCGTTCTCTGGGTATGTCCCTGGAAGTATCCAAGTATCTGCAGGAACAACCAACTCCGACATTCGGTTGTCGGATACCAGTCTTGCTGGATACAAAATGTATGGAACAGCTGTTCCGTTCTATCAGTCGATCCAGTTCCAGTTCCGAGTGGGTACCGATGTACTGACATTCAAGATTTGGCTTGGGATGGAAGCGTTCCTGGCTGATTACCCTCTGTCCATTTTGGTGAAGGTTGTTTGGCCATGTGACCCAGCGCGTCTTCTGGATATGGACTTCGCGAATACTGTTGCTGCTATCGTCGAATCTTCTGGGTTTAAAGATGAACAGCTTCAGCAAGCGATCAAATCCGAAGATCACAGTGGGTTGGCGACCTATGTGTCGAGATATGTCAACAGCAGCCTCGCCACGTATTACAGGATGCCGTTCACTGTACTGTACAAGGGGTGTGCCCCGTCCTCTGCTGCGATGCGTGATTACATCCGTGAAGAACTCCTTGCTCTTGGGTTGGCAACAGAAGAAGTGTGGAAAGGTGTCCTTCCTGACTTGTTCGTCGATGGTGGGTTCTACTTGATCCCGTTCTACATCAACCGTGTCTCTCTGACTGACGGATATGTCATCGATAAGAACATCATCGGATACAATCAGATGATCCAGAAGATGGCTCAGCTGTTCCCGAACACGGATATCGATTGGATCCGTAAGAACGGTTCTCTGCTGATGGCTGCTGGATCTGGGTTGTATATCTACGCGTTCCCGTTGCTCGATAACCCTAGTGATCTTCTAAATCTCGGAAGCATCCATCCAACTTACCAGAATATCGATGCCAACGCAGGGATGTATTGGGACCTCATGACTGAGGAAACACAGTCCTTCAATATGGATCTCGCACTCGCTATGAAGGTGGCGCTTGGGTTGCAATCTAACGACAACAACCTCTTCACCGAAGAAACGTTGGAACAGAAGAAGTATCTCGCGTTCATCTCCAACTTCATTGAATTCCACCTTCTGAAACAGGAGAGTTATTGATGGAACAGAGAGGTATCCGTATTACAGGAGCCGGAACCGCTGTTGTCAATCAGAATCTCACCGTTGTTGATCCTTCCACATCTGGGAATGCCCGAGAGTGGAGTGGTATCGCTGATAAGCTCGATCAACGGGTCGTTGTATATTACTTGAGTGGTAGGGGATGGGTGATCGCTTCGTACGATCGTCTCAAAATCTACTACTCGGAATATCAACCGACAACAGAAGTTACCGATCCTTGGAATGTCACCTATGCTGTTGATACGGAGAAAGGTGATATCGGAGAGGATAATGCTCCAACTCTTGCAGCGTTCGATGATCCGAACATCCAGATCACCGTCGGTGAACCCGTTACATCTACCGATCCTGTGACAGGTGATCTGATCACAACGCAGTCCGTGATGTACTACAATGCATTCACGAACTATCGGTTCTCTGAGACCAACCGGACGGTGACCAAGACCAACTACAACACATTGACGACACAACGTTACGATACAGTCAATCTGATCCTTGGGAAGATCTATCGGTTCACCTTCGTAAAAGACTTTGAGAAGTTGGGTTACTCTCGAGATCCAGACAGTCCATATCACGATGTGTACTGTGGGGTATATCGAGTTGATAAGATCCTCTCTTACAAAGATGTGTTGTCATCTGGTATCGACGTGTACAACAATCTGTACGCCCCGATCGGAGTTGCCAAAGACGTCTACAACAAGGACGAACCTTCTTTCCAGAACACGATGTTCTACAAGTTGGTTGATCCGCGGAATGAAGATATCGTGATCTACATACCTTTGTCTTTTGTTGATGGAGTTCCGGATGGATCCATCGCCCGTTATGACAAACTGATCTTAGGTATCAACCTTGGAGTCTTCTCTGATCTGGAGATGGTCACGGATATGATCATGCTTCTCACCGAACTCTTGGAAGTGAGATACGGCATCAAAGCGGATGGGAAGCAGTTCCCAGCGGATAAGGAACTGGTTAAGATCAACCGCTACGATGATATCTATCTTACCACAGAAGAGTACAACAGTATCAACCAAGCCAGACAGGAAGTGATCGACGATACACCTGGTGAGCTGTTGATCGACAAACTCTTCAATACCGAGATGAAACAACTCATCGCAGAGAATGATAGCTTGAAAGTCAAGCTAGCTGCATATGAAAAAGCGATTGAAAATATAAAGGGCTAATCACCATGCCAGACGATATCAAAATGACAGATCTCACTGGTAGTGATCCCGAGTTCAAGCGTGGAGATAGACGCTACATGGTGTTCCAGTCCACACAGACGATCGACTTTGGAGAGCCTGCGTTCGCAAGCACGATCAAAGTTTACAAGATCGTACAAGGAGCACCGATCGAGTTGCATGAAAACACAGACTGGGCTCATCGTTCCAGTCTGCAAGCAACGAATGCGATCTCCGAAGCGAAGCTTGAGGATTCTACCTTCCAAGCGAACCTTGTTCGTGGGATCCTGATGACAGGATCCGTTCTGACCGGACAAGAGTTCCAAATCAGTGTGGAATACCAAGGGTTCTATCGGTACTTGACCGATTACCCGGACACCAGTGTCGGTCCCACACCAACGCCGGGTCTGATGCTTGCGATGCTGAAAGATCTTCAGTATTTGAAGTATGTCAAAGACCCAGTGGTTGATGTAACCAGCGACACTCTGGCGACACTCCAGATCCTGGATGAGGACTATACTGGTCTGAATGAGAACAACCACATCTTCAATGAAGAACACCAGGTCAACGTTCCGAACAACAAGTACGTGATCAGACCAGCGAACGGATCCTTCTACAAACACGATCTTGTTCTCACCTACAGCGGAACCGATCTTGTGGAAGGTAGAGACTATATCGTTCGTGGTGTGAATCACGGGAAAACGAGAGTCTCTTCTCACAAGAGTGGCGTGTATGAGTATATCGTGCTCACAACACCGATCGTTGGTACGATCCAAGTGGACTACCGTGCGTTCGGAGGAGAGATCACAGCCAACGACTTCTACAGTCTGCGTGACGAGCTGATCGATGTGATCCAGTTGTTGGGAAGCGGTCAATTCATCACAACAGAGAACCTTCCGGCTCAGCCGATCATCACAGAGATCGAAAACCGGTTGACGATCGTGGAAGAAGCGGTACGCCACTACAAGCAGGTGTCGTTCATTTACGAGATCACCAACTTCTCGTACAACGCGATCCAGTACAGTGACGATAACTGGGTGGATATCGCAGCAGTATCGCACGGTCCGTGGACCGAGATGAACCCCATCGTCAATGTGGGTACTGGGTATTTCCGGTTGGAAGTCCCAACTTACGATTACAACGCAGACTTCGCATTGACGTACAACATGATCTCTGGTAAGATCTCGTTGTCGAACGTGTCGGTCCATGGAACCACATATGAGGACAATGGGTTGTCTCACTTCGATACTCGGATCGTTCCGAAGTTCCGTATCGTGTATGACAGTACCGATATCAATCACGGGTTCATCCTGCAGGTGTCGATCAATGGCAAAACACCTGGTGATGTTCAGCTTACGTTCTACGATAAGACAGGTAGTGCTACCGTGTGGGATGTGATCGACAGTGGTGGTGTGAAACACCCCAATACGGAAACGGAGACAGTTCTCCCGGATGGTACACAGTGGATCGCATCTCAAGCGAACTCTGCTGTCACCAATACGGTATCGGTGTTGGGCGATCGTTACACTACCTGGGTTGGTACAGTCAATGTGGTGGACATCGAGAATGTGTCTTACAAGAATGGAGATGGAGATGCTGCCATTACAACCGACAACACCTGGGTTGTGGATAGAGGTATGCCCGAAGATCCGTTCATCGATGGAGCGGGTATGGTGGTCAACCACACGATCAACAACAACGACATCGATATCTCTCAGATCAGAGGTATCAAAGTGAAGGTCTTCGACCGGTATAAGAACCAGGTGATCGAGGAGTCTTCCAACCAGGTGATCGAATTGCAGGATCGTGTTGAACCGATCGTGATGTATTATATCCAGGATCTCTGTGCGATCTCGTGTTCTCTGACTCAGCAGAACAGACAGGTCAGTGCGAAGAGTTCCATGAGAACGATCACCGACTTCACATTGACCCTGAAGAGTCAAACTGGAACCAACAGTCTGTTGAACGATCGATTCGTTCTGCAGCAAGTCGACCTGTTGGTCTAAGGAGGCAACTATGCGTATCGCAGTATATGTCAATGAAGACGACGTGGTTGTAAGAGCCGAAGTGTACAATGAGTCACAGAAAGCTCCTATTGAAGATACCAATGGTCTTCGTGTTCGTTCTGTATCCGAAAATGTGATTACGGATCACTCTGGTAACAGGATCGACCTGAAGACTTTCCTTGCGAACCCATCTTCGTTTATATGCGGAGATGATGGACTGGTTAAACAAGTACCGTCCAGAGCGAGCACGACAGTTATCCCGAATCTAGATATGAGTGTTCCATTCTCATTCGCAAGAGCGAATACCGTCAAGTCTCACGGACTGTTATGATAACAACTACACTGGGTAGGAGGTGATCCTACCCAGTGTAGTTCATCGTTTTTCACGTATATATTACTTAATGAGTACCTGCAGAGCTATATCTTTCGTATACAACCTTATCCATGACCCTTGTGATGCAACAACCATCACAAGAACCTACGTTGATCACGTAGTTCAAAGAAGAGATCAGAAAGGACGGTGGTGTCGAATGGCAATGGCTAATTCGAAATGGGGATTGCATCCTGCAGTCGTCCATATGCGGAGCGTCTACTTGCTTCTTGGGAGAGATCTCAAACGCACTGAGCAGTTCTTTGTTCAGGAGTTTGGAATGCCCCAAAGCACTTGGGACAACCTTCCAAAGGCGTTGATTACTAACGTCTAGTCCGGATATGTAACTCTGCAGGTACTCACAACATGTATAATCAATAACTAAAAAGGAAAAGAAAATGCACGCTATTTACAGAACGTTCTATGGAGCACCTACGGGAGATGTCAACAACATCCTTATGCCGGGTATCACGTCTCGTGAACGACTGGAGAAGGTTATTCGGGAACACATCGCTGACAAATACAGCAAGTGTCCGGAGTGTGACAAACCCAAAGTTGATGAGATTATCATCGAATATCGTCCTGATGAGGAAGTGTACCCGTATGTGGTGTCCTATTTAACAAGAGGAGATGCTGAGTCGCATCTCCTTGGCTCGATCAACATCCCATTCTACGATGAGAAGGATGATATCACATCGTCCTTTCCAACACGTGATCTCTTCTACCAGGACATCGCTCTCAAGAAATACGAGAGAGCACTGACCAGTAATTTGACTGGGATCATGTTGTTCTGGTTTCTGAGATCGAACAAACGTGGAGAGTTGTCTTCTGTCAAAACGAAATGTCTCCATGCGGAGTTCGAACATCTGGACGATCAGGACATTTGGGAACTGTATCGGGTGTGTAGAGAATATCAGCTGGATGCGTAAATAGGTGTGTGGGTGTAGGGATGCGCAATCATCCCTACACCCACACAGGTCGTCGTGTTGCATTGTCAGCATGTATCGTGAACTACAAACTTTGAAAGGAGGTGAGAACTATGTCCGAATTCGCACAACGGTATTATACCTTGAACCAGTATTATCTGGATCAAGGTTATGATCCTCTAACTGCTTCGCAGTTGGCAGTTCGACAGATACAGTACGAAGTTCGTACATCTGGTCGTACCTATCGCTGTGAATTCAAGGTAGCGTAATCTATCTTCATTCATAGCTTAACATTAACAACGCAACCCAGGAGGAGCTGGAGACTCCTCCTGTATTTGATGGTATTGATGTTTTCTTTTTTGTTTGAAGAACGTTTGATGCACGAGCATCCTATGCAACTATCAACATCAAGGAGTTTACTATGATCGATCTTCACCTGGATGATATCCTGAACAAAACCACGAATGATCCATCACTCGATGTACGTATACAAATGGCGACGACTATTAAGCCATTCCACATTATCAGATCAATGTGAAAGATAACTCCATCTACACGGTAACATCGGATCGTATTCCAGATGAGTTATTCATCGGAACCGAGTCTCTCTACATCTCGGAAGAGGGTATCATCTCCAATCTTATCGAGTGGTTCCGCAAGAAACAGAAAGAGCGTGCTGAACGTCGAAGAGCTCAGCAGAAACAGAATTGGCAAAATGGAATCAATCAAACATTCGAAGGTTACTATGATTGGCTGAACAGCTTGGATCCTAAACGTCTTGCCGAGAAAGAAACCGATCCCTACAAGTACGAGGATATCCAAGCTCTCGTTTTGGCTACTACGAAAGTGACCCAAGGCTTCGTCGGTATCGATCCGTTGAAGCATACTTCTATGGTGAAATTGCTTGCAACGATCCGTACCATTCTGAACGGTCAGAAGAACTTCTATCTGGACAAGAACGATGATTTGACCTTCGATCCGCGAGTGGCTCGTCCAGTCGTCAAGTTCAAATCTTCC